AATGCGGGAAAGGAAGCGAAATATAAATATAAATCAAAAATCGCAAACGCATGATCCCTAGGCCACTCCCCTTTCTTCGCGCGCAAAAATTTAGGATTTTTTGCCGATATACCCCCCCCTATATACGGCGCGGATGTTCGCCAAAATCCGACCGCGCCCGCCCCCTATTTTGAAAAAATTTTTTTAAAAAATTCTTTCGATGCCATCGAGACTTTTTCACTTTCTCAAAAATTTTTTATCGAAAAGTGTTGACGGGGTAAATTTTCCCATGATAACATTATGGCGTCGATGAGAGAGAGATACCCTCTCGACAGTAGTTCCTTGAAAATCAAAATTTCTAGTTTGGCTCTTCGTGCCGTGCTTGCCCTTACCCCAAAAAGAGAGGACAAATACCCATGAAAAAAATCATCAAAACCATGCAAGAGGTTTTTCTTGCAACGGCTATTAATGCCACTAAAGCCGACAATGACAACCGCAAAGCCTTGCGCGCTTTGGCTAAAGCCTATGGCGTTAGCCTAGACGAAATTATCAAAATTTCGCCCCGCAATTCTCAAGGGCACTACAACAACGGCGAAATTGCCGAGTGCATTGTACGCCTTGCCTATAATCAGGTAGGCGATAAGCAAAGCCGTGGCGAAGCCGATTTAATCCTACACGGCAAACAATACGAAATTAAAGCCGTCAACCGTGACGGCAAACCTAGCCCCACTAAAGGACTAGACCCCAAAACTCCAACCCTAATCATTGCCAATCTTGCAAGCGTTACGCGTGGCGTGTATCTCTTGCCCTATGGCGAAATTGTGTGGAACACTAGCAATCACATGGTAGCAAAACCCACACTTGAAAAAGCGAAACTTGTAAAGGCTTTCTAAAAACTATCAAGTACCACGGCAACACGGCACAAAAAGCCAAACTAGGACAAGACAAGAGAGGTAAAGCAATGTATCAAAAATACCAATTTACTCAATGTGTCGTTGAAATGCGTGTCGGTATCACATGGTATCGTATGCACGCCACGGCTTCGCGTGGAGAAGCGCGCCTTACGGCTCGCATACTCACGAATGAATACCCACTGCACGCGGTGCGTATTCGTGAAGTCGCTTACGGCGCATAACATAGGCGCAAGCCGTTTCAGGTTCGCGCGGTTAACCTGTCCCAAAACCGCGCAAGAGAGGAAAAAATCATGAACTACAAACTTTGCTATCACATTATCTCCATCAACTACAACAACGATACCCGCGTCACCCGTGTTGGTATCGTCAACGAGTCCACGGGCGAATTCTGCGACGGCGAAGCCCGCCGCAATCCGAGCGACCCCTTATTCATTGAAAGGGGCACTAACCTCGCTACTCTCCGCGCTGTTCGTAAAGCGGTCTTGCAAGACCTCGCCGATGACAAAACCACTATCATTAACGAAGCCTCTTGCTTCAACTTCGATTGCTAAGCGGAGCAACTCCCCGAAAGGGGAGTTTTTTATTTGCGCAAGCCGACCGCGGTCGGGTCGCGTGCGGTCGGGTCGAGGCTAGCACTCGGCACGCAAGAGTGCTAACAATAACGCCGCTGCGGTCGGGTCGCTACCATTCCGCGCGGTCACGCAAGCGGTGCTTCGGCTTTTTGCGCCTGCGGTCGGCAAACACCTGCGCACGCATTGTGCGCTGTACCTCGAAGTGCATTTCATTCCTGCGGTCGGCTGGTTTAATGGTTAACTTTATTGCTTTCATAATTATATTATACGCCGCATGGCGGTAAAGTCAACACAAAATTTTGCGGTCGGGTCAAATGCCGCTGCGGTCGGGTTCTTGACATATATGTAAAAAGGAGTAAGATTAAGGTATGAAGAAAGAGAGGAAAAACCAAATGCAATACACTCTTCATTACCACATCGTTTCCATCGTCTATCACCACAATTCCCGTGTCACCGCCGTCACCATCGTCAACGAGTCCACGGGCGAAGTGTTCGTTGGCAAAGCCCGCCGCAACCCCAAAGACGAAATGAATGCCTCGCTCGGCATTAACCTCGCCACTCTTCGCGCCGTCCGTCAAGCCATTCTTCAAGACCTCGCCGATGACAAGAACACCATCATTGATGAGGGTTCTTGCTTCGACTTCGACTGCTAAGCCGAACCGACCGCGCGCCCCTCGAAAGAGGGGCTTTTCCTTTGCGCGCGAAACCCGACCGCGCGGCGGCGGAGCCGACCGCGGTCGACTATCAGACCGCGGTCGGGTCGGTATGACTGCGGTCGGGTCGGACGAGGTTGCGGTCGGGTTCTTGACTTCCATATTAAGAAGCGTATAATTGTTAGTGTAAGGGAAGGGTGACACCAACCACCACGGCAAAGCGCTAGTCGTGGAAGAAGCGAAACCCCTACCATAAGGAATAGAAACCGAATATTCCCCTTCCCTACAAAACCCTTGACACCTACACTAAAAGGCGTATAATAAGGGTAGGAAGAAAGAGAGGTAAAAAACTATGAACGAAACTTCCAAAACCAAAATCAACCCCAACGGCAAAGCCATGTATGACGTCCTTGCCGACCGCAAAGGCGAAGTCCTCGCGTTTGCTGAAATCGCGCACCTCGCGAATGTCGAGCCTAAAACCGGCTTCCTCACCAGCGCAAAGAAAATTGCCCTCGCGAACAAGGCGGAAATCGTCAAAGTCGAAAACGGTGTCAAGGTTGCGCAAAAGACCGTCACCGAATATCCTAGCGGATTAAAGGTCGAAGCCGACCGCGAAGTCGAAATGGCGGGCTACAAGTTGGTCGACAAGGAGTAATCCTTGCCGGCCACGGCCACCCGACCGCAAAGAGCAATCTTATTCATGGGGAGATTGCTCCTTGCGACCGGGTGATTACGCCGCCGCTTGCGGTCGGGTCGGCCACGAACCCGACCGCGGTCTGATGCGACCGCAAGTGGTGCGGTCGGGTCAATGTAGGTTGCGGTCGGGTTGTTGACATTGCGGTGGGGCATGGTATAATTAAGCCATGAAAGAAAGAGGTAAACCCATGAAAGAAATCTTCTACTGTGATATGGACGGCGTGCTTGCGGACTTCAACCGCGAGCCTAATGCGGTGGCGCGCTTCGCCGTTGAAATTGGCTTCTTCGCTATGCTTCAACCTATCGTGAAAAATATTGAGTTTATCCGCAACTTAATCAAGAAAGGGAAAAGCGTTTATATTCTAAGCGCAAGCCCCAACAAACAAGCGGACAAAGACAAACGCAAATGGCTTGCGAAATACTTACCTGAAATGAAAGCCCACCGCATAATCCTTATGCGCAATGGGCAAAAGAAAATCGACTTTGTAAAAACGAAAAAAGGTATCCTCTTCGATGACTACGGCAAAAATTGCCGTGAGTGGGAAATCAACCCCAACTATAAAGCCGTTAAGGTTGTGGGGGCTATCGCCTACTAAGGGCGAAAGCCCTTTTTATTTTAGCGCAAACCCGACCGCGGTCGGCTCAAAATGCGGTCGGGTCGGGGCCAAAGGCCCCGATGTTCGCCGGGCAGCCGTTTACACGCTACGGTCTTTCGCGCGCAATATTTTGCGGTCGGGTCGATTTTGGATGGTTTACCATGCACTTTCGTAATAATGGGGTGCAAGGCGTAAGAAATCTTCGCGGTCACATTCACGGATAAGGGCGATGTGCTTTGTGTTTGTGATGACGAGCGCGGTCAGGTCATGTCCATCAATTTTGGTGTTAGGGTCGAAGCGACTTAGAAGAATTTGAAGGTCACGAACGGTCATAGGTTTTACCTCTCTTTACATTATTATTATACTCTTTTATCGAAGGGCGTCAAGTACCCGACCGCAAATTTTTGAGCCGACCGCGGTCGGGTTCAGACCGCAAACGGTGCGGTCGGGTCGGAGTTGGTGCGGTCGGGTGCTTGACAACTATATAGAGGAGCGTATAATTAGTAGTGTAAGGGAGAGGAACAAACCATGAAAGAAAAGAAAAATTACACCTTCACCACCAAAGACGGGCGCGCCACCGTGACCATGCAAATCAAGGGCAAAGACGGACGCTATCACTCGGCTTCCTGCGAATATCCGTTTCGTATCGAGGGCAAGGGTCGCGCCCTTAGCCGTAAGCAAACCGAAGAGTATTTACTGGCAAAGGTCGTAAACGCCTAACCCGACCGCGCGGCTCGACGAGCCGACCGCGGTCGTATGCGGTCGGGTCGATGTGGCTGCGGTCGGGTCGAAGTGGGCGCGGTCGGGTTCTTGACACGGTTATATAAGGGCGTATAATTGTTAGTGTCAGGGAAGGGGGAAATGCCCCTCTTCCCGGGGTGAAAAAGAAAATAAAAAAAGTTTCCAAAACCCCTTGACAACTCCCTAAAAGAGAGTAAAATAAAGGCATAAGGAAGAAAGAGAGGTAAAAAAAATATGGCTTCCAAAACTATCAACCCCAACGGTCTCGCGATTGTCGAGACCCTCACCGCCCACAAGGGCGAGACCCTCGCGTTCGCCGAGATTGCGAACCTCGCTAAAGTCGAGCCGAAAACTGGCTACCTGACTTCCGCAAAGAAAATTGCGGTTGAGCGCAAAATGCGCATTGAAAAGGTTGAGAATGGTGTTACCGCTAAGGTTAAGACCGTCACGACCTACCCCAACGGCTTGACCGTTGAAGCCGAAAAGGAAATCACCCTTGACGGCTACCGTCTCGTTGACGCGGAATAAGGCAACTACCTCGGGTGGGCGAAAGCCCACCCGACCGCAAACGGCTTTAAAGAGATAACTAAATACTCCCTCAACAAGGAACAAAGTTAGAAGGCGTGCCGAAGGCCAAGGCTCCGCGGGTTCGAGTCCCGCTAGTTATCTCCCTAAAACCGTTTGAGAGCCGACCGCGTGTCGGCTTTTCTATTAATGGTGTGCGGTCGGGTGCGCATCCAACCCGACCGCGGTCTGATGCGACCGCAAGTGGTGCGGTCGGGTTGAGGAGGTTGCGGTCGGGTTGTTGACACCCCCACTAGGGGGTGTATAATAAGTGCATAACCAAAGAGGAGAAACCCTAATGAACATTCTAGTATTCGACACTGAAACCACTTCCCTTGATAAGCCGTTTTGCTATAATCTCGGCTATGTCATCTATGACACCGACAACAAAACGGTTTTACTAGAGCGCGACTTTGTTGTTGAGCAGGTGTGGCATAATCGCCCGCTTTTCGAGAGCGCCTATTATGCCGACAAGCGCCCCTTATATGTGCAAGGTATGCGCGCCCATAAAATCGTCATGGACAAGTACGGCTATATTCAACGCCAAATGACGCGCGACATTCGCGACTATAAAGTCGAGGGCGCGTATGCGTTTAATAGCCCCTTTGATGATAGGGTCTTCGACTTCAACGCGGAATATTACCACTGCAACAACGCGCTCGATAGCGTGCCAGTGTTCGACATTCGCGGATACGCCATTAAGTATTTAATGGACGATGAATATCGCGCGTTTTGCGACAATAACGCGGAAGTGAAAAACGGAACCGACCGCAAGTTTGTCACTGAAAGTGACGGCTATAAAACCACGGCTGAAAGTTTCTTCTGCTTCTTGTACAATGACACTGAGTTCAACGAAGCACACACCGCGCTAGCCGATAGCCGAATTGAGTTAGCGGTCTTGCGTGCCTGCATTGCGAAAGGCGCGACATGGCAGAGCGACTACCCGGCCGCAAAATCGTATCCGAGAGGAACGATTAAGCCCTTCAAAGTCAAGCACAAAGGCGAAATTGTGCTTGAGGGCGAATGTTCCAAAGTTGCCACGCGTAAAATGAAGAACGGTATCTCCATCACCATCGAGTGATGGGGAGCCGACCGCGTGGGGCGCAACCCGACCGCCACTCTTTCGACCCGACCGCGGTCGCATCCAGACCGCAAACGATGCGGTCGGGTCGAAAGAGTGGCGGTCGGGTTGTTGACATAGTAATCGAAAGGCGTATAATTAGTGTATAAACAAAGGGGAAACACCATGACTAAAGACGAATTAATTAGTAAAGTAATCGGGCTTGTGAATGACGCCTGTTACGGTTGGAGAGTGCTCGATGGATTAGCGAGCCGCGAACATATCGAAGCTGAGCAAAAACGGATTCAGCAAGATGGCGACGCCATCATCGAGTATATTCAAACTCACTGTTGACACCACACGCCAAAAGCGTATAATAAAGATAAAGAAAGAGAGGAAAAATTATGAAATATGTTTACATCATCATGGCGGTCACGCTCACTGAACAGGGCGAGGAAATTGTCCCCAGCACTCCTACACGTATTCCCGAGGTGTATACGGCGCGCGAAGAGTGCCGTGAACTGGAAGACCATGAATTCTTGATGGCCGTTCCGGTGCAAGGGAAAAATTATCCGTTAGGATATTGACCCCTGACACCAACGCCGAAAGGCGTATAATCAAAGTGTAAGAAAGAGAGAAAGTTATGAAAGAAGAAAGATTGAACCGCAAAATCGTTAAGCTGCTAAAAAAGGTCGATGTTGACCAAACACTATATCAAACCACGATGTGCTACTTCTTAGTGGCGTTGCGTGATGGGCGAAACAGCGACATAGCAATTCAACAGTTGCAATATTTAATAACCCACTTGTCAGATATAAGGGGTTGAAAAGCCGACCGCGTAACTCGCGGTCGCATTTTTTTATTTCTGCGGTCGGGTCGGGGATTTCTCCCCGACGTTCGGCCGGAGGCCTTTTGCACGCTGTAGTCCATCACGTGCACGAAAAATTTTGCTCGACAAATTTTAAATTTTTTGCTTTGCGGTCGGGTCTATTCGACCGCGGCCGGATGCGGTCGGGTTCGCATTTTGTCAATAGTTTTCGCTTATTTTTTATACAATGTCTAATGAAGTTAATTGCCTACTTTTTGCGAAAAATATGCAATTAAAAAGTCAAGTGTTTTCGGTTCAAAATTATACACTGTAACATAATGTAAAAGTTTGTTAAAAATTTTCAGAAAATTTCAGAAAATATTTTCATGCGGTCGGGTCCGTATTGTAGCGCCCGGCGGGCATTTGTCAAGGGGTAAAACGCAGCAATTTTTATACACTGTAAAAAAAAAAAAAAAAAAAAAAAATACCTCCCCTTTAATTATACTCCCATATTTTTGGCTTGTCAACCATTATTTTATGAAAATTTTTTCAAATTTTCTGAAAAATTTTCACGATCTTTCATGGTATCACCCAAAAAGGGGTTTGTCAAGCGAAAAAACGCAGGAAAACGCAAGAAATTTGATACAATGTATAAGAAAATACATCAAAAATAGTGGAAAATTGCCGATCTAACCGTATTTTTTGCTTGACATTTAACATTTTTTGTGAGTTTGTTAAATTATGAAAACGTTTTCAGAAAAAGATGCGTTGATCTTTCAGAATTTTCATATTGCCAAGAACGGGCAAAGGGCGTATTATATATATGTAGGGGAAAGGAGAAAAGAAATTCGGGAACCTCAAAAAATCCCGAACAAAAACCCTTGACCACTACCGCCGAAAAGCGTATAATAATAATGTAAGGGAAAAGGAGAAAAAAGAGAGGAGAAGAAAAAAGAAAAAATCCCCTTGACACTTACCGCAAACAAGCGTATAATTAAAGTATAAAGAAAGAAGGAGTAAATCAACTATGGAAAACAAAATCAACGCCAATGGCCTCGCCATCCTCAACACCCTCAAAGCCAACAAGGGCACTGTCCTTGCCTTCGCTGAAATCGCCAACCTCGCTGGCATTGAAGCCAAGACCGGCTACCTCACCTCTGCGAAGAAACTCGCTAAGGCTGAGAAGCTCGAAATCGTCAAGCGCGAGAATGCCGTCATCGTCACCGTCAAGACTGTCTCTACCTACGCTTCTGGCCTCGTGGTCGAAAAGACCAAAGAGGTCGAGGTCGATGGCTACGAGCTTGTCGATGCCGAATAATTAACCACGATTAGCGGCGTGCCCTGGGAAACCGGGGCTTTTTTACACTTTGACACAGGATCGCGATCAGATCCGTGCCGCGGCAATGTGCGCGAAACGCACATTCTCCCGTGACGCTAAGGATCGGTCGGCTACGCAGCGATTTTTCTGGTCAGAACGCAGCAAAAGGCCTATAATATTATTATAAGGATAAGGGAGGAAAAGAAAGATGACAACGCAAGACAGATTGCTACAGTACCAACGCGAGATGGAACTTTTACAGCTACAGAAGAAAGAGCTGGAAGAAGCGCTGGAGCGGCTGCAAATCGACATCGACTGGAAACAGGAAGAGATCGACGAATGCGAAGCCGATCTGCTTAATCCCGAATATCCTGAAAATTGAGCGCGAAAGTTCTTGCTAAGAACAAAAACATAGCCTATAATATTAATATAAGGATAAGGAAAGAAAAATTCCTACCTTGGGCGAAACCTAACACTCCTGGACATGAGATCGAACCACCACCCTTAAGCGGCATGCGAGCAAAACTGTCCATATCTGGCGGGATAGAGTAGTGGTTACTCCCGTGTCTCATAAGCACGGCTAGGTTGGTCCGATTCCAACTCCCGCAACCAAGCGAAAAATCAAGAGCAAAAGTTCTTGTAAAATACGAAAACCTTGCGTATAATATATATGTAAGGTTAAGGAAGGAAGTAAAACTTCTAAACCTAAAATCGAGGGTAAGCCTAACATTGCGGCGGCAAATCCTATGTCACCTCGTTAAAAACAGAAGGGAGCAAAACACGCAACACTCCCCTTAGGTCGAGTACGGCGTAAGTGCTAGGAAAAAGAATCCACCGGTTTGGCGATACCGACCAAAAATCGTCCGTGATTATGGTTGGAAGTTAAACCTGACGCACGACACAGCGAAAACTTCCCCTCTCTAAAGAACGACCTTGTTCCTCCTCTCTTTTGAAAGGTCGTTCCTTAGAGGGGTGCGCGTCTCGACGCGTATAACTCTAAGTAAAGGCTCAGGCTAACTGCGAACGACCATGTCGTGCCCTTCAAACGACAAAAGGAAAATCAAGCAACTCCACGGAGTCGAGTATAAACATTCCGGGCTGGCAACCTCCTGCCGGGCGGTTTTCCCCAAAAATCTCAGGACTGCGGCGCCGAATATAAACCGCATTTTAAAACCAGAAAGCCCTGGAAGTAGCGTTTAAACCCGGCTAAGGCACCGCGGTAAGCGGCGAGCTAATCTCGGCCATTGAGGTAGAGGGTACGTGAATAAAAGGTAGGCAACGACCTGGAACAGTGCCGCACGAGCCCGCGAATAGGCTCAATAAAGGGGTAGCATTAGCGGTAGAAGATGCGCTGGACGCTTCGGCTCCAGAGACCTGGGTTCGACTCCCAGCCCGTCAAGCGCTTGATGATGCGCTATACAAAAGAGTCTCCCATAGTTTAAAGGTAATACCCGTAGGCAAAACACTCGCCCATGCGAGCAAATGCCGGTTCGAGTCCGGTTGGGGTGCAATCATTCGCCACCGTCAGGCGAGTTAGTTTGAATGGAGCGGAGCCCTGTGGTTGAGGGTTGATACTATCGCCACCGATGACCGCCGCGTTAGGGACGGAACGGGTTAGCTGCGCACCTGGAAAGCGCGGCATGCGTAAAGGCACCTTCACTGAGGCAGCAGGAGCCAGATTCGGAAGTACCGGATCGCCGCAAGGCTATGTGGGCGCAAATCCCACTGAAAGGTCGCAAAGTCGCTGTGGTAGCAGCGCAACCTCTCCTACCAGAGGGGAATGGTGGAAGTGGCGGTCCACCTTAACTAGAGCCGCCACTGCAACCGCGATTATTCACTTGCCTTTACGCGGCATCGCGGATAAGTAGGCCGAACGAATATAGTCGCTCGTGTCGAAACTAAAAGTGAGCTTTTATAGACCGATTCTTCTTGAAAAACCCGAAGTTAAGGCCTATAATATTAATATAAGGATAAGGAAAGAAAAACTTATTCCGATATGCCCATCATTAACTCGGACACCTCCTCGCGGTGTGGGCGGAAGGCGACTCCTAGAGGGTCGCACAGAAGAGTCTGGGTTGTGCTTCGCTGCATTAACGCGACGGTCCGTACCACGAGAGCTACGGCGTAGGATGAGTAGTAACTACGATAAAACACTACTCCCGCGGGCACTAAGAACAGCGGATGAACTGCCAAAGAGTCCTCTGGGACTCGAGACCTTAGATGGGTTCGGCGGCAGTGACTTCGACTGAGACGTGAAACCAAGCCCCTTTGCCCGGGCTGAAGGCAAATATGGCGCAACGCGAACTGTGAGTGCGTGAACTCACGGTGCCTACATCTAGCTGGCTACAAGATGCGAGGGCAACCGGTCGAAACTAGGGTTGCTTAGCCACGCAAACTGGTGAAAGTATGTTTGCCTCTTCTGGTTGGGAGCAAGGAACAACCAGCGGTACGTCCGCACCCGTATTAGCGGACTGAAGCGTGGTGGCCGTCGAGATTAGCCACTAGGTTACTATTGCCTCGCGAAAGAATAGCGTGCTTGCCTACGACAGTGCGGCGGTGACTAGCCCACAGATAAGCGGTCTAGGGGAGACGTGCGTCAACTCCCACATCAACAACGCACGGTTCGGTCCGCACCGTTACAGCGGCGGGTTTTGATTCCTTCGCCAACCCTAAGTAAGGAATTGCGCGAGACGATGGTCATGGTGACGTGGCTCCGCTCTTTAGACTCGACTTTAGAGCCTGAGCGACCGAACGAATTCCTGTCTGCGTGGCGAGTGACGTACAGTAAGCGCCAAAGGAGTAGGTTAGTGGTTAGCCGCGCCTCCGAGATCAAAGCGAAAAACCACCCATGATGCCAGCGGCATAGCCTCCTCGTGGCGGCATCGCAAGTAGCTGAATGTGGTTAGCGTCTCTTTCCGATCGAGACGGCTAGAGATGTGAAAGTCTGCGTTCAGTGAAACTAATACCCGCAATATCGGTTTTCACGCTCACTTGCCTAAACAAAAAAGCTAGCGGTAGTGGATGGATTCTAAAGCGCATCCGTAGTCCGGGGAGCCTTAAAACCGGGTGTGGCGAACCAACGCCGTAAAGCTGCGATTCTTAAGTTATCAGCGTAGTGGTTGGAGTCTTAAAACAACCCGTTTGGAAATCGACAAGACCGTAGATGATTGAGAACCTTAAGTGGCGCGACTGCCAGACAATCCGGTCCGAATCTACCGTGAGTTGATCCCGCATTTGCCCCGGTTAACGGCAAGGGACTAAGGCCCCGCTTCCGATTGGTTCAGGGTGTGAGTAACCAATTGATGGTCAAAATACCTGTGACCTAAAACGAGTGTGCACTCCACTGAAAAGTGGAGTTTTTATTTTGCGCTATAATAATATATATTATATTATCCCCTTTTATTATACGCCTGGGCGCGGCGTAATACAAGCAAAATCGGCCACGCTAATTTTGCGGTCGGGTAGGATATACCACTTTTAGGGGTTTGGCAACAGAAATCGGCTCTCTACGCAGCAAAATTTTTTGTTAAAATAACTTGAATTATACGCTGTAAAGTGGTATAATAAAGAGGGATAATATAATATATATTATACCAAAGTAATAAAAAAGCCACCCCGAAGGGTGGTTTATTATTTACTGCGGGTTAGCGGCCGCTGGTTGTGGAAGGGCTAAGCCTTATTCACCAAGATAAGTGTAAGAGGTCTTAACCTCGGTCGCAGGACGCTCAACCTCGGTCTTAACGATGTTGGCTTTGCCAAGGATGGCACGAGCGCCAGAGATGTGACCGCTGAGAACCTTGAAACCAAGGATGTCAGAGAGTTCGGCAAGAGTGAAGGAACCCTCGTTCTCAGAGAGGAACTTCGCAACGGCCTTAGAATTGTCGGAAGGGTTGGACTTCTCGGCGGGCTTGTAGGACTCGTCATTAAGGACATAGCCGTAGGCACCAACGGTCTTGGAAACCTCGACCTCCTTTTCACCAGTGACGAGCTTGTCACCAAGGATAGCCTTCACGCCACGGATAAAACCGGTGGCACGGGCAACGCCAGCACCATCAGCCATCTCGGCGAAGGTGAAAGCGGTGTTGGGGTTGGACTTCATGAAGTCCACAATAGCGATAACGCTAGGGTTGATTTCTTTAGTAGCAGACATTAGTATTTACTCCTTTTTGTGTTACATTAGTCTTCGTGCTTTGTTTGGTTCGAGGAAGCCGCTAACTTTTTCTTCCTTTCCCCTTACACATATATATTACGCCTTACGGGCGCTAATATCAAGAACTTTTTCGTTTAGAATTACCTAAACCAAATTTGGAATTGACGACCGGGCGCGGCGCATAGGTCCCGTAGCCCTTAGTTCGAAGCGGCGTTAAGTTCGTCCCACCGTTCCTGATCGGCCTCGCTCATAAAGAGGAAGCGTTCACCATCGTTGCCGTAGCGATTGGCCCAGCTAACGACATAAATATCGTAGTCATCATTCTGGATAAGCACTTGGCAATCGTGCGACTCCATAATGGCCTTCGCCAAAGCAAGCGCCTTATCCAAGCCCTCAACCGCAATATATTGCTTATTACCGTAGGAATGTGCAGTCATATTTTTAATCCTTTCCGCGCGGCACTCAGTTCAGAGGGCACTCATAATTGCGGCTTTCAATAATGAAGAAGTCGCTCCAAGAACCAAAGTCAATACCATGGCAATAGTCACTGAACATGACCTCGTTAAAATTGCGGTTGCAATTCGGCTGCGTATGCGCCACTTTGTAGATAAACGCACGAGCCGCCTTCTCGGTATCGAACTGATGCGGCACGTCGCCGTCCAGCTGACCAAGTTCTTGGTTACTGAGTGTATGCCGCTCCCAAACGATGAACGGCTTATAGAACTTCTCCATAATTTCCTCCCTTATCCTTATATTAATATTATACGATTAGAAATAGGGTTTAGCAATAATTATTCCTCTTGAATGAAATGCTGAATTTCCGTAATTGGACGATGAAAACGAACGAGCCGCTCCATTTCGTCAAGAAACGAACGAAATTCTTTCGTGCCCATCCAACGCGCTTCACCGCACTGTTCGCGAGCGCTAATATCGGAGTTAAAGCCGTAATCGTACGCCTTCCACTCGTCGTTCGCGTTCAAACCAATTTGGTAATTATCGGAAGTGCAACCGAGTTTTATGGTCAACCAATTAACAACCTCATCGCCGAGTTTGAAAAACTCACGATTTTCCGAATTGGAATCGTAACCGTCATTAAACGAATCTTCATCGTAAGTTTCCATCATTCGTTCCATAACGACAATAAATTTGCCGTATTCGAAAATTTGCGCCAAATGCGAATCTTGGGTATCATTCCAAAGTTTAACTTCCAATTTATTTTGACAAAGCGCGTTCGCACCAATCGCAACTTTAACAACGCGATTATCATTTCGAGGGTCAATAAAAACGAGCCGACTCGAACCGTTTCCAATAAGTTTGGCGTTTTTCAAAAGTTTCAAAAGCTTGCGTTCTTGCAAGTTACTGAGTTTTCGAGCCTTCGCGTTTTCCATTTTTCTTTCCTCTCTTTACCTTCAATATTATTTTAAACGGTACTTTGGTTTTAAACAACCATTTTCACTTTTTATACTACATTTAGCCGTTTTTACGAAAAAAGTAGTGTAACGAAGTTCGCCAACCAACCTCCCCAACCGACCTGGCGAAAAAGCGCCTTCCACGCCCAAAACCGTACTAATAATAGTAACCAAGTACGAGCGTTCTTCTACGGCTTGGGTCAAAGTTCACATCGTCTCGTTCCTCAATGCCTGCGGCATTTCGTAACCCCGCAGTAGAGTAACTATTTGTTTGTTGCACATGCGACAAAGCGATTGTTGAAGCCGCTCAATATTGGGTGTCGACACTGAGGGCAACAACGAGTTGGGCGGACCACGCCCACCACTGCCGACGCCCTAAAAGCGTTCAATAGCCGACTAATGCGGCTTGGGCAGGTACTGGTGCCGCGTCAGCGGCTCCGCAACTACGTTACACAGTTACATCGTTTCCATCTCGCAGCGTGCCGCAGCTCGATGGTCACCCCTTATCCCCTCAAGGGGAAGCGTCAAGCTGCCGCTTGCCGCGCAATAATAAAAACCGTTACGAAAAAATATTGTATATAAACAATAAACGAGCCAAAATATATTACACAAACAATAACCAAAGTGTCCTACGGGCTACGCTGCACTAAACAATTCCTCTATATATAATAATCATTCGTTTTTGATGAGAATTGTGCTTACGCTATTAATCCGTTACACTAATCTATGCTAATTCCCTCTAACTTTCTCGACTATCCTTCTACCTACGCTTTGGCCGCCGCTCTCTATCTCGACGCCTATACCAATGCCGATAGTACTACCATCTACCTCCCTAAACGTAGTTATGCCGATGTACGCGATCCAAGGCGTCTCCACCACTTTACCCAGTGGACGCGTCATACGCATACTTTATATCGGGCCGTGCCGCTGCAGATCGAGGTGACGCAATTTGTGGTATTGGATGATGGTTGGACTGAGCGGACTTTCGAGCTTGTGGCAGACCACTTCCCCGTGGCGCGTGACGCCGCGATGCGGGTTATGCTTTACATGTGGTATAACATTTTATTTTGGTCGTCTTATAAGCACGGCAGCGGCTTCGTTACGACCCACGAACGTACGGCCGAGCAGTGCGGCTGCACTGTAGAGTTCGCCAACAAAGTAGTGTTAACGATGTTGGACGCCGAGCTTATACACCGCAAGTGGGTCGGCAACGGCCTAGGACACTTCGGCACCTGCTATCTAGCGGGACGACAGAGTAACATTGATCGCTTGTTGGAATTAGTCGAAAAGCCAATCTAAGCCCGAAAAACCTAAATTGGCAAAACGACATATGAGTCGCCATAATAATGTATAGAAAGGATGTAAACAACATGGCTAATGAACCAAAAGAATTGAGCATCGCCGCGAAGGCCGCTCTTGATGTTCTTTCCGCCTCTGACAAGCCCCTCACCCTTGGTGAGATCTCCGAGAAGGCTGGTATGGACATCAAGTCTGGCAACCTCACCGGTCTTGTTCGCGCTGGTAAGGTTATCTCTGAAGAGCGCGAGTATGTTTGCCCAACCTGCAACCACAAGAAAATTTACCACGTTTTCTCGATTGCTGAATAAGCGCAAACTAAAAGAGACGCCCATGTGGCGTCTTTTTATTAGCTAATTTTGTCCTCACCTGGAACATTTGTTATAATAATCTATGAATGGAAAGATATATTTAATTACTAATGATATTAATAGTCATAAATATGTAGGACAAACTATTAATACTTTGTCTCAACGCTTTTCTGAGCATTGTTACGCCAGTAAAAATCCGTTTTTAGACATTCCCTTATATCGAGCGATGCGAAAATATGGTTGCGAACATTTCCATATTGAGCTAATTGATACAGCCACCGACGCTGAAGAGTTAGACCGTAAAGAACAGTACTGGATAAATTTTTATAATAGTTATAACGATGGTTATAATGCTGATTTAGGTGGTTGCGGTTATCGCCGGTTTCTCACTAGTGAGGAAGAGCTTTCTGATATATGTAATCGCTATTTATCTGGCGACAAACCTACAGACATTGCAGAAGATTACGGTTGCTCAGCTCCGACAGTCCGTCGCCGCCTACAAGAAGAAGGCGTGGTGATAGAAAGACGTCCTCATTATACAAGCGTATGGCAAATCGACCCAGAAACTGGTGAAGTCTTACGACTATTTGAAGCCATTAGTGACGTAAAGGATGTGGGACTAGGAACTGCTCGTGGACGTATTAGTACAGTTTGTAACGGAGAGGCTTTAACGGCTGGTGGCTATTATTGGAGATATTTTGATGAAGCGCCCACTCTTAAAATAGGACAACATATTAAACTGCCTTTTGATTCATCTCAGCGTAAAGTGGTTAAAACAATATATCAATACGACCTACAACATAATTTAATTAATTCGTTCCCTACTTTAGTCGCGGCTGCAAAGAGTTTGAATAATATTTATGCCCGTAAAGACATTTCTGAAGCGTGTCGAGGGCTGAAAAAACGCGTACACCCTCATCATTATAATGGTTTTTTATGGTATTTTGATTAATTTTATTGTCAATAACGGAATTGTAGCTTATAATATATGTGTAAGAGGAGAAAAGTATGGATTTTAAAACGATGCAACCATTTGAGACCTGGGAAGAAATGCTCGAAGAGGGCTTCATCCAGTCTATGACGCGAAAAATGCCGGATGGCTATTGGAGTGAGTCAAGCTACTATCATGTCATCTTTTGGGATGGCACGACCCGCGACTTCTACGATTCCTGCGACATTTTGCGTTTCGCTAATTGTCTGTTACAATTTTTTAAGGACAAAGACTAATTAATGCCGTATAATAATAGTAGAAAAGGAAAGGAAGGATTTTATGGGACGCGCAGTATATACTTACATTAAAGACCCAGAGGGCAATATTGTTTGGTCAAGCACTGAGCTTGAAGGCGTCAAGTGCGAACATGGTGACACTTGCTTTTTCGGTCGCAACGACGAGACCACCATCATTGCCTTGTACGCAGACAACGAAACTGGTGAGATTAACATCACCAACGCCGAGACCTTCAATCACATTCGCGACGAGCTGCAGGCCAAGCAGGACGAGAATGACAAGATTTACAATCGCTTGATGGACCGCATTGATGCGCTCCGCGAGTGCCGCGCCAAGGCGTCGTCTATCGCCATTTTTACCGACTTCGATGATGCATTGAATGACTCCTATGAGAGTCTCGATGATACATATTGGAATCGTGGTGGCGACATGGTTCAGCTTATGAACCGTACACGCGAGCAGGCGAAAGAGTTGGCTACTGCTAAGCAGGGCTTCTTTATCCAGGGCGACTTCGCTGGCTACACCATTTATTGGCGCAATGACGAATAATCATTGTCAACAACCGATTTATATCCTATAATATAAATATAAGGATAAAGAAAGGAAAAATATGGACTTCAAAGAACATCTGGAAGCCTTGGAAACTGCGCCTCTTGAGACGAATGAAACCGCCACTGGTCGCATTACCATTAAACAGGCTCAGCGTAACAAGTTGCGCAAAGAACTTATCCACGAGTTGTATGAGTTCTTGAACGACCAAGAGTTCAATGTGTTCGAGTTGGCTAACGGTGTGGTTATTAACCTTACCAACCAGAACATTGGCGACGTCAACATCGAATTGAAGTTGAGCATTAAAGGCTTGGACTTCAACCTTGATGAAGAGTTGGACAAGTTTGAACTCGATCAGGTTGCTAAAGCGGCTAAGAAAGCCGATAAGTAATCTACAATGGATTCTGTCGTCCATCCTAAAATGACGACCCCGCTGGATGGTATACCCGAGGGCGAAACCTGATGCCAGATTTAGGCGGTTGGCCGAGGAACCTCATCGGCAAGCAGTAATAAAGTTGGAATTTGCGACTCCTCTTTAATACGGCGCACCTAATCTTGCTCTCAAGCAAGAAATAGTTAATACTAAAGTAGATAAAGGAGAAAAGGAAAATGATGCAACAGTCACAACTCTGGAATATTGCATTTTACGGTCATGATGCCGAATTTTCCTTGCGCTCCTAAATCTAGGTATTAGTTCATTAGCTAGAGTTACGGGGCGCCCACTGAATGGACGCCCCTTTTCTTAACTATGGACCTCGTGACAGCAAGTGAAGTCCACGGCCTTTCAAGCCGTTGTGCCGGGAGCGTTACCCGGGAGGTTCACCAATATGAGGAAGTGAAGCCGGAAGTCTAGCTGCGTGTCTGTGAAACACGATTCACGGGAGCGTTACCCGTACTTCCTCCCAGTTAAAATTATCCGTTGACATTAACCATGATGTCGCGTATAATATATATGTAAGGTTAAGGGACACCTTAAAAGAACCCGGCGAAATTGAAGTACCACTTCTGCCTCAAATCGTATAGTGGCCCGACTACAGCTGACAGTCGACTGGGCAAGCTGCGTTGCAAGTCCAACGAGATAGGGTGCGCCATCCCCTAGCGACTTAATTGGGAGTGTATTCCTCTAAAGACGAGGGGCGGTCTGTAAAACCGTTGCTGATAGCTGGCTGTGAGCGTTACACAGAACTCCCACCAATATGGCCCTCCAAGAAGGTTAGCGGACCGGGGTAACTCGGGCAGCGGCAGTAGTCGCTGAAGCGGTGTGATTCCGCCCAGGTCCCAACACTCCTCTGCATCGGTATACAAAGATGAGGAGCTAAGCGAAAGCCGTCGAAACGGGAATCGATCCGATGCGTATCTTGTGTGGACCCCGCAGCGTGTGACGGCTGTCGAGTGGGGGAATATCAGCGGGCCCCTGAAAGGAGCTGAGCGAGATATAAAGCAATACAGTCACATATGGGCCTATAGCTCAGCTGGGAGTAGCGCCTCCATGGCATGGAGGAGGTCGTCGGTTCAAGCCCGTCTAGGTCCACCAGCTTCCCTTTGTAGCTCAGTTAGTAGAGCACCTGCCTGAAGAGCAGGGTGTCCGCGGTGCGAGTCCGTGCGAAGGGACCAATGGGTAAGTGGTGCAATGGTAGACACGTTACGCTAAGGACGTAATGCCATCTGGTATGTGGGTTCGACTCCCTCCTTACCCACCAACTGCAACAATTAACTTGCCTTTACGTGGCGTTGCAGATAAGTAGCGAAAGCGAAACTAAAAGTTATCCATAGGCTTGTAGTTTAACGGATTAGAACACGCCCCTGATAAGGGCGAGACGGCAGTTCAACTCTGCCTTAGCCTACCAATGGAGAATGAATTAGCAGCGGCCTGCTAACCTGTCTTGAAAACAGTGAGTCCTGCAAGGGATGGGGATCGACACCTCCTTTCTCCGCCAATAGGAGTTTAGTTCAACGGCCAGAATGACGGTCTCCAAAACCGTGGATGTAGGTTCGATTCCTTCAACTCCTGCCAATGCCTCGGTAGCTCAGTGGCAGAGCAACCGGCTGTTAACCGGTTTGTCGAGATTTCGATACTCTCCCGAGGCGCCAATTGTGATTATCAAGGTCGCAATAAACTAGTCAATGGTTGCGACGCTTGTTTAATTAGGCGGTGCGGCGCCTGAACCCTCATAAGGGGACCGCAACGGATCCGCTTGTTAAGGAGCCAAGCATAAAAAACTCCAACCAACCACTACATTTCGCTAGCCTCGACGTGGCGTAGTGGCCCTGTACAGTTCGGCTGCAGTCTAATAGCGAAGCAACAATCAAGCGTACATCACGGCACGCAGGGTATGAGTCGACCTAACCCCTAGAGTCCGATTAGCTCACAGGAAGTGATCGTCCTGTTAAAGTTTCAGCATAACATAGCGTCTGGTAAGACTTTGGTTGTTGCAAGGGTTGTTACCTGATATAGCAGTCGCGACGTGGCGCGTCTCAATATCCACGAAATGGAGTCGTAGTTCAATCGGCTAGAATGCCTGCCTGTCACGCAGGAGGTTGTGGGATCGTGCCCCATCGGCTCCGCCAATATGCAGTAATCATTTAACGGCTAGGATACTACATTGCCAATGTAGATGCGAGGGTTCAACTCCCTCTTACTGCACCAGCTCAGACTTGACGCGGTGGGTCATGCTACCACTACAATTGCAAGTAGTGTCAGTGACCTATATCTGTAAGTGCCAGAAATCCGATGGCATCACATCTCCAGCAAATACGCGGCAGGAAGGCACCTGCCGGGAGGAACCACACCCATGTGAAGACACGCACACAATGATTCCGACCGTAAAGCCCAGTCAGCGGAACCGGCGTATGGCAGCTGCGGGGAGAGTGTCACTTCAAAATTATATTAGAGTTATGAGCTATACTCATACGGCTGGTCCCCGTTACAGGACCTTTAGGTAGTGGTTATATAGCCGAAAAATCCTTCGACATGGCGACATGAGGTAGGTGATTCCCGGTCCTCTAACTAGTAACGATAGTTATGGCCATAATCAACTTGTCGTACTGGCGTAATGGTAGCGTCTCTGCCCTCCAAGCAGATGGTCTCGGTTCGAACCCGTGGTACGGCTCCAATGCCTCTGTAGCTCAACTGGCAGAGCAACCGCCTTGTAAGCGGTAGGTTGATGGTCCGATTCCGTCCGGAGGCACCAATTCGGTCCAGTCGTCTAGCGGTCTAGGACGCCTCCCTCTCAAGGAGGAAATCGAGAGTCCGAATCTCTCTTGGATCACCATTTGTCGTGTGCGATAATCCTTGTCTTAAACTAAAAAATATCCTATAATATTATTAGAAAGATAAGGAGAGAAGGAAAATGATTACTGAAAAAGAGTTCCGTCAATTGCTCGACAAAACTACCATTAAGCGTTACAAGAGCATTAATGAATCTTGGACGCTTAGCGCGACTTATCCTCTCAGTCTTGTTGAGCCGGATAAGATGCGCGGCTATTCGTCTTGTGGCGCGCCTAAAGCGAGCTGGGCGAAATCAAAGACCTATGTGACGCGCAAGCTTTATGAAGGGCTTGCCCGTATTTGGGGCTTTTACGGTGATGTTACGCCGTTTATAAAGTAACAACCAAACATAACTATCATTCATCTTCAAGGACTGGTGGCCCGAAGATTCCTAGCGCTTGCGGCCTGAGAAACCAACACGGCGCTTGGTCTCGTCTGGAGTTTCTTCCTTGCAATGACGCAAGAAGGTTCTACCTCCCACGGCATCCAACCAAAAAGTAACCTGGGTTCCAATTTCTCAACGGAGGGCGGAAAGGTTGAAACGGTACCAATTTCTCAACTAAGTAAACCCTCACCAGTTCTTGAAGATGAATGATAGCCACGGGCCGTCTCACGTGGGGCAAGGTATCACATCCTGCCGGATAGACCAGACCGGTTTCGCCGAGTTTGCGTGTAAGATTAACTCGACCGGGATACTCCTGTTAAATGTAAGGGGATTTAGCTGCTTCCTACCCACAGCCGTGAAAGCAGTAAAGTGAACCAATTAAAACCCGGCTTGACCGGGACAGAACGACCCGAAACTAGGGAACGGCAACGAACCCTTACGAGCGGGCTACGACGAGGTAGTGCGTTAAAGGTTAACCTTCATCGCAAGATGATGCTTGACGCGAGGTTTGTGCATTCCACCAATAAATGCATAGTAGGCAACTGACGATACAGAAGTGTTGAACGAATTCCCACCGAGTGAATAAGAGCTTGCAGGCTCTTGCATCGCTGCAACGATGCCGCTTGGCAAGACTGGGAAGTAGGAAACATTCCCGTGTAGACAAATTGGTAGAGTCAACAGGCTTTGAACCTGTGTTGTGTTGGTCCGAGTCCAGCCACGGGAGCCAATGGCCGTCCAGTCAAGGACAAAGCGCGGTTCATACCCGTGTCAGCCAGGAGCGTTACCTGGGTCGGCCACCATTTACTCCATTAGTTCAATGGGAGAACTACTGTTTTACACGCAGAAGACGGGGGTCCGATTCCCTCATGGAGTACCATTACCATCGCATTTCACCAGCCTCGACGTGGCGCGATGGCCCCTTGTTAGCTTAACAAGGTCTAATGGTGAACAGAGGACCAGCACCTCTTTAAATGTTGGTGGCGGAGGGGTTAAAAGAGGTTATCAACCCACACCTCTTGAGACCTCCCGAGAAGGAAAACTCGTAAAAACCCGTTCCCTCACAAGTAACTTGCCTTGTCGTGGCGTGAGGGCTTAACCTGCGATCACTATTTGACCGTGTGCACTAAAAGTTACAAGTCGGACTCGGCTTTACCGAGATAAGTTGTGGCCAAGCCTCTCCGCGCCATGCTTTAGGAACGCTAATACTGCGCGTAGTAGGAGTCGTCGAGTATTGTTCCTATTTCTTGGTCAGACGCACCAAGCCTACAGAATGCGTTTTAGTACCCAGCCATCCTACGGGACCTGGGTCCCGGGAGCCCACCAGTGACTTCTGGAAAATAAGGTATGGAGAAGTACAATCCATACGCAGACACTCTGCTAGTCGTACCTGGGGCATATGCCCATGTTGCGGGGAAACAGACAATAAAACAGGACCCCGCCCCATTTGTAAATCGCGGCCATTGAGGTTTTTGGACCGACAATGAAAGCTCGCAGTTTCCGGACTGAATGAGAAAGCAAACATTTTTATAATTAGCCGCATAAAACCAATTGTTTCAGTTGATTTTATATGGCTACGATTTGTAGGTTCGAGTCCTACCCGACCATTGCGTGTCGGTGGCGAAATGGAAAACGCCGTGCCGGAGAGTTAGCGCTTCTAAGTCGAGGAGTGAAGCGAGCGTAGACAGTTGCAGGATGTACTGGTCTGCGCGTTCATTGCCCCATAGCCAAGTGGTAAGGCAGTGGCCTCTGAAGCCATGAGCAGTTGTTCGAATCAACTTGGGGCAGCCATGTATCAAATTTGTTCTACGCTTCGCCAATTGGCATACTATATTAAGAATGGAGTAGAAAAATGCCAAAAATTAGTAAAGTATATCAAGTAAGCGAGGACGAGTTTATTACAATAATTCAATCTAGTCCAAGTTGCGCCGTAGCGCTCCAAAAACTTGGATATACCAGCAAAACTGGCGGCGGTTATTTAATTATTAAACGCCGAGCAGCTGAACTAGGATTGGATTTAAGTCATTGGGATGATGTGAGTAAACAAGCGCGTCTCGCCAATCTCACCCCAACAGAACAATATTTTGCACCACATACAACCCATAGTGGCGTTGGTATGCGTACCCGCATTTTAAAAGAGGGATTGTTGCCATACAAATGTGCTATTTGTGGTCTTCAAGGAGAGTGGAATGGTAAACCTCTTGTGTTACAAATTGACCACATTAATGGCGATCATTCCGATAACCGTATAGAAAACTTACGGTTTATATGTCCTAACTGTCACACACAAACCGAGACCTTTGCTGGGCGTAACGTTGGGCGTAAAAATAACACGGGCCATTAGGCTAGCGGGAAACTGTCGCCTTTGCACGGCGAATTCGCGAGTTCGATTCTCGCATGGTCCACCAACTTTTCGGGGAACGGAATTGCAAGGAGTGATTACTTCATTCGCAATGAAGAAAGCAGAAGGGTTCGATCCCCTTGTTCTCCACCACAAACTAAAGAAAGGAACGGTATGAACATTCAATTTGTTGACTATAACGGATCGTTTCCAAATTTATGTAGCGGCACTCTTATTTTAAAAATTGACGGCGAGTTGTACTCTTTCGGCGGCTACGGACCTTTTGATGACCCTAAGCATGAATTTCCTAGCTTTTGGACTACTGGAGGTTCTGCTTGGTTTGATAGTGATTGGGAGGAGCATGTTGATTCCGGTCCTTGGGAACTCTACTATCAAGCCAGTTCAATGCCTGACTGGTTCAAAGAACATGACCAAGAGTTTATTGACGTCTTTAACGAGCATGTTCCATATGGCTGTTGCGGCGGCTGCATATAATTAGGGTTGAATTTCAACCCTTTTTTATTGTTTCAAGCCGCAGCACATCGTATAATAATAATGTAAGAAAGAGAAAGGAAAAAACCATGTCTGACTCTGTAATCTTCCTCGATGTTGACGGGGTATTAAACAGTATGAGGACGCCTAGTTGGATGGGGGAAGACTGGGACATTCCGTTAGCTCGGTATCTCACGCAGCTTAGGCGGATTGTTGACGAAACTGGGGCAGATATTATTGTCTCCTCCTCATGGCGTGAGCACCCGGCAGCTATGCGTAAACTTGAAGTTGCCCTCATGGTGTTTGAGTTACGCATCGCCGGACAAACTCCGATTTGCAATTTAGATCGTCCACGTGAAATTCAGCAATGGTTAGCAGACCACCCTTCTGTTAAGCACTATGTCATTCTTGACGATGAATTATGGATGTGGACGGATGAGCAAGTGAACAAGGTGGCCTACACTACTGCCAATGGGTTGACTGCTGACGTCGCACAAATCGCTATTAATATTTTATTGGATGACAATATTTGGGAGGACTAACACTATGGAACAAGAAGTGCAATTCTTTGCCATTGTTAAATGCGGCGATGGCTATGACACTTGGGACGAAGTTATCGGTTATGCCGACAATGAAGGTAGCGCGCAACAGATGTTGAAGCAGGCTGAGATATTAAACTCCTATCGCCAGTATCGGATTGATCCGATTAAGGTTATTAATTTCCTGTTTAAAAAGCCGTAATAAATCTTGTCATAACCGCATCCCTATATTATAATAAATTGACCTAAGCAAGTCTTAAAACTACTTACCACTTGGGGTCGTTTTGGTTTTGACGGATGTTCAAGCGGTGTTACTACAGCAAGCCGGTAACTTACTACCAAACAAAAAATAATTGCCAAAAGCAACAAAATCCCTGCTTACATTGCCGCTCGCAACCTCAGCGTTGCCCGCGCTCGCGCTTAATTAGCGAGAAATGTATGCGTCCGCAACTGTGTGATTGCGGCCGCACCTAAGTAGCACTCGACCCATGCGAAAGCTGCTGACCTCATGGGTTTAAATCGAAACGGGAGGCACGCTAGCCGGAGGCGGCAGGATGCGCATCACTGCTATAGCGAACCGTAAATAAACAAGCGCATTAAAGCTGTAATTAACGTAGCTTCGTAAGGCCATTCGGAAGTGGGTTCGAGTCCCACCGGCTCCACCACGTTGGCAAATTGGACTCTTGTCCTAAATTAAGCTATACTTAATTATGAGACAAGAAGATTTTATAAATTGCACTCTTGGGTGCGGCATCTACATTATTACCAATACGACAAATAATCATGTGTATATTGGTCAAACAACACGGCGTTTCGTAGAACGTTGGAAAGAACATATTAAATATTCTTTTTCGCCCAGTAATGAAGATTATTGGTTTCCACTACACGCCGCTATGCGCAAATATGGTATTGAATGTTTTGATTTTAATATACTGGAGCAATGCGCAGTGGCAGACCTAGACGCACGTGAGCGTTATTGGATTCGTTACTATGACGCAACCAACCATGATAATTATAACTGTTTACCTGGAGGACAAGCGTACCGTAGTGATGATGACGAAAAATGGTTGGCCATTATTAATGATATTTTGAACACTAATGATCCGCTATCTATTATCGCACAACGTCATAATGTAACTGATTCCATAGTATCAGCTATTAATTGTGGTACGCGTCACGCTTTTCCTCAATTTACATATCCATTACGGAGTAAACATGGTATTGCAGGTATTAATGATGTGATTCGATTATTATTAGAAACAAACAAAAGTTTTGAAGAAATTGCCAAACAAACCAACACATCTGTTTCTAAGGTTAAACGCGTAAATAAAGGAGAGGGTAATTATCATATTGAAGGATATAATTACCCGTTACGCGCGGCGCTAGGAATGTCTGAAGAAACTTGGCATAATATTATCACAGACCTTCAAACCACTGATCTTGATTTCTATGCCATTGCCGCTAAATATGGGCTTAGTTATGATACAATTCGGAAAACAAATAATGGTACTCGTAACTATCACGAAGGTGTAGAATATCCTATCCGTAAATAATTAATAATTGGTCTCATTCAGGACGGCGTGCCTGACGCCGGGGATAATGGTGCTAAAGGACGAAAGCTCTGCCGCGCATCCATATGCGTACTTAGCTCAGCTGGGACGAGCATCTGTTTGACGTACAGAAGGTCGGGGGTTCGATCCCCTCAGTACGCACCAACATGAATAATTGAGGGGCTTAACCCCTCTTTTTGTTTTTAACCCCAAAACCGCATAAAATAATATGAAAGGAGTAACTATGAAAGTTATTCAAAACTTCTCTAGCGGCAAGCACATCACCCAGTTTCCTATCTTTGATATAATGATATGGATCGCAGGCGTCAACCAGCTAAAAAAGCTGGGCTATACCACTAAACTTTATTGCGAGAAGCGCGACCTCGACTGGCTGCGGCACTGGCACTTATTCGATTTATATGATGAAATAGACACCGAAGTTTTGGCATCCATTAACTGGGACGGCATCCAGCAAGATAAGTTCTGGTCGGTGCGCAAACTCTATTGCATCAACCACGAAATGTCGCTTACTGCGCCAACCGATTTTTTCTACATGGACACGGACATCATACTAATGCAGCCGCTGCAATTTATTAATCCGCAAAACGGCGAACCATGTGACTTATTTGTATGGTCGCCAGACCCGTATACCAAAAACAGTATATATTGTGACTTGCGTCATCTCTCCACACCACCCGACTACACCATGCCGACCTGGTTCCTTAACGCAGATCTCGCATTTAATTGCGGTATTCTATATTTCCGTACACGGGACATATGGCAAACCTACTTTCACGAATACCTTGACTTTGTAATCGGCAATCCCTGCACATTTAAAATCACGCCGCAGGCCGATGGCGAAGAGACTCTACGCAATGTGTGGGCGTGCAACGCCGAACAACGCCTACTGGCCGGCCTAGCGCGCTACAAAAACTGGCGCTTAGGTGCGGTCATGGGAGAAGTTGGTCAAGGCAGCTGCCCAGTCGGTATTCACTTCTATATTGTTCGCGCTCTGTGGCGGCAACAGCGTCGCGGCGCGTTTAAGAAATATCCCGACTTCAATGAAGAAATGACGCGAACTTTTTGCGGCACGGTACGCAATATACGCAATTACATAACCGACATTCAGTGGGAGCCTTTCAACGCCCTTCCCTGGGCACAAGCCATACTGAATGGCGACAATTCCATCCGCTATCAGTAAAAACTTATTGTCAGAAACCACTTCATATCGTATAATTATATTAGAAAGAGGAAAGAAGCAATGAAACGACTGACCGAAGGTGAAATTCAATTTATTCGCGGCACTGGCTATACCGCCACTGTTTGGCAGAACGATGAATGGCATCGTACTTATTGGGGCGAAGAGCCGACTCTTAGTGAAGTGGCCGAGTATTGTATGGATAGCGGTATTACCGAAGTTTACGACAAAATTTCCGCCGCGACCTTTCTCAAGCATCTACACGAAAAGTTTAATACGATCGAAGATGGCATTTCGCTTGAAATGCTTGCCATTTATTTGTTCCGCACTTTCCTGTCTCCGACCCAACTCGAAGAAATGCTCGCCGCGCCTAATGACCGCGACATGCGTCCGTCCGCCATTTGGCTGCAAGATTGGAAGTATAATTTTGGCTTCCGTAAATGGGCGGACGCTGACTATTTAGTGCGTGACGCCCTTAACCCCAATATTAAGCTTGATACTTCTAGCGACGAAATTTGGTATAACGAATATGATGAAACTACGAACTGAACAAAAAATTTGGGTAATTAGCGATACCCATTTTAACCACAAAAACATTATCGCTTACGAAGATCGCCCGTTCCCGTCCGTGCCGGATATGAACAACGAACTCATTAAGCGCTGGAACTCTGTGGTCGCGCCCGAGGATATTGTAATCCATTTGGGAGATTTTGCGCTCGGCGCTACGGCCGATCTCGATTGGATCGTTCCTTCCCTTAATGGCCACAAAATTCTTGTGCTCGGCAACCATGACCATGCCTCGCAACAGCGTTTCCTTAAAGCCGGCTTTGAAGCCGTGCAAAAGTATTGGCTCCTCCAAGATGGCGAGCGCATTATTCTTTGCACCCATCGTCCGGAAGATGGCGCTAAGCTGCCGCACCATATCCACTTGTACGGCCATGTCCATGGTAAAGGTATTCATGGTAGCTACCCGACCATCGCCCGCAACGGCGCTTGTGTATGCGTTGAGCGCTGGGACTATACCCCGATATTGATGGACCGAGTGGTAGACCTGTGTTTGGCATCCGGCATTACCGCCCCAAATGTGGCGTAAGCCAGTTTTGATTTTAACCCGCTAACCACTCATAATATTTATACAAGAAGATAAACAATATCTTCTTGAAAAAGGTAGTGAAAAAATGACGGGTTCGACTCCCGTATCTTCCCTTCGGGGGAGATGTGCCGGTGCCCAGCCGGGAGGTCGCTACTTAGAAGTGCAAGTCTGGCGATTGGAGCCACGTTCCACTTCTATTGTCGCAAAAGGCGAGTCAGGTTGTGTAAACACTAAGATCTGGTGAAGCAGCGTCATCGCTGACAAAGCCCAGCGCCTAATGAATGGAGTAGAAGCCATTCCGTGCAGCAAGGCACACGTTAAAGCGAGTCTTTCAGTAATGACCGAGACAGATACGTCTCCGCCTAAACACGGAGTAACGCCCGTGGGAACACCGAATAGCCCAAGTTAATGGTAGGTCGGTTAAAGAACCTTCTGGTTGAAGGCTGCGGTGGCGCAGCGCATTACGGTGGGTTGAGCAGGAATAGGAACCAGTGAGAATAACTGCTAAAATTGGGAACCGGATAGAAACAAGGAACCCCTGCGTAAGCGGACAGCTAAAACAAAGGGTTAAGGGTTATCCGATGATGCCGAGTCGTCAAAGCTGCGAGCTGGGTTAGAGGCATCGAAAAATAAAGCCGCTTCAATGCGGTTTTTATTGTCTATGACCGACTCCTGTCGTATAATTATATTGTAAGGATAAGGAGAAAGAAATATGACTTACGCACAACTTGGCAAACTATACCTCTGCTCTATTATTAAGGGCAGTAATTGGGGCGCTAAAGACGGCCCAATATTCAAAGAGCAGCCCATTACCGAGGGTCTTGCACTGGAATACGGGGAAGAAAAGTCTCGTTGCGTTATTGCATTTATTCGCTATGACGCGCATAACGATACCTACAAACTCGAATCAGCGGGCGACCGTTTTATGGAGTCTATTACTCCTGACAACCTAGCTGACGCGGCATTCTTGTGTCGCTACGCAGAGCGCCTTATGCGTGACGAATATGAGCGTCTCCACGGTGAAGATTACTAATCCAAATTAGATTTTAACCGACATCATCGGCCATATTAAATGTACGCAAGGGAAAAGTAATTTCCCCCGCGTATAACCGCTGTAATCGGAAAGCCTTGACGTGGCGCAGCGGCTGAGTAGCGTAAGCGAAACAAATTTCCGAAAACGCGTAAATAAATCTTGCAAAAGATAAAATTAACGCGTAAAATAATAATATAAGGATGAAGGACGGAGGAATGGAACCCTCCCTGCGGAGCAATCCAAATGTAGCTCAGATTCCATTAAGTAGCATCGTTCTTATATTGCCCTCCCCTAGTGAGACAAATTTGAGGTTCAACACAGCAATGGGGCAAACCTCCGTGACACGCGACGATACACCAGTTTAGTTCCAAGTAGTTGGCAACTAGGGCCCGGAAGGGTATAGACCAACTGAGACTAGTTCGTGTAGGAAAACTTGGATGGTTCTTTGACAATTAACTTCCTAAATAACATTTGCAACCCGGTGAAGGCGTCTTGTATGACGGCCGGGATGACGGTCGGAAAAACATTAGTAATGGGATACTGTTACTAATAGCGAAGATAGGGCTTACAGTAATGAAAAGCCACCTCTGGACACAGTAGAGTGATCGTTATTGCAACTTGTTACTAGCAGACTAAACACCATGTCGATCTCGGATGACAAGAGGCTCCGGCGAAAGCCGTCCCACCTACGGAACAGTGCCCTGAACAAGCATTCGTATCCGGGTTGTTCAAACGAAGTCTTCGCCTTGAACCTAGGTAACTAGGGTATAAGAGAATGTGGCATGGGGCGAGTAGCCGAAGGGCGAAAAAAGATGGAGCTTATTTCCTAATCTCACTCTCGCATATAAGAGTATGATTATTGAGGACTGAAGCTCGGTGAAAGTTGGAACGGGAGTTCCTATGGTAAGAGACGCAAGTCTCCATTCTAGAAGCGTGAGGTCGCTCCTCATTGCTCAGTCTAGCGTGCGTATGTGTGAATAAGTCAGGTAGCAAGATTATTTGTACGACGAAGGTCGGCAAGTGTTATTTAAGAAGTTAATTGCGTCAAAGGGCAAAAGTCGCAAGAAAAGGAGAAAAGAAGCATGGCTCGTATCAACTGCTTAAAACCCAGTCGTATACCAAGCACTAAGTGCTCTTTTCGTCTTGGTCTTGCGCCATCACTAAGCAAATAAATTTCCCCCTTCTTTCCGCGCTGTAGAGCGCTTAGTGATGTTAAATCTCTATTGCGTCAAGACCTGAAAATCGGTCTTGGCGTTTTCTTTTTATAAATGCTAAAAATGATTGTGAAAGACGAATTTGTATCGTATAATATTTATAGAAAGAAGGAAAGAGAAAATGTATAGAGTCTACATTGCCGCATCGTTCGCTTGCGATAGTCGCGAACTTACCGAAGAGCGTAAGGCCGCCATTGATAAAATGGTGCATCGCATTCAATCCTTAATGCCTTCCGCCGACCTTTATGTCCCGCATAAGCTTGTGGTTCCGCACGCTTGGGAAATGACGTTGGCTGATTGGGCGAAGGCCGTATATGACGCAGATGTTGACGCACTGCGCCATTCGCAACTTGTTATCTTCCTTAGCTTCGGCAAAAACAACAATGCCGGATCTGCTTGGGAGTGCGGCTGTGCTTATGGCTACGGCATTCCCGTGGTCATGATTCGTATGACCAACAACACCGAGAGCGTGATGTTGTTTGGCTCTGCTCGTGCCATTATGGATAAACACGAAGTGGAGAGATATAACTGGGAAACTCTTCCTCGTTATTACGCTCCTTCTCTCTTTGGCTCAAATTATATTTTGAGCTAATACTTGCCCTTATCGTATAGCGGTTATTACGGACGCATGGTAAGCGTCAAACCGGAGTCCGACTCTCTGTGAGGGCACCATTGGTTGAGTACCGAAGTGGTTCAACGGCACGCTCTGCAAAAGCGATGATTCAAGGGTTCGAATCCCCTCTCAACCTCCAATACCTTCATAGCTCAGTTGGTAGAGCAACTGACTCTTAATCAGTGGGTCCGGGGTTCGAGCCCCCGTGGGGGTACCAGTTCGTTTATATAGGGAAGGAAAACCCTTAAAACCCCGCTATCGGTGTTGGTAGAAGAAAAGTGATAACGACTGATCATCGTTATTAACGGTACGATCCCGTGTAAGTCAACAGTGAGTCGCGATAAGGCACGTTATACGGACAGCGTTGCAGTGACCGGGAAGTGGGAGAACCTCAGCTGAGTTGACCGTCTAACCGATGGTAAAAGGGGAAGTCACAGGTAGGGACTGGAAACGATAACGCCTACTCATGTATGGATACTTGGCCATACGCCAATGCGCCCGTAGCTCAGTGGTAGAGCATACGACTTTTAATCGTAGGGCCGAGGGTCCGAGTCCCTCTGGGCGCACCATCATTTCCTCCATTAGCTCATCGGAAGAGCGACTGCCTTATAAGCGGTAGGTAATTGGGCCAGCACCAATATGGAGGACCATATGGACAAGGAAAAGTCCTTAAAACCCATCATCATACTGTGGCCTGACTGGTCGAGCACCCGTGGGGAGGGTAGCGCAGCAGTTGCCATGTGAAAAACCATTGTCCTCCGGGGCCCACTCCCCGTTTGGCGTGACCAATCTGCGGCCAGTTGCGCATTTAATGCGTATACAACTGATAAACCGCTAACCACCAGTAGGAATTCGAACCTTGGTTAAGTTGAAAGATGCGAGGTGGCGATCGTAAATTGCTCGACTTACTGTTTCCTACGTCAGGAGAAGCGGCGTAACCACTGCGAAAAAAGTGGAGGCCTCCGGAATTAGTTCAGCTTGGTAGAACAATTGCTTTGGGAGCAAGAGGTCGTGGGTTCGAATCCCTCATTCCGGACCATATCGAGAGGTCATTTAACGGTAGGATCGCCGGTTCGGAACCGGGGAACGTGGGTTCGACTCCCGCCCTTTCGACCATTTAAGGAGTTCTTATGCAAACTAAATTTTGGGCCTTTCTACACGACGGCGATAAGCGCGCCACGCAAGTGACAGTACTTAAAACTCTTTACTGCCACAATGCACCAGTGACCTATATCGTTTCCGATGGATGCTCTATTTATGAGTTCCACGGCACGCTGTACTACGAAGATCCCGGTTTAATGTGTGATTGGTTCGTACCCATGAATATGCCGGTTTAGTTCAACGGCAGAACGGCGGCTTCGTAACCCGCAAATGATTGTTCAATTCAATCAACCGGCACCAATGGAGACTTGGAGTAATGGTATCTCAACACCCTGCTAAGGTGTCCAGGTCGCAAGGCCTGTCCCGGTTCGAATCCGGGAGCCTCCGCCAATTTTGCTTCATCTTCCGCCACATTGTTATAATAAATTATGAAAGAACAAATTAATAAAGGTGTGTGCGGTATTTATGCTATTCACCATCGCAGTCTAAATAAGTATTATATCGGACAGTCAGTAGACATTAAACGTCGTTGGCAGGAAGAGTGTAACAATAAGGACAATTTATTGATTGGTCGTGCTATTTGGAAATATGGTGAAGATGACTTTGACTTTATTGTCTTAGAGCGGTGCACTAAACAAGAATTAAACGCACGAGAAACGTATTGGAGCCACTATTATAATAGTATGGTACCTAATGGTTACAATGAATTTGAACCTGGTACGAGTTATACTATGGAATATGATGGCAAGCCTGTGTCTTGTTACGATTCTTTCGGTAATTATATTAACACTTATGCCTGTGCTCGCATAGCCGAAGATCAGTTAGATATTAATGCATCTAATATTAGGCGTGCCTGCCTTATGTTGCATCGGACAGCTGGAGGATTATATTGGCGTTTTGGCAACAGCACGGCGCCTATTCAAATTATCAAGCCTGATACTGAAAGCAGCAGACAAAAGGTTGCCGCTAAATTAGGACGGCCTGTTGAACAGTTAGATTTAAACACTGGAGAGGTGTTAGCAGTCTTTCCTTCTGGTATCGAAGCAAGCCGCGCCCTAGGACATCCGTCTGATAAAGGCACTAACATCGGTCGCGTCTGTAAAGGATTGCGTCAAAGCGCATTCGGTTATGGCTGGCGCTGGAAACAATAATCATGTCTAAAAACTCTGGTCAATAACCGCAAGGTATCGTATAATATTTATGTAGGAGAAAGGAATATGGAAAAATTAGATGTAGCCGCATTACGTCGTAAATATCTTGATAAACTCGTTTTCGTGGTTATCAAAGACCCGTATTCTCCTACTGCGGAACGCGGTCGCGTAACCGAAGTCGATGATGCTGGTCAGTTGCATGGCACCTGGGGCGGCTTAGCTGCCATTCCCGGTGTTGACCACATCGAATTACTTTAATACCTCGTTAGCTCAATTGGACAGAGCGTTTGTCTACGGAACAAAAGGTTGCAGGTCCGAGTCCTGCACGGGGTGCCACTGGGCAAGTGGTGGAACGGTAGACACAACGGACTTAAAATCCGTTGGCCGAGAGGTCGTGAGGGTTCGAATCCCTCTTTGCCCACCAATTTGGAGAATGAACTAGACCAGCGTCTAGGCTCGCTTGGAAGGCGATGCGTCCTGTAAGGGATGAGTGGCAGCAACTCCGTTCTCCGCCAAGAAAGGAAATAGTTATGGATTTTGGTAGATTTTTCGCAAATATGTTGTCTGCGCACGAACTCCGCTTGCATAATTTGCATGAGCGTTTTGAGCGCGGTCTTCTCTCTGAAGAGGAACTAAGAATTGCCTTTGCTACGGCAGAGTCGTGCTGGCACGACTTCCTCATGGAATTGAGGCCACACTATCACTATCACAAAGTAATTTCGGTTGCAGACTTAACCGATGAGCAAAAGGAACAGTACAAGAACCCCGATCCGCAGTTCCCGCTTTGCGGCTTACTTGAATACCGTGGTCAAGTTGTACCAATGTACGATGATGACTATGGTCAGCAAGTATTCGCCGTATTCCGCGGCCGCGACCTCGTCGGCGGTACTTATAACCTGTTGTACTGTGAATCCTTTATGTCAGAAATCGACTACGCTCTAGACCACGAAATTGCTTTCAATGGAGAGTAAACCAGGACGGCTCCTGGGCCCGCCCCGAAAGCGGTGCGTGCATACTGCATGGCGATCGACACGTCTGCTCTCCGCCATTTCTTAACGGAAAATGGTTGCGGCAGACGTTTTTCTATCGTATAATATTAATATAAGGAAGAAGGGAAGTATGATGACCACTTACGAATTAATCCGGCGACTGGTACAAATCGACTCAACGGGCACAATGCCTGTAATGTTAAGCGTCAAAACCATGTTAGATAATAGAGTAGTTGAAGGTACGGGCTTCATCGACGAGCTTTGGGTTGAACACTCAGATGATGCCGACGTTCCATTTATTGTTCTATGTGGCGTAGACGGCTAATCTCTCGTTAGCGCAACTGGACAGAGCGACTGGCTTCGAACCAGTAGGTTGTGGGTTCGAGTCCTACACGGGAGGCCACGGCTCGATAGCTCAATGGAAAGAGTGCCATTCTCCTAAAATGGATGTTCTAGGTTCAACTCCTAGTCGGGCCGCCATTACCCCGGTGGTGTAATGGAAAACACAACGCTCTTCTAAAGCGTTCAATGGGGGTTCGAGTCCTCTCCGGGGTGCCATTATGAAATTACACGACGCTGCAGTCACCGCCATGATCGCCATAGTCATCATCTATCTTCTCGCCTTATGTATCCTCATCCCATTCACCATTTATTGGCGCAGGCATCACCGTTCCCCGCTTGATATGAAGTGGGCGGTATTCTTGGGCTGTATAATTCTTCTTACCATCATTGCCGTCACTTTCGAGTGCGGCCTCATCCCATACTTATAATGCTTATGTGGCGCAACTGGTAGACGCGACGCACTCAAAATGCGTTGCTTCGGCACTGTGGGTTCGAATCCCTCCATAAGCACCATTCATAGAAAGGAAAAAACTAATGTATCAATTAACTGTCGGCAATACCAAACTCAAATTTGAAACCAAAGAACAGGGTCTTAAAGCCCTCATTAGCAAATGGTATTACGACCGCTTCCCGTACCGCTGGTACACCGATATGTGGGGCAACACCCTGATTACGGACGAGTGGCTTGGCGAATTTAACCATCGCTGTGAAATGGTTTTGCCGCGCCTTAATAACGAACTCATGGAAACCGGTCATGTTGCCTTTAATGGGCTTACACTCGATCAAATCGAGGACTAATCTTTTCCTATTCTACCTAAAAATAGGTAGACAAAACGCAGTAAAAAGTCTATAATATTTATAGAAAAGGAAAGGAGAAAATAAAAACTATGACTACCGGTAAACTGCTTGCAGTTAAATTGTATAACACCTTTACCGAACCGGTTGATGGCGACGACGTCCTATCATTAGCTAAAACGGGCGGTCGCGGCATGTCTTTCACTGTTAGAGGACAGCGCTACTACACACTGACCGATGGCGCCTATTTCAATAGTCCATACGGCTGGTTAGTAGTGGGCGGCGACGAGTTCCGTCGTCTCTATACAAACTATGTTGAAACAGGCGAAGCCGAGGTAGTTCTTGCAGGTATTCAAAACAATTACCTTTATGCTATCTTGACGTCTTCCGAAGAAACAGAGAACGACTATCAGTTAGGCAACGGTCCTGTATTTACTGTTTCAATTGACAAATTGTTTGACACTCTACGCCACGCTATCTTGACCGACGATAATGTCGAAACCGAGCTAGTGTCGATCTTAACGGACGCTGGCATCCTCGCACAGGCTGAGGATAGTGGTTACGCATTTCAAAACTACCTTGACCGAACAATTTCGGGCCCTGTACCAATCACTTCAGAACCAAAAAAGGAGAACAATACAATGAATCTGAATCTGTCGAACACCCTCTTGAAAAACATCCACTGTGGCAAAGCTGGCCCTGGCTTTGGCATTTCGCTCTTTGATGGCGCCATCACCTATAAAGGACATTCCTTCAACGGCAAATCTCTAGTCGAAACCGCAGGCTTCGAACTTGATGCTGGCGACTTCCTCTTCATCATGCCGACCACCTCTATTAAGAAAGGCGACATCGTTGTCTTTAATAGCGGCGCCGCTTATTACGACGGCGAATCCTTCATCAGCCTTACGACTGGCTTGAAGGCTGAATATGTTCCTGTTTCTTGCTTCGGCATGACGTTCTATTCCGTTGTCCGCAATATGCTTGGCAACATTGCCAATACCAATGGCAATGGCGGCAACAACATGGCCAACCTGCTTCCTCTCATGTTGCTTGACAAGGGCGGCGACAGCGACAACATCATGAAGCTCATGCTCCTCATGAACGGCGGCTTCAACTTCAACTTCGCCAACCCGACCGCAGCTGCGCCCGTCGAACCGACTAAATGAGTCTGGGGTGGCGCAGGCCACCCCTTTCTTTTATGAAAACTGACTTATTGCTCTGCCCAACCACTACCCATCCGATCGAAGCCCAGTACTATGTGGCGCTTTGGCCGCATAACGGCACCTACTCCATTCTCTGGCGTATGTGGTGCAGTAGCCGACGATGGGCCTTGCAAGACGCTGCCCAAGACTTCACGGCGTTCCTGGATGAAATGTTCCCTGAAGGTTGGCAAATACATTGGTTTCAGCCGCGCAATAGAGAAGAAATTGCGAACCGAGCCGGTTTACTGAACTTGGAGCAGACATACGACCTGCCGCGCTTACGTGAAGTGCGCCGTAAATATAGGTTGCCGCCTTGGAGCCGCGACCCGGACGACTATCAAAACCCAACTTGGTAAAGGAGATTTATGAAAAGCTACAATATTGTGGACGGTACTGTTACTCTTACTATTCCAGAGTTCCTCGATTTGGTTCGGAATGCGACGCGTTTTCGTTATCTGGAGCGTTATGGAGTAGACTGTTGGGAAGGCTATGATGAAGCTATGAGCGAAATGAGTGGCCCTCATGACTATAGCCTTGACGAGCTGACCGCAGCGGCCCTAGCTATGATGCTGGATGAAGAGCGCAGCGACTACGAACTCATGGTTGCTAGCGAATGGCTCCGCTATTTGCCGCTTTGCCACAAAATGAAAGTGGCCGAATGGGCGGCCATTATGCGCGACCTGGAGGTCCAACTTAAAGCCATTATCGAAAAGGAGAACAACTAATGTTATTCGCAAAGTATCGTGTGGGTCGCTGGATGCGGCTCGTTGAACGCTATAGAAAACTAGCTGAAATGGCTGAGTTGGCGCATGACCCTCGTAAGGTCAGCAACCGCCTTTGGAAACGGCATAATCGCTATGCGCGCAAAGTTTACTACTACCAGCACAAACGCTGGTATGCGCAAGCTCGGAAAGACCTCAAGAACGCACATCCTTATGGTGCTTTCTACGCTCTCCCAAAAGTACTGTTTGATCTCGTTGAGCGCTGCCACGAGTATTGGAACGCTGGCTATAATGTTTGGGCAACGGAAGATTACGCGGCGCCCATTCGTGAGCAGGTTAATTATGCATGGCAGTTAGTTACTGAGTGCATGGCCTATATGGAAAAGAACGGTTTTGAGTTCCCGCAGGACAAATTAACTGAATTATTTACTTACGTCGCTGAGCACGTTCAGAGCTGGAGCGACTAAATTTCGGGGCGTGGTGGAATGGTAGACACGCGTGCCTTAGAAGCACGTGCGAAAGCGTGTGGGTTCGAATCCCTCCGCCCCGACCATATAAAAGGAGGAATTGCTATGTTTCGTTATCGTGTTATGTACACTACGGCAGAAGGCCGTCGTCGTGCGTCCGATTGCGCGCGTTCGTTTACTATTGCGAATGGCGTAGCACGTCGTCGTCTTACCGAAGGCGCTACCGATGTAGTTATCGAAGTGACGATGGAAGACAAAAACGACGATCCGGACGACCCGTCATGGCCTCCTATCGAAATTGCGGCCTAAAGGCCGTTTTTTATTGTCTGCGCCCGCTCAAGGGCGTATAATTATAGTGTAAGGGAAAAGAATATGGAAAAACATTTATATGATTCATTTGCGCGCTGGTATCGCGGTGGCACTATTTGGTTCTATAGCGACCCGCATTTTGGCGATCCCGAAATGGAGCATATCCGCAAAGATTACATTAGCGACGCCGAGCAGGTGAAGCGCATTAACAGCAAAGTCGGCCGTAATGACACCCTCGTTATCTTGGGCGATGTTGGCGACGTTGAATGGGTGCGCAAGCTCCATGGCTATAAAGTACTTATCATGGGCAATCATGATTCTGGCGCCTCTAATTATAAGAGAGTTGCAACAGTTAATGGTCCATTTGTGTATAATACCTTTCACTCAGCACCTTATACCGATGTTTGGAAAAAACATTTCGAAGAACATCCGGAATACAAAAAGATGTTCAATATTGAAGACAACCACCTCTTCGATGAAGTTTACGAGGGCGCTTTGATGATTAGCCCTAAAATTATTCTCTCACACGAGCCGATTCCTAACCTCCCGGAATGGCTCTTCAACATTCACGGTCATGACCACAGTAACTGGTTCACTGGCAGCCGCCACCTTAACCTTTGCGCAGAGCATATTAACTATACACCAGTTTCTATTGCATCAATTGTGAAGGACGGCTTGCTCAAAGATATTGTCGACATTCATCGTATTACTATTGACAACGCTATTGCACGAAAGGAAAAACACAATGGGTAAAACATTTAAAGAAATTTTACAAGGCATCCACGATATAATTCAACAGCAAGTGGATGAACAGGACAAGAAAGGCTATGCCGAACTATGGAAACATGCCTCGGATACCATAGTGCAGAAAATGGCCGAGAGCGGCTTCCATGCCACCGACATTGAATATCTAGACGGTTACTATATTTTTGGATCTGGCTCGAATAGTGTCTTGCATTTCCATGTACAAGAATGTCCTGGCTGGAAATTCGGTATTTGGTGGAACGAGCCGAAGGAGACTGAACAAAATTATGTAACTGGCGACTTCTTTGCCCAATATGAAGAGACGATTGATAAATTCAAACCCTCAGCATCAGTAATTGGACAGACCTGTTATGTCCATGAAGAAAGCGACCTCGATATTCACGTTGAGCAAGACTTAACATTTATCCGTGATGAGCCTTATCTCGCTTTCTGCCGCGACTATTGCTATTGGGACTATAACCATGAATACCATACTCGCGAAGAAGCGAAAGAGGTCTTTGATAAATGGGTGGCGGATACTGCATTAGAGAAGAAAGCTAACGCAGAACTCATCCAACTTAATCAACGACTTGTGCTCGAAACATTGCGGGAGAGTCTTGATGAAGGCGAAGAAGTGTTTCTCTTTGATCGAGGTGAATGCTGGTCGCCACGCTACGAGTTCGTTGTATATTCGCCAACCACTGAACCCGATCATATTTATATCGGAGACTGTGAGGGCTGGGAAGAGAGAGAAAAACAGATACAGGCTTTTATCGACCAATATAGAGACCAAAATATTTGGCTTGATTCGTATGCAGTTTCATGGCATATTTATGTCACTAACCAGCGGCCCGACGAAACCGAGTTCTGCAAGAAAGTTGCTTAGTCCAGCGCGAAAACGCTGGACTTTTACGTTTGTAAGCCGTATAATATATATAGAAAGTAGGAAAGAGTATGAATAAGACATTGAAATTGCGTACCTTCGACGGAGACGATGCATACTTTATAGTTGAGAATGTAGAAGATATTATGTGTATCTATCGCTACACTGTTTCTGGCGATGAGTGCGCGGCCGTTATTTATACGAATGGCGATTTTACCGAGTTAGACTCCAATGGTGGAGAACGCCTCATGAATTTTGGTCCTGAAAACACGTCAATACTCTTACCCGATGACATCGAATGGGAGCATGATCCGTATGAAGCGTAACGAAGTTGAAGCGTTCATGAAATCCAAGGGCATGAAATCCTGGACTATTGTTATTAATGAGCATGACCCGCTCGGCATTGGCGTCGAGTTGCGTGGCGGCATTTTATACGACATCTATACTGACCACCGAGTTGACCGTAAAGTCAATATTTGGGGTTACATTGCATATAAGGAGGGGAAGCCGATGCGGTTTCCATTTGCACAATGAGATACTTTTTCATTAGCGACCTGCACGGCTGCGAACCCGGCCTGGTGGATATTGCGCTTAAAGCCAAAGGGTTCGACCGCGACCATGATACTTTGGTCGTTTTAGGTGACATTGTGGATCGTGGCCGTTTTGCGCGTCAGCTGCTTGACTACTTGCTTGATGTGCCGCACCTTATTGCTATTCGCGGCAACCATGATGTGCGTGATTTAGAGCTGCTCAAAGGCGAGGATTATCCTCACAATTATGATAAACATAATGGAGTAGGCGCTACTTTCGCGTCCTTCCTCGGTTGGGAGCCGAGCGCCTGTAATGAAGATAAACTCTATATCACGAATCATTTAATCGAGGAGGGTAACAACCCTACTCTCCAGCACACTTTGCCGCGTTTCTTCTATTATATGCGCAAGTCGGTGTGGGGCATCGAGTTCCCCGACCTTATCGGCGTACACGGCTGGCTCCCCATTGACGAATACGGTAATTTAACTCCAATCGAAGCCGCCACCAAGCGGCAATGGAATGATGCGGTTTGGGCCAATACCGAGGCGCACATTCGTTTGAAGCGCTTTCCCGACAAAAAGCTTATCGTCGGTCATTGGCACGCATGGCGTTTACGCGTTGTATTTGATTTGCACCAAAGTGTTGGTGACTATCTCAAAACGATCACCGAGCTTTCGGCAATTGACTTTTCACCATATGAAACGGCAAACTATATTGCAATAGATTCTTGCACCAGTATTAGCGATCAGGTAAATGTCTACGTTTACGAATCAGACGCCGAACCCCAAGTATATCTTGAGGGACGCCGCTTATCGCTTGCCGACTGGTGTCGGGAGGTACAGCAATGCAACTAATAGTAGTCCTTATTATCATCCTTTGCGTCATTGGTCTGATGGGTTGGGCGCTTTACCGTTTCGGGGGCAATAGTTTGCAGTACATTTCCTCCGAAGAAGGCGAAACTAAACCCTCTACCTATCGCAGTGAAGAGGCGGCGGCCCTTATGACCGTAATCGAGTATTGGATTGGCGACATTATCCCTGCAGAGGGCCATCCTCATGTTTACTCTAGTGATGATTATGCCATTTCCTATATCAACTATGGCACAACTAATGGTCTCTTGCGCTGCGCCATTAATTGGCGCCGCAATACGCTGGACCTGCACTATTCTAAGCATGACGAAGCCGAAGGTGAGTGTAAGGAGTTGCGCCGCGTTATTCGCAGGGATAATGAGAAGGCATTAGTTAAGTTTCTATTGGAAGCTAAGAGGTTAGAACTGAGTTTGGCAGACGACACCGCCGAGCTGCTCTCCAATTTGCAGCGTATCGCTATGTCTCCCGCGGCAATTGAAGAAATGAAGGACCGTTCCACCGGTTCCGTTCTTATTACGCTTTGTGTATTCTTAACTTCGTATTTAATGCGGCAGAAGCGGCCTAGCAACATTTTGACCGTCCTTTATAAGCAGTTAACTATGTTGCTGTTTCAGCGCTATAATGACGAAATGGAAGAGTTCCTCAAAGATCACGCCACGGAGCCGCAGCGCACTAAGGCCGATGTTGACGCCGAAGCCGATAAATCGAACCCCTCTGAATGAGGGGTTTTAATTTTGGCTCGGAGCTTAAAGTGTGCTATAATAAACTATAGGTTATAGTAATATTTTGTTTTTACCTTATTGTTTTGGAGGTTATTACTATGGGTTTTGATGAACTTAATTTACTACTTTCTGGTTGGGTTGACGGCACTTTTAGCCGCCCAATGAAAGAGGTCCAACGTTACCGTATCTATAACGTTGACGAAAACACTTCGGTCTTGGTCGCTAACACTCTTGGTGTTGCTAAAGAGGACCTGAAAGTGGATATGAGCGGCGACGTTCTCACCATCGTTGGCGAGACCGAAAACGCCGACATCAAGGACAAATCTTCTGTTAACTATTCGTTCCGTCTCAGCAAGGAGCGCAAAGTTTCCAAGATTACTTGGAAAAATGCCGATGGTTTCACTTACGTTTACTTCCATTTTGAAGAGCCGCGTAAGGTTTCTATCGAATACGCTGAATAATTAAATTACTTTATACTATAACCTAGCGCCGCTCCAAATGGGGCGGCTTTTTGCATGCTCTATTGCCGCTACTCTATACTGAAATAGAAAGAGGTGAGGGCTATACTAGTCCTTGTCCGGCCTAGCGTATCTGCTGCCGCCTACCCCAATTCTGCCTTATCCTCTTTCTCCGAGGTGTATTATGAAATATATTATTGGTGGACTCATGTGGGTTATGCGCCTTACATGGTGTATTTTAGATAGTCTAATTGGACTTTTTGTCTTTCTCTTCTTCCTTATTCGATACGGCAAAAAGCTGCATATTGGGTATGTAGCGCATTGTATTGTGGTTGAAGTGCCACACTCGATAACCGAAAGCGGTTGGGGTCTTGAAGGCGGTATTTTCATCTTCTCTAACACAAACAGTATTTGGAATCGTGGCTACCTATTGTATCACGAATGGGGGCATAACATACCGCAGGCATTGCTATGCGGCCCGCTTCACCCGTTCATTGTATTCATTCCCAGTGTAATCCGCTTCTGGTGGCGCGATCGGCAATATCGTAAAGGTAAAGAGCTTTCTCCATACGATAGTGTCTGGTTCGAGCGCACGGCAACTGATTGGGGCACTAGTTGGTTTAAAAAAGGCTTACACAAAGGCTATTGGAATTAAGACCCTGATGGGTCTTTTTTGTTTATGTAAGCGCTTTCCAAAATTCTGAAAGCGCTTCCAAGTTGCTGGGCGGCAAAATTCCCTCCATAATATATATGTAAGGAGGTAAGAAAGAATATGAAGAAGCCTTATATTTTGATCGCTACCGTCAATGGACGAGAGCTCCCCGTGAAGCATTATGCTACCGCGCGTAAAGCTCAGATGGCTATGGATCGTATTATGGATGACTACCATTTGCAGCTTGCGGATGAATATAAACTTCATGGCGACGACGTTTATCGTATGGAACAGTATCGCAGCTGGTTCCATATTCGATACGAGCTATGCGCCTAAACGAGTACAAACTAGTGCGTTCTTACCTCAACCTAGATTGAGGAAAGCGCACTTTTTATTTTTGCTTTTTAACTGAAAAAGGTTGTATATAACGGTCGTTGGGCGTATAATTATTATAGAAAAGGAAAAGAGGGAGAAGCGCAATGACAAATAAAGAGTATTTCATTATTAAGCAGTTTGTACAGGCGTTGGTTGACGTCGCTTATACACGATGCACCGTCAGAGTTGAAGGCAAGGACTGCGGCTGCATGACCATTAATGATGCGAACGATTTGCTGAAACGAATTCAAATATTAGTAGAGGATGAAGCCGATGACTAAACTTGAGAAGTTTTTAATTGACCATGGCTTGGCTGAAAAGAAGCGGTATCCCGTGGGCACTGTTGTTTACGGCTTTCATGACGATGACGGCTTCTATGGCTATGATGAAGTATATGTGCAACCTGGCCGACACTTCGAGTTGAGCGTTGGTTATCCCTACATCATTTCATTGGACGCCGCCCGCCCATCCCCGGCGACTGAGGACGCCTTTATTAATGATAAATTGTTTCTCTTGCAAAAGCACTTGCGTTGGGCGATTAAATTCCGTGACCAGTTAAACGCTATTGAAAATCCATGGGAGGAAGCGGCAGAATGAAAAAGAAGCTGAAAGATATAACCATCGGTGAAGCGGAAAAGATCTGTCACAACTGTCAATGCGGAGCGCTATATAATTGTTCGTCATGTCCCTTTTATATAAAATCACCAGTTACTGGTATGTTGGCGTGTTGTTATTGTAAAGACATCGAAGATTTTGATTTAGATACAACCGAAATAGAATTAGGAGAAGAGTAATGAAAATAAAGAAGAAGCTAAAAGATATGACAATAGGCGAATTGATCGCCCATTGTGAGATAACACGTTGCTGGGATTGCCCATTGTACGCCTGTGAATGCCCGACGATTCGGGACCTTTACAGTGCCGGCGATATGGAATTTGAATTTAATGAGGGGCTGACTGAAAAATGACTACTTACACTGTTAAATTCGTACCTTCGTTCACCGCCTACGGCGAGCCGTTTCGAGAAGCAGGCGTGGCAATCATAACCTGCTCCGGCTGCGGACGCATCACAAGCGTCTCGTATGCCAAACTCGGTGATAAATGCGATGGCTTACCACACTACTGCCCATATTGCGGCGCCAAATTTGCCGAAGAAAGGGAAGAAAAAATATGAAAAAGGTTATTGCACGATTAGACCCTTTATCTGGCCCGCGCTTTCCGTTCGGCCAAGAAACGAAAGGAATCGTTAAATTAATTGAAAAGGCGCTACACAGTGATAATATCGCTTGTATTAGTGTTTCTACCGCCGCGCAGCTGTTGGCAACCGATCTTTGGTGCCAGCGTCAACAGTACGAACTGGTCGCAACAGATGAACGAGGACGTGCATACGATACTATCGTTCAGGCGCATAGGGCGGCATGCGATGAATATGTCATGCTCGATTTGATGGGCATCGACCATTTTTCTATTGACGTTAACGAGTAATTGTCTTATAATTATTATAGAAAAAGGAAAGAGAGAACTAAATGGCAACTACACAATCTACACTATCATTGATGATTAACAGCGCGCCGCAGGACCAGCTCACTTTCGATCAGGAGTTGGAGTTGGGTACGCGTATTCAGGCCGGTTTGCGCGCGAAACGCATGGCTCGCTATATCGAACTTCAGGCGAAACAGGACCGAAATTCCGAGGAAGCCGAGGAGTTTGAGGATTTGGTCAAGGAGTTTCAAAATGCTGAAATTTTAGACCAAAAAGATATTAAATTTTTAATGGAGGACGGCAAAGAAGCAAAAGATGATCTCGTCCTTCATAATATTAAGTTGGTTGTTTTCGTGGCGAAGCGTTACCAAGGCTATCGCATGGAAATGGCGGACTTGGTGCAGGAGGGTATTATTGGCTGCATGACCGCGGCGGATAAGTACGACCCTCAGCGTGGTTTCAAGTTTTCAACTTGCGCCGTACCTTGGATTAACCAGCAGATTTATCGCTTCGTCATGCAGGGCCGCAAAGCGGTTCGTTTGCCAGCGCACGTTGTTGAAGGCATTAGCCGCATCAACAAAATTGTCGAGCAGTACGGTCAGGACCATCAAGGCGCTGAGCCGACCAATGAAGAGATTGCCGAACTTAGCGGCGGCAAGTTGACTGCGGAGAACGTAGCATTGTATAAGCAAGCCGCGCAGCCGTTGACTTCGTTGAATACTATTGTTGGCGACGAAGAAGACACCGAGCTGGGCGACCTGGTCGAAGACGAGACATCCATGACGCCGGAAACATATGTGCGGCAGAATGAGTTGCACGATATGTTGATGCAGTATTTGGACGAATTGCCGGAAATTCAGAAGAACATTTTGATGATGCGCTTCGCATTGGGCGACTATGAGCGCGAGTATACGCTGGAAGAGGTCGGTCAGGCGCTCGGCTTCACTAGGGAGCGTATTCGTCAATTGGAAGCGGACGCATTGCTGACAATCCGCGTGCGCGCGCAAAGGAAGGGTGATTTAAATGGCGACTTCTAAGCGACTGCATCCGGTGGTTGAATGGATTGTGGCAGAGGATATGAATCGTACCGCCACTGCCAGCAGCACACCCAAACCGGAAGAGATTGATGAAGCCTACGCGTATGCCGTCGAAAATGACTGCGTTGTGAAACTTTGCTGGACGCCGTGTGGTGGCTATGCCGCGCCGCATTCTTGCTATGTTCACGCCAATACTGATGTAGTGGCACTGAAAGATAGGTTGGCCCACATTATGTACGGCGTATAATAAAAAAATATTTGTCAACTATGCTTGAAAAGGCTATAATAATATAAGAAAGGAAGAAACTATGTACTACACCAAACAAAAGACCATCGTTTTCCGCTGCGATTCGGAAAGTGACATGGAGGCCGCGCGCAACAAAGCTTGCGAAGAGAACCCGTCCTTCACCGTCATTAAAGAGAAAAAGGACTACAAAACGAAAAAGTCGAAAGGCGAAATCGTTGATGAGTTCTGGCTCTACGCCGTCACTCTTGATTTAATGGAAGAGTAATGAGCGCGCAAGTTAAATATAACTGCGGTTTGACAGTCACTTATCACGCTCCGGAATATGCCACAACTGTAGTGTATACCTATGGGGATGTGGTGACGTACAATGGTCTACTATACCAATGCATTGCCTCGACCAAAGGAGCTTGGCTACCATCGCACTGGCGGGCGGCCACGCTTGAGCAGTTGATTAACGACGAATTAGAAAAGCCGTCCGAATAGGGCGGCTTTTTTCGTGGTCTGCCGAACTCGGTTAGGAGGGGCGGTTCGACCGTTTTTGATTTACGTCTGGACCTTTGAGGAAGGTACCGGTTCCTTGGTTGGTGAAGAAGGTTTTGGTAACAAGGTCGTATAGACCGATGACGTTATCAGACTTGCGGTAGCAGGGAATGAAATTTCTGACAAGTACGTCATCTTGGGAGATTTGGCAAGAATATAGTTTGTCTTTCGACGTGTTAATGTGTGTTATTTGTCCATTTTCATTTTGTGCAAAAAGGAAGACGCTCATGGTTACATTGTTTTGAATTGAAAATGATTGGTTTGATGATGTTGCGGTAGTTCTATTCGGATATAACTCGGAAAAAGTAAAACCAATTCCAGAATAACCTCCACTATAATATCCTGCTCTCCATCTAAGTTGTGTATTAGAACCAGTATATACACCAAATACACAATTTTCATGCTGCGCTAGTGTCGCTTGAAAATCTATTAATGCTCCATATGTATGACCGTGGTTTGGAAATACCTGAGTATCAATATACTGCGTACCAGTACTTTCAATATATTCTACTTTTTGATAAGCCGAAGGCAATGCATTACTTGAATAAATAAGTGTATTCCCTTTGTATACCTTCCCGATCTTAACGTTACCTTTGTAAATAGTGGCGATTTTCGGTGTAGGGTATACATTCGGTCCTTTAAGAAATTCTCCAGTTCCTCGGTTAACGTAGAAAACACCGTTGACTAAATCATACAGGCCGATGACGTTGTCTGATTTACGGTAACAAGGAACGAAGTTGCGGATAAGATTGCCGCTATCGTAGATTTTGCAGAAATATAATAAAGCAGACGCTTTGATGTTATATTTACCGATTTTAAACATCGTAACATTACCGCTATATGCTGAACTAAAAGACGTGATCCTTGTCGGCGCTTCATCATTTATTCTCGGATTGGCATTATCAAAAATGACGTGAATGCGTTCTGATGTATTGACATTATCCCACGATACGTATCTTGATGCCAGCGTCATCTCAAAAGCATATGATCCATTTACATAAAAGGAGCCAGCCCAGTCGCCTGCGCCCATGATGCCAATTACAGCTCCTGTTGCGGTAATTCTTAAAGATAATTCATAAATTAAGGAGCGAGACGCAACTACTCCGCTATCAATCCACTGCGTCCCAGTCGACTCTATATATTCTACTTCTTGGTACTCCGCAGGCAGTCGATCAAATCTCTTGTAGATCGGCATTTACTCTTCCTCCGGAATGAAGTAAAAGGTGTTATCGTCATGACTTGCCATAGCGTCGTAATCGGCTTGGGTTAAGGTAATGAAATCATAATCATCTGCCCAAGACATAACATGGTTAGCATACCTTAGTTTAGTGATCATACCAGCAGCAGGCCATGAAGGAGGCCAGCGTTTTTGATTTATGTTGACTCTCGTTCCTAAATCAACATATTCACCATCCCATAGACCAAAAGATAATTGTCCTGCACCATCCGATTTGGTAGTGAAAACCTTGGTAGTTTTGTTTAGCCTGTATTGTTTAAATTTGAACACTCCTCCAGCGTTCACAACATTACCGCACATCATACCACAATATGAATCAAGGCTAGCAAATGCCATATCAAATAAAGGAAAGATGGTTGGCTTTTCAAACCCGGCAAATGTCCCATTAATTTGCGCACCTTGTTTGAACAATTCCACTTCCTCATCAGTCAAAGTCGTGCTTGCGGGAGGGTCGATAACGCGAAAGTATCTAGCATCACTTAACAATTTCGTATAATATTCATCGAGTGTCGTATTGTCAACTTTGCCACTCAACAATGCGTCCGCTTCTGTTTTGGTATAATATGCCGTTAAGTCCACTTTCGCCGTTTCCATCCGGTAAAGTGTAACAGTTTCTCCTACTGTACCAACCCAGCGATCCGGCACATCAAGTTCCGTAACTAAAATAATATCGCCAATTTTTAACTTATCGGCCGTAACTTCATTACCGTTAATATCCGTAAACAACGTCACTTCAATAGATCCGGCTTGCGAGTTAAACGCCTCGTTGCCGACCGTCTGCGCCGAAAGAGTAAAGGAACTTGTCTTGCCTTCCGCAATTTCTATTACATCCGCGAGCGACTTAAAAATACCGTCACTAGTAACGGGGTTGCCGCTATCTTCAGTGGGCGTGGCATCGAATGTAAGCTGGTCTTGCTTGGAAGCGATAACTACATCTTGCGCGGCGTTTTTATTATGAATAGCGTCGATTTCACCTTCAGCCGCAGTCATCGCAGTATCGAGTTCGGTGATGTCGGTGTCGACCGATTCCAGCGTACCATGCACACCATCAAGATCGCGGTCCATTTCTTCAATGGCGCCTTGTTGCTTAGTAACCGTGCGCTCCAACTTCGCGACACGCGCGATTAGTTCGGGCGACGCACCGCCACCACTGACACTTACCGAGTTAAGGGAAATACGGTTATGCGCGGTGATTGAGTTGGGTAAATCAATATTGTCATTAATTTTTAGTGACATGGTTGAACCTCCACGTGCTCATTGGCGTAGATCGTAATGGGGCGACCGTCTTTATCAATATATTTGCCGCAGAAGGAGTAAGTGCCCGCTTTAAATTTGGCCGAAATTTCGGGCGTAAAGTCGAGCGTTACGGTATTGTTTTGGATATTGGAAAAGTCGAACGTATGGACAGGTTTGGGGTCACGTTCGGCGGTGAAGAAAGAAAAGACGATATGGTCTTCGGGGTCGTAGACGATGGGTTCGTCTTCGCGGATAAGTTCTATTTGCCAAATTATTTGGAACGAGTCGCCAACGTACCATTTTAAATTGCCGGCCTCAATGCGGGGACTGGCTTTGGCGGCTTTAATAGTGGAGTTATTTGCCATGATTTTACCTCACAGTACTTATTTTAGTATAGAAGGGAACGAGATTTGATTGCAAGGATGGAGAGGTAAAAGAAAAAAGGGTTCGTAAGAACCCTTTGACTGTATGGCCTTTAGGCAGTTATATTAGGTCTAGCTCGTTTATCCTAGCCCTTGCCGCCTTACGTTGCGCAATAGTATCGGCATACTTTTCGCGCAGTGCCGTTTGCTCTTCCACTGTATCCGCTTCGGAGATTTTCGTTATTACCCAATCCGTTGAGGCCAGATATGCTTTGAGGACTGCTATTTCCTCTTGCTTACGCTGTTCTATTGCCTCTGGATCTGTTTCTGGGTCGTAGTCGATTATGCGCAGGTTCTCAAGGTCAAACTGCTTGGTCTTGCCGATTTCGTCCAACTCTTCCTGCGTGAGTTTGATAACTTGCCCTTTGACTAGAGGAAAGGACTGCGCATTAAAACGCGAGGTGGGCGTAACGCTTATGAGGTTTTTAGTAAGTTTTTCGTTCATGCTACATACCTTTATAAGACATTCGTTCCGTATATGATTACTGGCGTACAAACACCGTTGTTTTGCACATTATTATTCGTGTCCCAGGCGGCCGAGAATGTAATACGCGTATTGCTCGTTATAGTTACTTTTCTTGACTTTGTTCCTATAAACTTAGTGCCGTCGGTTTCTATAGAATAAAGCATTGCGTTACCTCCGACAGTATTTTTTATTTTGATAAAATTGTAACTAGTCCAATTCATGTAATTTTTTACGCCAATAACCAAATATTGATATGCGGCACTGTTACTAATAGTTATTGTCTGTGCTGCAAATGCTGATGAAGGATTAGTATTTTGCCAAAGTAATACTGGAGTATCATCGCTTTGAATTAAATAAAGATAATTATCATTTAATCCAGTATAACCGCCAACAGTGCCGCCTGCATCGAGAGTATTGTACTGCGCTTGCGTCAGTTTAATTATTTTTTGTAATGTTGGATTTGCCATGACGCCTCCTTATTCTTTATGTTTATTATTAAATAAACCCTGCCCCACTACCAACAGATGGAGTAATCAACATCTGGACCTCACTCCGGGTCTATACTTAGTTGTGTACCTTGTATTTAATTTTGTATGGTATTCTTCTTACGATCCTTCTGCAATCAGAACGGCGATTTGAGTTTCTTCCACCTATCGACGCAGTACTTCTAACCTGTACTTCATATTGATACTCATACTCTTCTGAAATAAAATGATCAACTATATCACCTTTTGTCCAACCAGTCGCCTTTGTTAACGGATTGACTGTATGGCTATAATGAGACTTGGAAAACGCCAACCGTGGATAGAAGTATACCTCAATTATAGAACCATAATTTAAATTCGTTAATGCAATTTGAGGAAAGTTCTCCCCCATGTAAGGGTGTTTTGTAGTATACCCACCTCCAGTATTCCCTAGGGTCTCTACCCCTATACTAATACCGAAAGGTCTATTATAGCTTTTTCTAATCATTCTGGTAGATGGGTTGTACAATGTTACTGTAAATTGAACATCACCATCACCTAGTCCTTGGTCTTCTAGCGCCGTACCATCATAATCATCACTAATTTCAATTCGATCAAAATTTTTATTTTGGAGGGGCTGCTTAGTTGAAGCTATGACTCCTCCATTAGCAAGTTTAAATTTCATAATTCTTCTCTTTTTTAGGATAATACAGTTAAATCCACGATTTCAATTTTTGTGTTAATGTTGCCAGTACCGAGAAGGCTTTGGTCGTTGATTGTTTTGATATTCGCTCCTGAAACGAGCGTGTCTTGCTTTGTTTCAAGGTCGCTGGTCACCACGATTACACCGCTATGGTCTGGGTAACTTAGTGTTATATCAGCTGCTCCATCATTACCATCATGGATAGTTATGCCTGTGCAATAAAAATATGCATCAGGATCTGACATTCCAGTAAAACTGGCTGGACGAGCTGTAGGGGCCGCCTCATTTCTATAATCGTCATAAATTACTAAGTATCGACCGATGTTTATTCTAGCTTCTGTTTCTGCCTCGTATGTTGAACTTGTGTATCTCCAAATCGTGCTTTGGAAAGAAAAGCTATTAGTCGTGGTGCTAAACAACGGTTGAATAGTGGAACTTGATTGAAAGTTAAGCGCTCCTGTAGAAATGCCGCTGCCTAATTTTTCATCTCCATCAATTTGAACAGAACGCCAAGTATTGCTAATAGCCACTTCAGTAATATTAGTTACTTGGCCTAAACTATTAGTTGTAATTTGCGGAACCTTTGTTGCACTACCTTTAGCTGAATATGCTGTCTGCGTAGATAAGGCTGTTTGGAAGTGAGATGAGTCATAGCCATCTAACTTGTCTGAGTCTGTGGCTTTGGCATTAATACCTAAATATAACGAGTTGTGGTTATGATTACCAGCGGCAACAGTCGTCGAGCTGGTGCCAGTCGGTAAAGTGATTACAATATTAGATGCGCCGCCTTTACCAGTTAAAATATAGGATAAGCCGCTCCAAGAACCTGCGACATGGTAGTAATTCGTGTTGGGAGTACTAATGTTACCGGAACCGAGAATGCTTTGGCTGTTAACTGTTTTAATGTTAGTTCCGCTGACGAGCTTATCTTGCTTTACTTCATCTAGTTTATATTTGAACTCGTAAAGGTTCTCAAGCGATATAGTTCTATTCGGGGCGCTTTCGACGGAATAGATATGGATTATGTCATATGATTGCCCTGTAAGAGCGGAGACATCGCCCACTGTCAGTGTTTGACCAACCTCCAGCCCCGTCGCTGGAGACGAAACGCCTTGAGAGGCCGCAAACCCCTTAAAGACCCTTGTTCCTGAGTGCGTCCACACAACCGAGCCGCCTAGTTTCAACCCAGTCTCTGTTATCTCACAGGTTTGTGAAGTATTAGTTTGAGCTACATGTGAATTATTTATATAAACGTCACATACTACACCTGCCATTGTTTAATTCTCCTTAAGCGAATATTTCGTCTATCTCAGCGTTGGTTGCATAATCGTAAACCGTGATTTCTAAATTACCAGAACCTAAGATAGATTGACTGTTGATGGTTTTAATATTAGTACCTGAAACGAGTGTGTCTTGCTTTGTCGCGAGATCACTTGTAACAGCAATTGTGCCAGAATTAGCATTTTCAAAAGAAAGGGCGCAAGCATGTCCTTCTGTATCGTTATATACGATATGTGTTGGATACAAATGGGCGGCGTATTGGGCATGAGTGCTAAGATTATGCTCGTATGCACCTACCGCTTCAGAATCTATATACGCGCCTTTTGTATAAGTAACGCCTTCAACAGTCACAGTCTGCTCATAAGATAGATCGCCTGAGCCGGTGTTACTGCCGTTTAAAAGGACATAGTTACTTAATTTTCTCGTAGAACCATCGCTGATGTCGTCTAAAGTAGTAGGAACAGTAATATTGGCCGTCACTGCAGTGGCTTGGTTGGCCGAGAAAGTGGCGATTGTGGTACCGTTCTTTTGAATAGTAAGAGCAGCATTATTAACGGTTGGGATTGTTGGTTTATTTGTTAAATTATTATAATTTAAATAATAACTGCCATCTTGCCCGTCTAATTTATCAGAGTCTGCGGCTTTAGCGGTCTTACCTAAATACTTATTCGATAATTTATTAGCTTCGGCTGTGCCGCCCTCGTATATATCAGAAAGGGTTTGCAGCATACCAGTTGTATCTACAGTAAATATATTCGTAGTCGCACCACTAGCATTGTTATATTGCTGATATGCAATACCTGATTGATATACTCTAAATTGGTTATATACGTTATTGGTAATGTCTAAGCCAGACATTTGAACGCCATATTGGCTTCCATCTCCACCAAAGTTTTTGCTAATATTGACTTGTCCTAAATGCTTGCTTGACACGGATGGATTTGTTGCTCTGAATCCAAAAGCGCCCTTTGTACCAATGAACGTTAAGTCTGCATGATTAACATATACTGGCGCTGTTAATGGACTTCCAGAACCACCAGAACGTGGTAAATAATTACTTAATTTTCTTGTAGAACCGTCGCTGATGTCGTCTAAGGTAGTGGGAACGGTAATGTTGGCAGTAACATTCTCGCTTTGGTTAGCGGAGAATGTCGCAACCTGTGTTCCGTTCTTTTGTATCGTTAAAATACCATTATTAACGGTAGGGAAGTCGCCAGCAAGCGCAATTGTTGCGTCCGCGCTTAAAGTAGGCAAGGTTGCCGTATAACCATTATTTTGAAGACCAAGTGGCACAATTTCCTGTGTAACGCCATCACTATCTTCAATAGCATGGATTTTATGTAAAAATTCAGGCATAAAAACCTCCTACAAAAATTGGGCGGGCAAAAGCCCGCCCGTTAATGAAATTATTAGTTGTTTGGATATGTGCTTGTTTGAGTCGTACTGTCGACTTTGGTTGCAGTGGTAGTAACCGATGTAACCGCCGTTTTCTGGTCTTTGTTGGTAACAGTAATGTTGTGGGAAGGAACGGTACCAGTAACACTCGTAACAACATTGGTCGGCGTAGAAGTAACACCAGTAACAACAACTGCACCTGCACCATTGGTAGAAACGGCACCAGTTGCAACGGCAACTGTATCTGCAGCTGGTTCGGTAAGAACCTTCTGCTCAGTAACAACGGCGCTGACGCTGTGCGTAACGGCACCGGCAATTTGCGGAACGGTACGAGCAGTCAATGATACGCTATCAACGCTGTGCGTAACATTGGATGTAATGTAAGACGCGCTAATGGCGGAGTAAGAAATACTCTGCACCGCGGTAATGGATTGTGTAGCGGCTGTAGCGACAGAAGCGTGTGTAACCGCTGCACGACCAAACTTCAAGGTCTCATTTTCAACATAGGTGCGATAAACGACTTTGTTCAAGTCGGAAGCCGCCGCCGAAGCGTCATAGCTAATATCGCAAGCAGCAACCTGTCCAGCAACCGGAGTAAAGGTTATAGACGGAGAGCTGGTTATGCGCGAAGCCGATGTGTTTGTCGCTTCAATATAGGAAACATTATGTGAAGTAGCGGTAACATAGTGAGCCGTAACATCCGGGTTGAATGTTACATAAGTAGCGCTGTAATTGGTAACAGACGAAACGACCGAAACAGTAACATCTGCGCCAGCAGGTTTAATGTTGGCAGTTACGAGCTTAGTGCTGGTCGGACTTACTGACTGGACAACAGAAGCGGTTGGGGCAGTAACACTAACCGTCTGTTGTGGTGCTTGGAAAGTCGCACCGGCACCGAGAACATTGGCCGATGTGCCGCTTACAGTAACAGTTTTAACTAACTTCTGTAAGTCATCGAAGTCAATATCGGTGTCGCCAAGTTTTTCCCAGTAGTAATTAACGGCGCCGTCTTCAAGAACGCGTACATATTCATCAAAGACGTCCTTGCCCATTCCGTTCTTAGAAGGAACAAGGTAAATAGCGTCTTGTGCATCATCGGCCTCTAAAGTACCAGTGATGAGTGTACCATCATCGTCCCACGTAACGCCTTTTGGGGTATTGCCGGCGTTGGTACTGCGGACGAAGTGCAACCCCATGGCTGCGCGAGCTTCTTCGTCTTTAATATAGAACGTTCCGCCATTATCAGGAAGCTCGACTTTACTAATATATAATTTTGTCTCTTCGTTGTTTTCAGGCATAACCTAACCTCTTCTTAAAATTAATTTGTGGTCATGAATATCTTCACCGTCTGCGACCACTTCAGCGGAAACTTTGTTATTCCATTTAAGTCGTTCAACTGCGCTAATGTGAATATCGGTATTGTTGATGTGCGCTTCCAAGTCTGGTGCTATTTCATGTCCGATAATAAACGCGCCGGTTGATGTATTAACATTAATGGTATTGTATCTTGCGCCAACACGTGCCGTACTATAAATAGTTACTGCGCCGTCTCGAACGCTGGGATAATATATTGTGGAATCATATACCAGTCCGTTTTGCGGGTTGGCAAGCAGGGCCGCCAACTCGGCAGGAGTAAGATATGATTCGGTGCCGGGCTCGGCGTCAACGATAATGCGCTGTACCGCTCCACCCTTAACATTAAGCTTTTTGTTTTTATATTCAAGCCCATCGCCTAACTCAATGTTGGCGATACGAGTTGGGCGATCGACTACGCTTTGATCGTCAATTCGTACATCTTTAACTCCTGCAACCAATACATGGGGATCAATAGCAACGTCAAGGTGAGGACCTTTACTTACTAATGATACCGCCAATTCTGGCATACGGAAGCTTAGTGTGGCTGTGATGACTGGCATTAACTCACTCCGATTCAAGGATTCGCTTAGAGTTTACATCACCAATCGCAATTTTGCCGATAATTGAAGAAATAACGAAGTTGTCCTTCATCAATCTCAACTGCCACGTATTATTGCCAGGATGTAAAATAAACGTATCTTCTTGACTCAATACTAGCGCATATTGGTTTTGTTCATCATCCCAATAAACGTCGCCGGAAGATAGCGTCTTTCTAACCGAATGGCCGTGTAGCTCTGGGTTAAATGTAACTTCAATCTCATCGGCGTAGTATTGATCGATCGGATTGCCGTCAACCGTAATATTGAGATATACGGCTTGTGCATCTCCTCTGTTCATTACTTCCTCCCGGAGCTAAACAAATGCTCCATACATTAGTTTAGTATCTCATCGGCTTGGTTTTTGAAGCAAAACGGGACGAATATAGGCGCGGCAAGATTGACAGTAGGTGGGCAAGCTTTATAAACTAAATTGTATGATGCGTTCTGGAATATATTGTATAACTAATTTAAAAAATGGTAAGCGCTATGTCGGCCAGTCCGTCCATGTTAGCGAGCGCATTAAGCAGCATATGCGCAAGCTCAAGCAGGGCACGCATGGCAACAAAGCTATGCAGCGCGATTTCAAAACCGACTGGAAGTACTTTAAGTGGGAAATGCTGGAGATCTGCCCCGTTGAACGGCTGGGTGAGCGCGAAGCATATTGGAGCGACTATTACCACTGTTTCGATCCCAAGCGCGGCTACAACAAGCAGGAGATTCGCGTGAATCAACTGTACACCGACCCTAAAGCCCATAAGGGGTCCGATAAGTAGTCGGGACTTGCATTTAAACTCTGTTTCTTTTCATACTAAATCGAGTAAGGAGACGAGCCCTAATACTCGTCAGGAGTTTTAATGGATTCTACAGTTATTAGTTGGTTAGTGACTGCGATCGGGCTCGTTCTTAATACCGCTGTTATTGCGGCCGTTACCGTAATCGTTACCCGACACATCGAAAAACGCTATCAAAAACGTGATCAGGCCGAAACAGAGCGCCGCGAACGTGATGAGCAGCTCGCCAAATTACAAGAGGCCGAAAAAGTGCGGCAAATGGACGAGATGATGAACAAGCGCTGCGACATACAGGTGCAAACCATTCGTGAAGAAATGGGCAAAGTTCATTCACAATTAGGCGAAACCATGAGTATAGTGCGCAATGATTTGGACGAGCTAAAAGATAGCACGTTATGCAGTCTGCGCGATGATATTCTCAACAACTATTGGCGCTGCCACGATTGGCAGAAGTTCCGCACCGAATGGGATACTTCTAACATGGAAGCGCTATACGCACAGTATCACCGCTTGCACGGCAATTCCTTCGTTGATCATCTCATGGAAGATTTCTACAGAATACCACTAAAGTAAAGGAGTAAGGTATGGATTGGATTACTACAGCAAATGGACTTATCGCATTGTTAACCGGACTTTGCGGCTTAATCGGTACGGGCATTGGCGCGTTCTTCGCCATCCGCAACTGGATTAAGTTGATGAAGCAGAAGTCCGCCAAGGAAGTTTGGAATACCATTATGATCGCAGCCGACGCGGCCATGGAAGAGGTCGAACATCTCGAAGTCTATGGCGGCGATGCGAAAAAGATTGCGATGGAAATGGTCAAGAAAACCTGCGAAGCCGCGGGCCTTGACATTTCAGCCTTCATTGACCAGCTTAGCGCCTACATCGACGATTGTGTGGCCTTCCACAACCGCATGAATGAAGCGAACAAGTAACTAAAAGGAGCGCAACGCTCCTTTTTTATTACCACAAAATTTGGACCAGAAATAGCGCAGAACTGACTTTCAGTGTGTGCTGTGTTATATTGTAGTGGTTGTAAAATATGTTTAATTTTAATAATGAATCGCACGAATATATCTTAGTATTGGACACGGAATTTGATCAGCAGGAGCTTATCCAATTCGCCGGCATTTTGTTACGCCGCGTTAGTGACAACAATTACGCTATCTACCGTTCGCTTAACGTATATATTCAAAAGCCTGTTACCGCTATCTTCACACGATACACCCAACTTACCTCTTCCTTCCTAGCAGAGTATGGTGTTACGCTGGAGGACGCGAAGTGGCAGATAAGCGATTGCTTATTAAAAGATGTAAACGGCGACGTGCTTCTTGTAAGTCACGGGCTTCACAGCGACCTCAGCGTCCTGGAGCGCAATGGTATTACCTTGCGCCACGCCGCTGAGTTCTGTACCTTTGAAAAGGCTAAACATATTTTGGGGCGTCTCACGCGGCTTTCATTAGACGATCTCGCACGCGACGCCAGCATCTATCCAGCCATCGAGCATAACGCCTATCTCGACGCTTGGCTTACTGTAGGCGTATATAGTTATCTAAAGGACTTGGAAGGTAAAGATGGAATTTGTTGATGTTTCCCAATATAAAATAGTAAATATGAACCGCTTCTCCACCCTCAAAATTAAGTTGGACGGAGACGCATATTTAGACGCGCCGCTTAGTGAAGGGCGCTCCTACTTGCAGAAGTTGCTCGCCTGCTCATATAAAACGCCGTCAGTGGTCTATCGCGTCACCGTGAGTTTGGCAGACCCTAATATAGACGACTTCGAGATCATTTGCGAAAGCGTGATTTCCGCCATTTTCCAAAACAATATGATTGAGGAAAAGGTGCGCACCGATGAGGAAAAGAAGTTCGTCCTCAATAAGTTGCCGTCCAATCGCTGGGTGCTTAAGCCCATGTTCGCGGACCGTGTTCATTGCGATGTTACTACGCTGCTGCGCGCCGCGCAGGTCGGCTGGCGCAACCGCAATCTTAACGTATTTATTACTACGGCCGACGATCAGTTAAAGTACGAACTAATTGGAGCAGAAGTACCATGCGAGCGTTAATCATTTTGCCGCTTCACGAAAGTTCTGAGCATATCGCTATGAACCTCATGGTAGGGCTTACCAAGCGCGGTTTCGATACGCTCTCCATACCGAGCTATGCAGACTACCTCAAAACCGTGGGTCTTGCCAAAAACTTCGAGCAGTCGATTTTAATGGCGCTTACCACCGCCAAAGATTTCGCGCTCAATACGCCCAACAGCATTATAATTGGCAACTGCGATAAAGCGGTCGCCTTTGACGTCATCATTAACGTGAATATCCATCACGAGGAAGGAGAAGCAATTCAGGATTTACAGGTCGCAAAGTTACAAGAATTGTACGGCGATGACCCCGATCTTGGCCCTATTGTAAATCATCTTTACACTACGGACGCCGGTGAATATACTGCCGGCGGATCGGTTGAGCAAATCGTTGAATTAGTAACAAACTTATGCCAAGCGAAGTTAAATTAAATTTAGAAGAATACAATCCTGAGCAGCGCGATGTAATTGTTGCGGCCGACGCAAATCAACTGGTACGTGCCAGCGCGGGCAGCGGCAAAACGCATTGCCTAATTGGGGCCGTAGTAAAGTACCGCCAAGACCATCCGAAAGAGCGTATTGACGTTATTACTTTTACGCGCGCCGCCACTGCCGAGTTGCGTAACCGTTTGGCTGAGTGCGGCGTTACTGACGTAAACATTAGCACAATTCACGTTTGGGCCCGCAACTTCCTCGGCATTTACGCCGCCCTCTACAACTTTGAATTGCGGATTATTTACGAGAATGATATTAGAGATATTCTGCACCGCATTATCGCCAACTATCGCAAGAAAGTAGATATTGAGCCGGTATATAAATATATTTGCGGCGGCTTCCGTTCCAACGTGCCGGAGCGCATTAAGGCGACCTATGACGCCATTGAGCGCCGCTATATTGCCTACAAGCGCGAAAACGCGCTTTACGACTTCACGGACTATCCGCTTTACTTATATGATATTCTGATGCGCTACGACGAATTTATCTTCGACGTAGACGCGCTTTTCGTTGACGAGTTGCAGGACATTGACTATGAGCAGTCATTCGTATTCAGCCGCGTTCAGGCCCGCAAGAAATTCTATATCGGTGATGAGAAGCAGATGATCTACGCTTTCCGCGGCGCATCTCCTGACATCTTCGATAAAATTCAAGAAGGCTTTACCTCTTATGTGTTACGCAACAACTATCGTAGCAAGCAGGAGATTATTGATTTGGCGATGAACTTCTATACCCAAGGCACGCGATATTTAGCCACCGGGCAACGCTTCAACTGCAGTGACATTTCGTTCGGCGCGCCCTGCGATATTCGTTGCGCTCGCGGCTTAGGCGGCGACATTTGGGTGGCCGATCCATTCGGTAGCTGTTTGCACAATAGTAGTAAGTATGTCGATTTAATGCCGACGCTTACCTCCTTCATCAATAAGCGCCCCATGATTCTTTGCCGCACCAACCGCATGGTTGAGACTATTAAAAACCTCGGCTATTTGCAGGTGTCCACTATTCACCAGGCTAAGGGTTTGGAATACGATAACGTGGTGCTGGTCGATTGCGAAATTAATAGCATCGACGACCTTAACGTCATGTACGTTGGCGAAACTCGTGCGCGTGATGGCCTTTTTGTTGCCAGTCTGCCACAGATTACAAACTGCCTCCAGGCCAGCAATCTTTACCTATTGTAAATAAGGCGCCCTCGTTTGACAGCAGACGAGGGTTTTTCTATACTATGTTATAGGGCTTAGGCTCGGAGGACATACATGTCTGTTTTAGGCATTAGTTTGAAGGGAAATGAGGAGCAGCAGGAATTAGCGCGACTCATTCAAGAAAAACGCAAACATATTATATTTTGCGAAGGTCCGGCGGGTAGTGGTAAAAACTTTATTTCTATTGCGACGGCGCTGGAGATGGTGCTTGATAAGAAGTACAAGAAGATTATTTACACAAGAAACCCGGTTCAGCTTGGCGAGTCCATCGGCTTTTTGAAGGGCGACGCGGAGGAAAAGAATGAGCCATATATGGCGCCGCTGCGTTGCACGATTGAGTCGCTAGTTACTAAAAGCGCGGATCACTTGAACGCCGGGAATTTATTAGATAAATTCGAGATTATGCCGCTTGCTTTTATGCGCGGTATTAATATTGCTGATGATACTATTTGTATTGTGGACGAAGCGCAGAACTGTAGCGTTGCGACGCTAAATGCCATTATTACGCGTGGCTGCGAGTATAGTAAGATTATTATTATCGGCTCGACCCGTCAGATTGACGATCGACACTTGGCGCGCGCTCCGGTGTGCGATTTCCAGCGTGTTATTGATGCGCTTAAAGATCTGCCGTATGTTGGGTACGTGCAGTTGAAAAAGCCGATGCGTTCCCCATGGTGCGTTGAGGTTGACGAAATACTTAGTGCATTAGAATAAGGTGGTTTAACCCGCCTTTTCTTTTAAATTGGGCGAATAGTCATACGCATGCTATACTATATTATGGGAATTTATGATAATAATTTAAAGAAAACTAATCTCGGTTATCAATTTGACCGAAATGTATATATTGGTATCCAGACGAACGATAATCGTGTAGTTACTTTCAAAGACCTTGGTAATGCTATTGTTGCTAGCGGTGGCGGCGGTGAAGATATTCAATTACAATTAAGCAGTATTGAGGACCTAAGTTCATCTACTAATCCAGCAGCGGACCATCTTTCATTTCATCGTGACGGACAATCTGTTGAATATGATATTTTGCCGCAATATGTTCGTGCAGCAGATAGCTCTGATTTAACACAACAAGAATTGCAAAACGCTAAAGCCTGTCTATTAATACCGGTTGAGCAAGCAGGCACGGTAATTGGCTTTAAAATTTATTATGCCAGCGGTCTGCCAATGCAGACTTTACAATTAGTTCTCGGTAACATCACCTATACTTATAATGGGTCTGCTGCCGTAACTGTAGAATTTGATACTATTCCCACTGTAGCAGCATCTAGCGTTGGGATAGTAACTGAAATCCCTGACAGCGATTCCTCGACTGATATTCCCACTGCTGGTGCAGTACATAAATTCGCGGCTTCTGCTGGTTCATTAAATATGACAGAAGCAACTGCCGGCTACTTAGTAGGCGTACAGCAACAGCCCACCACTACTACGCAAACACTTGCGCCAGTTGGCAGCAATACGATCAAATGGGCCGACTCTGCTAGTAATGCCGGAGCAGCGTCTCAGTGGCTTAGTGCCAACATTACTGGTAAGTTGGATAAAACATTATCTATTGCCGCGGGTAGTACTATATATACATTTGATGGCTCTGTTAGTAGAGCTATTCAATTTGATACTATTCCAACGGTGGCTGCGTCAAGTGTCGCAATTGTAGATAATATTAGTACCACTTCTGGCGCCGCTAGCTCTACAAACATACCCACCGAAGGCGCAGTTTATAAATTTGCCGCTGCGGCCGGTTCAGTTAAAGCCACCGCTTCTGCTGCCGGTTATATTTTAGGCACACCCAATCAGGTTACAGCCACTACCGTGGGTCCTGATACGCCTGCATTATCACCGATTGGCGCAGATACAGCTAATAGCTTAAAGTGGGCTGATACCGCTGCGAGCGCAGGTTCTGCGTCGAAGTGGGTGAACGCCAATATTACCGGTAAATTAGATAAAACACTAACTATTGCCGCTGGTAGCGATGTTCATACCTTTGACGGCAGCGCCAATACTTCAATACAATTTGACGCTCTTCCGACCGTCGCCGCTTCTAGCGTTGCTATTACAGATACGGTGCCCGCGTCAGCCACATCTACAGATATTCCGACTGCCGGGGCTGTATATAACGCAATTCAAACTTTAGCTCCTGGCATTGGCGGAATAGCTACAGCAGGTTCGGGCAACGCTGTAACACAAATTACATACAATGCTACTGATAAAACTTTAACCGTAACTAGTGGAACAACGTTCTTAACCGATGTAACATATGGCAATGGCATTTCAGTTACTGGTACTGGTGCAACGCGCACCGTATCGTTAAATGCCGCCTTTAACACTGCTACTTTAACATTTGGCGGAACCACTTCTTATGCCGTTGTTGGTGGTACAACATATAATATTAAATTGCCTGCACTACCAAATTTTACAGTCATGGGGCAGCAATTAAATACTGGTACGCATACTGTTGCCGCGGGTGCGGGTTTAAAAGTAACTACTAGTGGCAACACCTCTACTGTATCGTTAGACGCGTCGTTTGAAGAAAATACAACCTTGGTCTGGGGAACGCCTGTATCTTATGCCAAAGTTGGCGCAACTACGCACTATATGTCTTTGCCATCTGTTAATACTATACCAACCGTTGCAGCGTCGTCTACTGAAATCACATCAACGGTTAATAGTTCTTCAACTGCAGCTCAAATTCCTACTGCTCAAGGTGTTTATAATGCTATTACTAGTAATATAGCCACTACATTTAGTTATGACGCTAGTACTGGTATATTGACAATTAAAACAAACTAAAGGAGTCATAGCTTGACTCCTTTTTTATATGTTTGATATACTGAAATAGGTTATAAACTATGGCAATAAAATTTGGAACTAATAATGTTAATGATGTTGTTTGGAACGATACAAACGATAATGATAAAGTCGTTACGGCCGTTAACCTAAACGATACTTTTATATATGCCCGAAGGGGGATATATAATACAGGCACTTTACCATTGGGAGTAGCGTCATTAGCGGCAACGCGCACAACTACACTGGAGCCTACTGCAACCACCAATATTACGATTCCCACGGGCGGAACGGTTTTTCATGGCGACACCCTGTCATTTTCAGCGACTCCATTAAATAATTTTTGGATGGCGGATTGCTCGTCTCCAACAGTTTCCATCAATTTTTTAGCAACCACTACCGCCAATGGTGTAAGTTTATCTGGTGTGACCGGATCTCCTAAAAGTCGTACTGTCAATGTTACCACTGATGCCCATATTAATGTAGCATCGGTTAACTATTATACTGGCACAGCCGCCGCATCTAGCCAATACCAAGCCAACGCTAGTGCAACAATACAGGTTTCAGCACCATATACAGTGAGTTGGACTGCTTCATATGATGCTAACTGGACCGGTACTCTTGCTGGGTCATCAGATCCGTCTTTAGCAACGTATTCAATTAACCTCGAATCACATCGAATTACACATGGTATCACTGTTAAGCCCGGTACACATACCAAATTTGCGGTACAATATTATAACGATAGCGGTTCTAAGATTAGCAATACCACGTATGCAACAACAACTTATAGTGCATGGCAAGGACACTATTTTACATATAGTACTAGCGCCGAAAACAGTTTTTGGTATTTAGCGAATGCAGTAACTAATGCTTGTTTTAATGTCGTTTCCGCACAAACCTTGACGTGTGATGACGCTACTATGGTTGTACGTAGTGTAAGTTTTAATAAAAGTGATGGTATTAGCGCCGCGACTTTATCATACACCTCTTCTACCAATGGGCAACCCGCAACAGTTACAGCCAATGCTAGTCCAGGAGATGTTTGGGCTGGCGGCGCGTTATCATGGACGGCAACATTACAGAATGAGTATTGGTCAGGCGACACATCTGGTGGTGAAACCGCGAGTACTAGTGCTGCGGCAATAACCGTAAGCGCGAGTCGTATCCCCCAAACTATTTGGGTAGCACACAAACTTGAACATATTGATACTATTTATATCACCTATCGAGATACCAATGATGCCGAGCATACAATTAGCACGGATGGCGCTACAACTATTGCGGATGTATGGTGCGGCAGCTATATTACCTATACTGCTAGTGCAGCTGCATATTGGACCGGTAGTTCTGGTACTTTAGCACCTTCTTTAAATGCTCGAACAGTAACTACCGCCGCTGCGACACCAACTCCTCGTAGCATTACAATCAAACACGATAGTAATGTTCAATCAAGCCAAATGATTTATACCCCTACCTCTAATACGAACACTACTGTAGCTGCAGCCGGCAGTACATCTGGTGTGACAAAAACTAATATTTGGTCTGGTGCGGACGTCACATGGTCTGCAGTGCGTAAAACCTATTATACTTTAAGAAATGGTAGCGGCACCATCAGCCCGGGCTATGATGCTCAAACCATTAATGTAACTTCTCAAAAATATTTCAAAAATTTTAGTGTTACATTAAATAGCAATATTAATCAAATCACCGTAAAATACGGTAGTACTACAACAACTTTTACTGAATCTGCGGCTGTTGCTGGTCTTGCATGGACAGGCGATCCGATTACATACACACCAGTAGCAGCGACCTATTATAAAACAGTTGGTACGACTACTATTCCCGCACAAGAAAATGATCGTTCTGTTTCTCCAACAGCGGAGCATAAAGTTCGCACACTCACTATTACAAAAAATAGTAATGTTTCTGCTATTACAGCATTTTATTATGATAATAGTGGATACCACTCAACCTCAACCCCAGGCTCAATCGACAATACTTGGAGCAGCAATGATATTACTTGGAACGCAAGCGCTGCAACAGGTTATAGTCTAAATCAGTCTAGTGGCACAATCGCAAAGGCTGATAACGAAGTCGCGGTTTCAATTGCTCCGACCGCAAGCCCCAAGACCTATATTTTGGCCGAAGCGTGGGGTCTAGGTACGGTTACTTTCCATACCACATCGGCCGCAGCATCAAGCGGTAGTAATCCAATTACTTCGGCGGCATATAACACAACCCTTTATATACGTCAGGTGTCGAGCAACTGTTATTTTAATGATACAGGTTCTACCGTATCAACCATGAGCTTGGTATTAAATTCCACTAATTTCTCATTATCAGGCACAACAGCCACTGTATTAAGTAGCAAATTAACCGACGCTCCATACTATCGTATCACAATTAATAGTACCACACGTGGTAATGTATATTATAATGATACATTAGTTTTGTCACCCAGCTTCGGTACTCAAACTGTTTATAAATATAAAAATAAAAATAATGGTAGTCAAACCAGCATTTATGCACAATATGTTGGCTCAATGTCTGGCAGCAGCTTATTGAGTTCGGCAAATGATAATTATGGTACAGCTTCAGATTCTTATACATCTTCCACAAGTGCATACACCTTTACTACTATATCTGGCAACAAAACAGTTAATTTGAATGGCGGCTTGCGAAGTCGTATTTGTGAATTGCAAGCCGGTCCAGACGGTCGTCAATTCACTGTCACATATCGTGATGTAACCGGCGCAACACAAACAATAACACATGGCGGTTTTGCTACCAATAACTTAATGTCAAATAATACCTATGATGCTATTACTGTCTGGCGTGGTGCGACGGTTACATGGGCTGCGGCATCTGCTACTAACTGGCCTGCCGCTTCAGGCTCTTTTGCACCTGGTACTAGCACCTATATTACTATTAATCGTACCAGTTCTTATGATTGGGTTACTGCAGAGACTCATGGTTCAATATACATACCAGCCTATGGCCCAACAGTCTCCACATCTATGGCAGCCTCTGGTACATACTGGATGGCACAAACTCCTGCTAAAATTACCCCAACAACTGCTTCCAGCAAAACTGGCACTGCAACGGTAACGGGAGGGTCTGTCACTTACACCATTACTTCGAGCAGCACCGCTTTGACCTTAGCGGTGCGCGGCAGCACTGGCGGTATTAGATGCCCTTATGATTTGTACCGTGTGCGAAATACGACGTGCTATCCACCTGCCGTTTATCGTAACAAAGCTAGCGCTACATTGGTACTATATAATCCAAATGATTGCCCAGTGGAGATATATGGTCGATTCTATATCGCAGCGCCTGGTGGCACTACATATATGCCTAGTGCCGCTATTATTACATCTGAGTTGGCGGCAGGTGCGTCAATTACTCTTGGCAGCCACTCATTGCAGGCTCCTACTACCTGGTCGTATAGCTTCCAGTGTCGACCGTGCAGTAATGTTGCCTGGGGCTCAAGTTGGAACTCAATGGGATATTAATGTAAATCAGTCTACAAAGCGTCAGTTTGCTGACGCTTTTTTATTTATGTTATATTAAAATGATAATGAGGAATTAATATGGCTATTATTTTTTCGACAGGTTTTTCATATGGTAGCGCACTAACGGTCAAACGTTTACAGGCCACACACATATATACCGAAGACGGTGCATGGGAGTTACCAAGTTCCATTCAATTAGACCCACTTCAATTAGATGTTACTTTTACTAATTATAGGCTTGCAATCACAACTTCTTTACACAAGGGGAAGTCAGTTAACATAACCAACACTGAGGATAGTTATTATGCTAATATTACTTATTCCGGTTCTCGTTTAGTGTTACAATCAAATGTACCGGCCCCATATCAATGTACAGTTGTGGCCGGCAATATGATTACCACAGATTCGCCACAATATGATGATGTAGCGATAGGTTTGAAAGATGAATGGTACCAATTTCCATATACATTAGACAGTAATTCTCAAAAATATATTATACCAATGGATAACCACCTGGCTCGCTTACAACCTCCGGCCCATCTATTATCTCACTATTGGATGCCTCTCTGTATTTATGCAGTAGTGACGGGTCCTGGGATGTCTAATATCACCGCTTTTTGGAGCTTTACGCGACATCAATATGTGGATGCCAGGGGCACGGCGCAATATAGTATAGATTGGGCAAATCTACAAATTAAACAAGAATGGACAACTACCGATTATGCAGTAAACTCAACCGTATATGGCAGTCACTGGATCGCTATTTGTCCACATGAATCTCTAGCGCCTAATAAATTATTATTAGTTGGCGGACATGGTTTAAAGGATAAAAACGTGTCTCAATTATACACAATTAATCATAATTATCATATATCTAACCACCTTATTTCAACTTATGCGCAAGCAATTTTCTCTGGTACTGGCGTTGCTAATGGGCTAAAATTAGATCAAGATCACTATTCCGTTGAGGGTTTTTCTGAAGGTCCGACCTTCGGCAGCGCAAAATGTTCAGCGCTTCCAACAACCGAGGGTTTTTCTATTTTATCCCCATATTGGACGACCCCAGCATTGGAATATGAAGTTTTATCAAGTAATTACACTTCCGTTTTAGCTGATGACACCCAAATCTATGTCCATGCTTCAGATCGCGCCCCATACGTACAATATAAAAACCTCTGCCCGATGTACTTACATAACTATTCCAGTGAAGGCAAATTGGTGTGGGACACAACCTCTTCATCAAATCCTACGGAAACAACCTCTCTTGGCTCTACTTATATCACTAAAGAATATATTGTCGGAGGCAATTCTGAATTGTTAATGGCGTATGCCTACAATAGCACAGAAAATATTCTAAGTTTTTGTAGTCATTTACCCGACGTTCAAAATGCTGTTCGCGCGGGGTTATCGAATACTCGTGTTTTGTATATTAACGATATACGTTATGCTATTGCCTTTAATACAGGAGATACTTGGAATACACAAACCAGCGCTCTTAGTAGCACACCATTTACTTTAAAAAAATATGGTTTAACTTTAGAGTCACAAAATGTTGGGCAGCGTTCATTTGTAAAAGTTAATGGCGTTATGTTACAAGACTCTTCAGATCAATCCGTGTACACCGATCAAACAATTATAGATGGCGAACATTATCATACTGCTTAATATATATTTGACATTCCCATTGTATTTCCGCCACAATTAAATAGGTCAATTGAATTTTACATTTAACTTTAAAATTAAGGTGAAGTTTATGAAATTAAGCACCCTCTTTCATCGGTGTGCATATGATGTACAATATCAAACAGTCGGCCATGACGTAAATTACGCATTTGTAGAAAGTGGTGACCTCCTCTACATCTATTTCCAAGGTAGTTCCTCTACTACCGATTGGATTCGCAACTTCTTATTCCCAGCCCGTCCGTACAAAGATATGGCTGTGCCATATCGAGTTCATCGTGGCTTTCTAGCCGCTTGGAAAGAAGTCGAAGATCTCATTATCGCCAAAATCTTAGAAACCGACGATAATGGATACCGTTGGAAACAAATCGTGGTTGTCGGCTACTCCCATGGTGGTGCGCTTGCTACTTTCTGCCACGAATGTGTTTGGTATTATCGCCCCGATCTGCGTGAATATGGCTTAGCCGGTTTTGGTTTTGAAGCCCCGCGCATTTTCTTCGGCTGGCATCTCAAGAAAGAGTTGCGTGAACGCTGGAAACATTTCCGCATTATTCGCAACAAGAACGATATTGTAACTCATGTGCCGCCCGTACTATTTATCTATCGCCATGTTGCTGAAATCTTACATATTGGCAAAGGCGTATCTACTAAAAACTATCATTGGCCGCATTGTGTCGGGGCGCATTACCCAGAAGCGGTTTATGAAAGCTTGCTCGCTTATGAAGAAAGGAATAAAGAATAATGGAAAAACATGTAACCCTTTACACCACGCACTGCCCCGCTTGTACTGCTATGACCATTCTCTTGAAACAGAACGGCTATACCTGGACCGAAAACACTGATACCGACCTCATGCGCTCTAAAGGCTTTAAAGCCGTACCCTGGATTGAATTTGAGGACGGCACGCTTATGAATCTCGGTCAAGCCAAGGCATTTTTCGCAGCCCGCAAAAACTAACAAACGCAAAATTAACTTGCTTATTTCAAAACATTTGTCTATAATAAAACTAGCACGATAGTGTTAGTTTTTTTATTAGGAGTTTTATGACAATAGACGAAAAACTTCGGTTTATGGAAGAGTATCGTGGCGCTCGCAATGCTGCTACCGGCTCTGAAGTAGACCCCAATGCGAACGTAACGGAAAAGAATATCGCAACCCTCGCCGTCGAACTTAATAAGGCCGACCATATTCTGCTTCAGCGCGCCGTTATGAAGAACTATTTAACCAAGTATTTTGGCGCTGAATTGGCGGCTCAGTATGAGGAAGACTTGAGCCACCACATTATCTACCGACATGACGAAACCACTGGTGCGGGTGGCTTCCCGTATTGCGTCGCTATGACTATGTATCCCTTCCTATTGGATGGGCTTACAAAGGTTGGCGGCGGCAGCACTGCACCCAAACATATAGAAGAGTTCTGCGGCGGCTTCATCAACCTCCTCTTCATCGTTGCCGCACAATTTGCTGGTGCAGTGGCGACACCAGAGTTCCTTACCTATTTCGATCACTTTATGCGCATTGATTACGGTCAGGACTATTACCTCCACCTTGATGACGTTATCGAACCGAGTCGCGGCATGACGTTGCGCGACAAGATCGAAAAGCATTTCGGCCAAATTATTTATAGCATTAATCAGCCCGCCGCCGCTCGTGGCAACCAGTCCATTTTCTGGAACATTGCCTACTTCGATCGCTACTACTTTGAATCCATTTTTAACGGCTTCTTCTTCCCCGATGGCGACGAACCGTGCTGGGAATCTACCAAAGTGCTGCAGAAGCTCTTTATGAAGTGGTTTAATAATGAGCGTCTTCGCACCATTCTTACCTTCCCTGTTGAAACCGCAAACATCCTTGTTGAGAACGGCCACTACAAAGATGAGGAAATGGCCAGCTTCTTCTCCGAAATGTGGTCAGAAGGCGCTTCCTTCTTCATGTATCAAAGTGATTCTGTCGACGCCCTCAGCTCTTGCTGCCGCCTTCGCAATGCAGTAGAACGGGAACCGTTCTCCTACACGCTTGGCGCCGGTGGTGTAGAAACAGGTTCAAAGGCCGTTATAACCATGAACTTGAACCGCCTCGTTCAGGACTGGGACCGCGAAGGTCGCAAAGGCCCGTTCTCCGAATACATTGCCGCGACCACTACTCGTATTCATAAATATCTAACCGCGTTCAATAACAAACTTTGGGACGATTATAACAATGGTATGTTGACCATCTTCAAAGCCGGCTTCATCGAACTCGACAAGCAGTACCTTACTGTTGGTATTAATGGCTTTGTCGAAGCCGCCGAGTTCCTTGGCATTAAAGTTAGCCCGTTCAGCGCCGAATATCGTCAACTCGCTGCCGACGTACTTGGCACAATTGGCCGACTCAACGAAGAACATAAAACCGAGCATACAAAGTTCAATACCGAGTTCGTCCCAGCCGAGAATCTCGCCGTCAAGTTCTACAACTGGGATAAGCGTGATGGCTACTCCGTGCCGAGCAGCCGCAACTGCTACAATTCCTACTTCTACGTTGTCGAAGATAATATTGACCCGGTCCTCCGCTTCTACTATCAAGGCACCGGTTTCGCGGATCAATGCAGCGGCGGCGTTGCCCTCCACAACAACCTTGAAGAGCACTTGGACGCCGCGACTTACCGCAAACTCATGGATGTCGCAGTAGAAGCTGGTTGTAACTACTTCACCTACAACGTCCGCAATACCATCTGCAACGATTGCGGCTATATTAGCAAACACACTCTTGATGAGTGCCCGCGCTGCCATAGCAAAAATCTCGACTATTGCACGAGAATCATAGGTTACCTAAAAAGAGTGTCCAACTTTAGCGCCGCACGCCAAGATGAGGCCGCACGACGTGCCTATACCAAGCCGGGTCTCCACGACGGATCGGAGCTTGACTAATGTTAACTTTCACCGATTACGAAGTTGATTTACGCTCCATCCCCGGTGAAATTTGTTTAACCTTCTATATCTGTGATTGCCCCTGCCATTGCCACGGCTGCTCAAGTCCGTGGCTTTGGGAGCGCGGCAAATATGAACTAACCTTTGAGAAATTAGCGAAGGCTATTAAACTCTACCCCTACGCCACTTGCATTTTGTTAATGGGTGGTGATAATGACCACTGGGAAGTTTCGCGGCTCGCCGACTGGATTCGTTGGCTTGGTCGCAAAGCCGCGTTCTATAGCGGCATGGACGCGTGGGATATGGACCTCCAGTTACACCTCAACTACTATAAAGTCGGCCACTGGGACGAAAGTCGCGGTCCGCTAAACTGCCGCACTACCAACCAAGCCCTCTTCCGCCACGACTCACCGACCCTCTTTACCAACATTACTTCGATGTTTTGGACGAAGGAGAATGAGTGGAAGCCACAACAGGAAGAGCAAATTAAAGCCGATCGAACTGAGTGGTTACAAGGGCTTGGAGCGGCCGACGCAAAAAGGAGCTAGCATGAAAATCTTACGAATCGACAAGAACGGGGCCGCGGAAGCCGTGCGCAAAAACGACGGCTATTGCCCCTGCAAATTAGAAAGATGCCCGGACACAAAGTGCATGTGCCGCCAATTCCGTGAGCGGGTGGCACGGCAAGAGCCGGGAGAATGTGAGTGCGGTTTATATGAAGTGGTTAAGTAAGCGCCGCGAGGCGAAAATGTTAATGGGCGGCTCTGTGCGACTTAAATACTTGTTGCATTTATTGCCGGACCGTATTATGGTTCAAGTCGATCATTTTCATGGCACTATGAACCGCGTCAAGGCCGCCAACAAATATGGAGAATATTTTGTTTGGTTTATTCAGCCGCGCGGCTATGACATCGAAGTTATATTGCATGAACAACCGAAAGGAGAAAAATAATGCATTTTGAATTAGTTAGACCCGAAGAAGAAACCCAATTGCCGATGCGCGCCACTGCGAATAGTGCCGGCTATGACTTCTTCTCACCCGCCGACTATACGATTGAGCCGCATGGCAAAATAAAAATACCGACCAATGTGACCGTGGCACTCGACAACGCCGATACAATGCGTTGGGTATTGCAGGCGTATCCGCGCTCTTCTATGGCAATTAAGCGCGGCATGGCCATTGTTAATACGGTCGGCATAATTGACGCTGACTATTGCGGCTTCGAGATTGCCATTTTTCTCGAAAACCGCTCAGAAGAGCCGCTGGTTATTAAGGCTGGCGACCGCTTCTGCCAAGGTATATTTGTGCCGTATCTAATTACGAGTGATGACGCCGCCTTTGGAGAAAGGGTTGGTGGCTTCGGCTCGACAGGCAAGTAAATTGCGTGGGCTGCAACAGTTCCTTGTAACTGTCGGCCCATTTTTTATTGACTTTAACGCTATTCACACGTATAATAATATTAAAGATAAGAAAGGAAAAACCTTATGGATGAAGAGGAGCGCGGTACTACATATCATGGCACTATGGCTACACGTATCGTGGCGAATGGTAATAAGTTAACTATAAATTACGTAGTTCAGTTCGGTGGTACATACTTTACATTAGACATAAATAAGGCAATAGAACTAGGGTTGTTAATCAAGGAGGATTAAACGATGAGTCAGTGGACACATGTAATTGGGGTTGTTCAGACCCACCCCGTAACGCAAGAAGAGGTCGAAAAAGCATTTGGTGTGCCGAAAACGTGGAATGATATGATGAATCATACCGAGCGATACTATCGTCATGTCCAAAGCCCTGTTAGAATTCCAACCGGGTCGGAAGGCACTATCGTTTGGCATTTACAGGACACTGTCGAGAAGGCGGATGAAGATGATTGTTGGACCATCCTCGGTGAAGGTTCGCTTATTTCCATTGAAGGCGACTTGCGCGACTTTGGCGAGTGCGACGAGGATGTGCAAGAAATTGCCGAATGGTTTATTAATGGCTGTAAAAAACTGGATAGCGTGCGTTGGGGCACTTTATCTATCGAAGTTGAGTTTGGCAATTCATATATCGTTGACGTCATGTGGAATCGGTGCATCATTCAAAAGGTTGATCGTAAACAGACGTTAACGGTTGCCGATTTAAAGGCGCACGAGGCACACGAGGAGGAATAGCCATGTATATTCAATACAAAATTTTTAAAACAGTAGATGAACTCAACGAGTGGCTTAAACAATTTCAACATGCTAAAGTTGGTGATAAACAAGTATTAATGGGAACTATAGATGGACAGCGGCTGCAGTTGCTGGATGTTACTTGGTTACCATGCGGCGACGTAGCCGGCGATGAGACACAAATTAACGGCAGTATTGGACACTATGCTGCCGTAAAATATGGAGTTTGGGGCCATGCGTACAATTAATGATTTCGCTCTAATGGAGCCAATGAAGTATTATGATAATCCTGAACCGAAAACCGTAACACTTCAACAAAAGCGTCAAGATATTATTGATAATAAAGGTAATGAATACATTGCCTCCGTTAAGCATGATGGCGACTGGGGTATGTTCATTCACTATTCCAAGGGTAACAACCTAATCCGCAGCCGCTCGATCAGCAAAATTACCGGTGTTTACGGCGACTATACCGCGAAGCTGCCGACCGCCATCGAAGTTATGGATAAGTGGCCAGATAATACGGTCATCTTGGCTGAAATCTGTGTAGATGGCGAAGGTGTTAATGCTAACACCATCGGCACTATTTTGCGCTGCTTACCGGAGAAGGCAGTAGAGCGCCAGAAAACCACCAAGGTTAAGTTCTGGGGCTTCGATTTGTTGATGTGGAATGGTGAGGACTTTACCGAAACGCCGTATCTCGTCCGCATTATGGAGCTGGAAGCGTTACTAAACGATAAGTTTGCTGATAATTATTATGGAGCCGACCATTTCTGCTGCACCACAGTGTATGCAGATGGATACGACTTTGCCGAAGAAGCCGATCGTATTATCGCGGCCGGTGGTGAAGGTTTGGTTATTCAGAAAAAAGATAACCATTACTGGCCCGGCACCCGTACCGCATGGAAAACCTTGAAATTGAAACAGAAGTTGCCGGAAATGGAACTTCTGGTCATTGCCGCGCTTGAGCCGACTGTCGCTTACGATGGTACGGAAATTGATACCTGGAAATATTGGTTGGCGTATCCCGACGATGGTGACTACCCAACCATGCATAATTTTAATGGCGCTGCCGAAGCGCTTGAATTTGAAAAAACCTTCAATGAAAGTTACGGTAAGGACCTCGGCTATACTGTCAAAGTTAAAGCCGTTACCAAACCCTATTTCTACGGTTGGAAAAGTGCAGTCCGTGTGTTGTATAATGGTATAGAAGTGGATGTTGCGAGCGGTTTAACCGATGACGACAAAGCTTGGCTGTCCACAAAAGAAGCATACAACTTGATTCAAAGCAAGGCACTTTATGCGGTTGTACGCGGAATGAGCACAAATGACAAGGGCGCAATTCGTCATCCTGTATTTGTTCGCTTCCGTTATCCGGAGGAAAAATAATGAATAAATATAGAGAAAAACTGATGACGCAGTTGAACAACATCGTAGAAACCAATGTTGGCGATTATCTATGGTTAATGCCAGACGAGGCCGCCGCATTATTGCATGCCTTACGAATTGAGGCGTTGCAAGAGGTAATTGAATGCGATGCAGATGCCTATGAACAGTTGCTCGCCGCGGCATCAGCCGAACCCACCCCTGCTTTGAAACAGTTGTTCAAGGAGTGAGATGGAGAAGTATCAAGTAGTTGAAGAGTGTAGTTGCTCATTGCAGCTTTTAGGCGAGTATAATTCGCGCGAAGATGCTGAAGAGGCCGCGGCTATATTAGAGTCTTCGGGTTTGCGGTGTAAAATCAGAAAGACTGAAAAAGAGGATTTAATAAATGATGCTAAGAACTAAAATTATGGCTACTTGCGCTGTTGTGGCGCTGGCAGTAACCGGCATTGTCTTTGGTTCACGACCAATGCATCGCGTTGTTGCTCAGGCAAATGTGCCTGTAAAAGACACTTTTGAACACAGTTTAGTGTTAAAAGACAGGTATGCATTCAACGCTAAGAAAAAAGGTTTTATCAAAAGTCAAACCACACAAGAATTAATCATGAAGTGGGTGGACAATGATTATACAAAATTTTATATAATGTCTGATGGACTGTATCTTCATAACTCTTCCGCTGATTTGTCTTTTTCTTCAAGTCCTACGTTTTGGACCGCTTTCCACCCATATCAATTATCTCCCATTGGTGACTCAAGTCGTGCTTTGATTTATCGCGGTGGAGATTCTGATATTATTAAAAACTATGCGGTTTCTAATATAGGTGGAGAATATAGCGTACCTTCATTAAATATAGATTATGAGGTTTGGACGACTAGAGATTGTGCCGCACAAGAGGGCATCTTTGCAGACAATTGTATAAAATTTTTAAGCCAGTCCTCACATGCACCAGCAAGCTCTTCTGAAGAATCGACCACTTCGAGCGCTGCAGAGTCAACCACTTCAAGCGTTTCAGAATCCGCCGCTCCAGTCAGTAAAACCGTAACTTTTAATCAACAAGAACTTAAGGCCAATCCAATAGTAACTAAACAGGGAATATCTATTGACAATACTAGTGATTATGGCACTAACACAGTTACTGAATTGCGTGTATATAAAAATGCGACATTAACAATCAGCGGTCCTATCATGACTTCAATTGTGTTTACATGTACTGCTAATGGTACAACAAAACAAGGCCCTGGCTGCTTCGGGTCTGGGGCGCCAGATGGCTATACCTTTGAGAGTGACGGAAAGACTGGAACGTGGACTGGTAATGCTGACACGGTGTCATTTACCGCTTCATCTAATCAGGTGCGCATTACCCAAATCGTAATTACACTTGCATAAAGGAGTTTAAATGAACGCATACCTAGCAGGATCTATATTCTACTATGGCGATGTGCTACGAAATACGGAATGGGCGGCCAAAATACGAGCCGCCTTTCCGCATATAAACTTGTACTCGCCCATTGAGAATACCGAAATTAATGGCGCCGAAGGAAAGAAAAAGTGCGCCGGCTCACGAGCAATAGTTGAAGGGGATAATGCTCGACTCGACAAAACAGATGTGTTAATCGTTTGCATTGATGGCGATATTCTGCCCAGCGGCAGCTGCGCCGAGATTGGCTATATGGCTGCTCGCTGTGAGTTCCTCAACTCTGGTCAGCATATCGTGGGCATTTGCACCGACAATCGTCAATGCTATTTAACTCATAGTCAAGAGAAAGATAATGCTGGCGCCGCCGAATTGGGCGAACAACAGTATAGTTATCAAAACCTCTATGTAACCGGGTTAATTAAAAAGTATGGCGCACTCTTTAGTAATATTGACGACGCCATCGAATACATAAGGAGTTTAAATGTCTAGTTTACGCTACAACATCTCCGACAAGCTTGGCATCGGAAATACTATCCTCTACTCCGTTCAGCACTGTCTCGCCATGTTTGTCGCTAATGCCCTTATCGCAATTATCGTATATAGCGGTTATGGCTATAATATGGTTCCGGCTGCGCTTATGTCCGCGGGTATCGGCACTATTATCTATTTACTTATAACGCAATTCAAGAGTCCAGTATTTCTTGGCTCCAGCGCCGCACTCATCCCCGTCATGTCAACCTGTTTGGCAATGGGTGGCATGGTTCACGGTAACTTTATCGCCGTTATCATCGGTCTCGGCACTGTTGGGCTTGTCTACGCAATTCTCGCAGTAGTAACTCACTTTGTAGGCACAAAATGGTTAATGAAACTGTTGCCGCCCGTCGTGGTCGGTCCGGTCATTGCCATTATCGGTCTTAACTTGGCCGCCTTCGCCACCAACTGGTCCATGTTCAACAACGGCGTCGATTGGAATGGTTGGGCCATTGGAGTCGCGCTCACTACCATGCTTGGTATCGCGCTTATCTCCCACTATGCAAAAGGTAAGTTGAGCACACTACCGTTCTTGGTCGGCATTATTGGCGGCTATCTACTTGCGCTCGCCGTTACCGGCATTGGTCACGCAGTCAACGATCCAACTATGCAGTTAGTTGACTTCACGCCATTTACTCACATGGAATGGTTGCCGAAATTCAGTTTACAACTCGCCTTTGATGGCGTTGAGGCTAACGGCTTTAATGTCGCGCAATTGCCTAGTATCATTTTGGTCGCCGTACCAGTCGCGCTAGTCGCGTTCTGCGAACACATCGGCGACCATCTTAACCTTTCTACTGTTGTTGAAAAGAATTTGCTTGAGGATCCTGGCTTAAGCCGCACTGCACTAGGTGACGGCGTTGCTACCGCGGTCGGTGGGCTTATCGGCGGCATGGGCAACACCACTTATGGTGAAAATGTAGCCGTCATTGGCGTTTCTAAAGTCGCCAGTATCTGGCCCGTCTTGGGCGCCGCGATCTTGGCGATCGCCCTTGGCTGGATGGCCCCGGTTATGACTTGGGTTCAATCCATTCCCTATTGCGTCTTCGGTGGCGCCGCGCTTATCTTGTACGGCTTCATCGCAATTTCCGGTCTCCGCAACTTGCAAAAAGTCGATCTCACTGAAAGCCGCAATGTAATTATCGCCGCGGTCACGCTTACCGCTGGCGTTGGCGGTCTCTTCATTCAGATTAAGGACTTCCAGTTTACCGGCATTGCGCTTGCAATGATTATTGGTATCTTGCTTAATATAATCTTGCGACCAAAGAAGGCCGAGTAAGCCAAATCTACTAAGCGCTCACTTGAGCGCTTTTTATTTTGATTTCAGCGATTTAATCGAATAGAATAAAATAACTAATGAAAGGGAAGATATGCCAACAAAAATTTGTGTATATGCCATCTGTAAAGATGAAAATAAATATGTTGACCAATGGTTTCAAAATGTAGCTCCGGCAGACTACATTACCGTTCTTGATACTGGCAGTCAACCAAAGTTCTACGCCTATTTACAGGCAATTGCTGAAAAAATTAATGCTCAGGCCGGTTATCAAAAGTGTATTATTAAGCAAAAGGTCATCACTCCTTGGCGCTTTGATGTCGCTCGTAACGAATCAATGCTTTTGATTCCTGACGACGCCGATCTATGCTTATGCACTGACTTCGACGAGTTGCTTGTCGCTGGTTGGGCAGACGTGCTTCGCAGCCGTTGGAATGGCGAGAGCCGTGTCATGTATCAATACGCTTGGACTCATACCGAGAATGGTATGCCGGCGAAGATTTTTACTTACGATAAATGTCACGCTAACGACCATAAGCACTTCTGGAAGTATCCGGTTCATGAGTGTATTTCTATCGGTACAATTGATGATGATTTAGCTGAAATTCACCGTGGCCTTTATATTAATGATATTGTGCCATTCCTGGAGCATTTCCCTGATCCTGAAAAAAGCCGCCAAGCTGATTACGGCGAGCTTCTAAAACTTCGTATGCGCGAATTCCCAAATGAAGTATTCAGTTATACTTATATCTTATCACAGAAGTTCTGGGAAGGTAAGTATCAAGAAGTTGTTGATTTCTCGCTCAATGAGGCTATTCCAGCCATTTGGTCACGCAAATACAAGGATCAGGCCAGTATGCCTGACGTCTTGCTCTATACTGGCGACGCCTATCGTGCTCTTGGTCAGTTCGACAAGGCGCAAGAATACCACCGCATGGCTATCGCCACGCTTCCCAACGCTCGCGACGGCTATCTCGGACTTGCTTGGGACCTTATTTATTCCGGCGATTGCCAAAGCGCAATTGAGCAGGTCATGACCGGTTTGCGTGTCGGCGTAAAAATGAGTCTCTGGTGCGAACGTGAGTTTAGCTGGACTTATATGCCGTATGTAATCCTATCAGTTGCTTACCACTTATTAGGCGCGCATCGCACGGGTGAAGACTACAAGCTATGCAGTAAAGCCTTCGGCGCCCCTGATAATATGATTGAAAATATTTTACGGGACTTTGTAATCCACGAAGGTCCCGCACCTGTTACCACACAAAAAGGAGAACAAAAATAATGGCAAAAGGTAAACCCGTTTCTAAAGTTTCTAAAGGCGCAAATGGTCGCAAAAATCACGGCCCAAAACGTCATCTTGACCATGACGTCTTTCCCAAGGCGACCCGTATGGCTATCGCTAAAACTGGCGTCCTTAACAAATATTCTTCATTTGACGACTTCTGCATTTCTATGCAGGCTCGCGGCGTTCGTGCCGACTATAAATTGCTCTGGGCTCGTTTCTGCACAATCCCTTGCACCGACCGCGCTGCGCAGCGTGAATTTTTCGCCAATGTCAAACAAATTGCTCAGGACGAAATGAAAAAATTAAAAAAGACAGGTGACGCCGTAAAGAAGGTGGCCAATGCGGTCAGATAGTTCAGTAGCAATCGCTGTTGCCGCAGGTCCCACTAGCTCGTTAAGCGGCGTCGGCGTTATCGTCGGCATCATTCTTTGTATTTTGCAGGGTGTTGGTACTATTGACATTGGCTGGTTCTGGGCTACGTTCCCGTTTTGGATTTGTCCGGCGATCGGACTTGGCATCGTTCTACTCTGTATGATTATTAGCGGCGTTGTATTATTAATTACCGCAATTGTGCAAAAAGGTCGCAAAAAGCGCCATTAAAACTATTATTTTTCAGACTTTTGAAGAAGTTGTGATAGAAATATCTTGACTTCAACGAAAGTCTTTTTTATACTTATAATATAAGGAGGATAATAATGTTAAAAAAGACTATATTCCCATCGACCGGGTGTCATTATGAAAATGGTTATATAGTAACAGATGCCGGCAACAATATTGCGCATATTTATCCATATTTTGCGATCGTAGCGCATGGTTATCTTAGCGATATTTGGGTTTGCGACAAGAGACGGGTTATCTGTGCAGCCGACACAGAAGAAGAGTGTGTACAATGGGCACAAGCTCATGGATATACAATTAAATCATAATATAGAAGAAAGGAGTACTTTATGATTGGTTTATGGGCAACATTAGCAGAATGCGCCGCAGTCCTCAATTGGGCAATATTAGGCGTGTTTTTAGTAAAAGTTATAGGAGCAAAAAATGACAAGTAAATTTGCCTTAATATACACATGTCATGTACATTAATATACATGGAGAGTGTATATGATTGGCATTTATGTAATCACTAATGATATTAATGGACTACAGTATGTAGGGCAGTCTGTTAATATTATCAAACGCATTAAACAACATTTTAGTTGTAAAGACAATATTGCTATTGATTTAGCTATTAAAAAATATGGAACCGAACATTTTCATTGGGAAATTATAGAAGAGTGTTCAGTTGATCAGTTAGATGAACGTGAAGGTTATTGGATAAGCGCATTAGATACTTATAATAATGGTTATAATTGTACTATTGGTGGTCGTGGCAGTCGACTTAGCAGCAATGTCATTTATACTGTTGACGAGATCAAACAATTACGAACTATTTACGCTAATCACGACTATAAATCCTTTAAAGAGGTTTTTGAAAAATATGGACACGGCAACGAACAAAGTTTCCGAGAAGTTTTTAAGGGCAATTTATGGAGCTGGGTCATGCCCGAAGTTTTTACTCAAGAAAATAATAATTATTATTATAAACAGTTAAATAATAATCGTCGCACTTCTAATCAATGGGGTGAAAATAATACTTCAGCTGAATTAAAATCTGAAGAAGTTTTTCAGATTAGATTAGACTATGTTCATTACAATCGAGAATATTTATTTAAAAAATATGCACACATTCATCAACGCACAATTGTCGCAATTATCTCCGGTCAAAACTGGCGACATTTGCCAATTTATCTAAAACGTAAAAAAACTTGGATTTTCCCAAAAGATTATAATGAAGAACAAATAGAATATTATCAGCAACGAATAAAGGAGAACATTAATGGCATATGATGAAAATTCAATTCGTCAACTAAGTTGGCGAGAAGGCATCCGGGGAAGCACCGGGATGTATATAGGGGCTTGTGATGTAAATGGGCTACATCATTTGCTTGAGGAAATTGTGTGTAACGCAATGGATGAAGCCTCCGCCGGATATGGAGACTGTATAGAAGTTACTATTGTACCAGAAAGTAATATGGCAATTGTGCGTGATCATGGTCGTGGTGTTCCATTCCGTAAAAATAAAGATGGGCAATATGCCATCTTGTCCGTTTATCAAGGACTGCACGCTGGTGGCAAATTTGAGGGCGACACAGCTTATAAATCCGCATTAGGGTTAAATGGTGTAGGCGGCACGGTCACCAATGCATTATCTAGCTGGATGCATGTTATTTCAGTTCGTGAAGATGGTGAGTGTGAAGTCGTATTTAAAAATGGTGAGGGGTTGCCGATTATTAAAGACGGGCCTCATAAACACACCGGTACGACAGTATCTTTTATTCCTGACGATACTATGTTTAAAGGTATTAAGTGGGATATTGATTTGATTAAAGAAAAACTCCAGTATCACGCTCTACTTAATAATGGTATCCGCTTCCGTCTACTGGTTGAAGAAAAAGGACATGAAGCAAAAGAGATTGCCAACTTCTACTACACTAACGGCATTAAAGACATGTTGTCGCTAAAGGCCGAGGGCGAAAAGGTTATAACCAAACCTATTTATAACAAAGTTGAAATAGCAAAAGGAACGCCAGATGAGTTCATCATCGAGTATGCGTTCCAATATATTGATAAGCCGGGCGAGCACTTCTACGCCTTCACGAATGGTGGCTACAACCCAGATGAAGGCACTCACGTTACGGGTTTCCGTAGCGGCTTTACTTCGCTTATTAATAAGAAGGCCAAAGAGCTCGAATTTATCAAAGAAGGTGAAAATTTTGATGGTTCGATTATCCGACGCGGCCTCCTCTGTATTCTAAGTGTAAAAATGGTTCAGCGGCCGCAGTTTGCAGAGCAAACGAAGCTCAAGCTGACCAGTCCTGAAGCACGCACCGCCTGTTCCCAGGCAATAGGTAAGTTAGTTCTTACCAAGACACAAGCAGACGAAATTATTAAGAAAGTCCAGGTCGAACAGAAGGCCGAAGATGCTGCGAAACGTGCTAAAGCGGCAGCCGCAAAGGTTGTCAGTGGCGGTAAAAACCTTAATACTTTGCGCGACATGCCAGAGAAGTTGAGTGACTGCCCCGACCGCCACGGCGAACTGTTTATTACAGAGGGTGAATGAGTTGCCCTTACCTTTCTATCCAGTAACCACTGGGGTAAGTTCGGATTCTGCAACCGGATTTGCTAACGAGGGTAACTTATTACTATACTAATATAGTAATAAGGAGTCTCGTGGGAAGTTATGCAATATATCTATAAAATTACAAATTTAATTACCAATAAACCATATATTGGTATTACAGTTAACATCCAACGACGTATGCAACAACATCGTGCTGGACACGACGCACCTCAATCTCCTATTGATTTAAGTATTCAAAAATATGGATGGGAGAATTTCACCGTTGATATAATTGATCAATGCGAAACTAGAGAAGAGGCGAAACAATTAGAGCAACATTATATTCAAATATATAATTCTTATTATGATGGATATAATGCTACTCTAGGCGGTGATGATGTTAGCAACTTACCTAGCGTCAAAGGGGAGAATAATCCACGTGCCTTGATTACTGAAGATGACGTTCGAGAAATTCGTCGACGCCGCATGAATGGAGAGCGTTTATCAGATGTATATAAAGATTATGAAGCCAAAATGCCTGGCGGAGTGCGAAATGGATTTAGTAAAGTATGGCTGCATGATTGTTGGTTTGATGTTTGTCCAGAATACGTAGGCAAATATCCAAAACCAGATCATTCAGTATATGCCACCAAACGTCGTAATCAATTAACTGATAATGATAAAAATCAATTAGTAATTATATTTAAATATTATGGTCCAATTAAATACAATAAGGTGTATCCATTATTTAAACAAGTAGTGGATTGGCAAACTTTTCAAGAAGTATGCCAGTCCATTGTGGATCCATTATATGGTAATGCTGGCTATCGTTGCAGGGCGAAAAATAAAGCCAAGATAGAAGCATTACATCAGCAGTATTTATCTGAATTGCATAACATACCTGTATCGACTATCCCCGTTGTTGGGGAGTAGAATTACTATTGGTACGTAATTCGAAATGTTAGGCATCTATAATATAGATGAAGAAATAGTCAGCGAGTAGCTAGCGCTCGGACTCAGCTAGTGGCAACGCGCGTATTATGCGCAACAAGCAGAATCAGGCGGTTCTTGGCTTGCGTGGTAAGATTTTGAACACTTGGAGCCGCGACCTCGCAGACGCCCTTGAAAGTCAAGAGGTTAAGAATATCTTGACCGCACTTGGCTGCGGCGTTGGTGATAACTTTAATATCAATAACTTGCGTTACGACAAGATCATTATTTTCAGTGATGCTGACCCCGATGGCGGCCACATTCAGCTGCTTATTGAGGCGCTATTCCTTCGCCACTTGCCGAAGCTAATTGAAGCCGGCAAAGTGTATAGGGTTGTGCCGCCTCTTTACCGTATTACCAACCAACGCGGCACGAACTACTACTACTCTGAAAAAGATGCTCGTAACAAGGTTGGCGAGCGCACTCACTTCAAAGGTTTGGGCGAAATGGCGCCGCAGGAGTTATATGACACCTGTCTCGATCCTGAACGTCGTCACCTCATTCAACTTAAACCTGACGATATTGAAGCCGACTTATTGGCGTTCGATACGTTAATGGGCAAGAGTGCCGAGAAACGCCGTTCCTTCATTTTAAGCCACAAGATTAAGGGCGAGATTGGAGATTCGTATGAAGATGACAGTGAAGAATAGTTATAATATTGATTGGCGTCAGTATATCAATGAAGATGCGATTCCAACTTTGGATTTCCTGGATCAGTTCGATAATATAAAAAACGACATTAATATTTATATTATTAATATTAATGGCGCGACCACAAATGATCCGTGCTTAACCTGTCCCAATCGAGATGGACCAAGAGATGCATTTGGTAATCCAATGGTCGGCGACTCGCCGTGTCAGTGGTGTAGACACTATAAATGGAGGATAACTTGGTAATGTACGTAGCATATCACGATCAAAACAATCAACTACATATAGTACATGATTGTGACGATAAGTATTTTGGTAGTTGGGGAACTCTTAACCAATGCGACCTTTATATTAAAGACAATCAAGTTATCGAAGAATATAGTGATTGGGCGCCAGAAGAGCCTGGTGATGATACTTGGGAGACAAACCGACAAGTATTAGGTATTGTAGATTTCACTGGTTCTAATTTCGAGGAACTAGTAGCACAACATAAACAATGGTTTAAAACATTCATGGAGCAAATTAATGGGTAAATCAGATTTTATTAAAAACGCAGAAGAAAACTTCCTTACTTATGCTGGTGCGGTCATTAAGAGCCGCGCCATCAGTGACGTCGAGGATAATTTGAAGCCCGTTACCCGCCGCATTTTGTGGGCTATGTATGAAGGTAAAATGTTGCCAAATAAGCCCACAGTTAAGTGCGCCAAAGTAACCGGTTCTGTTATTGCTAGCTACCATCCGCACGGCGATGCATCTGTTTATGATGCGCTTATTCACTTGGGCCAGCCGTGGAAAATGCGTTATCCACTTGTTTATGTTCAAGGTAACGTAGGTAACATTTTGGGCGACGGACCCGCTGCTTCGCGTTACACCGAGTGCCGCCTATCAAAAGTGGGCGAACTTATGTTGCGCGACTTGGAAAAGCGCCCCGTTGATTTCCGTCCGAACTATGATGACACCACAGAAGAACCAGTTTTGTTGCCGTCTATCTTTCCGAATACGCTCTGCAATGGCTCGTTGGGTATCGCGGTTGGTTTAAGCGCGAGCTTAGTGCCGCACAATATTAATGAAGTGGTAGCTGGTATTACGGCTTGTATTGACAACCCAGAAATTACTGTTGCCGAGTTGATGAAATATATTCCCGGCCCGGACTTTCCGGAGGGAGCGCTTATCGTAGATGGCGAAAAGCTCGGCGGCATTTATACAAGCGGTCGTGGTTCAGTCACTTGCCGCGCGCACTACCGTCTCGGCAAAACGAACGGGCGTGACGAGATTGTTTTCACTGACTTGCCATATCAAGTCGAAATAGAAAGCGGTGTTATTGTGCCGCTAAAGAAATTGGTCAATGAGGAAAACTGCGACCTCTTCTATGACTATCAAGATAATACGGACGACAAGCATGTCGAGTTCCATGTCGTTTTGAATAAGGGTGTTAACCCGGATATTGCACTTGCCTTGCTCTACTCCAAAACGAAATTGGAGCAGACAGTTAAAATTAACAACACTGTGTTGGTTCAAGGCGAGCCGCGGCAGCTCGGTCTAATCGAAATGATTAGAGAATATTTGAGACACCGCAACAATTGTCTCATTCGCGTAGCGCGCACCGATCTCGAAAAAGTCAAACACAAGTTGACCATCGTTATCGGCTTGCAGAAGTGCATGTCGAACATCGACCGAGTAATCGCTTTGATTCGTGGCGCGGACAATCGCGCTGCCGCCAAAGCTGGGTTGATGAAAGAATTTGAGTTGAATGAAGAACAAGCTGATGCAGTACTCGATATGAAGTTAAGCCGCCTCAGCCGACTCGATATTGCCGACCTCGAAACGCAACAGAAAGACTTGGAGAACGAAATCGTTAACCAAAATGATATTATCGCAAATCAGGAGCGTCGCAACAGCATCATTAAGGCACAGTTGGCCGAAATGGCGAAGCTTTGCGGCGATAAACGTCGTACCGAGATCCGCAGCGAAGCGGTTGAGGACGAACACGCCGCGCCGATTCGCGAGTTCTTTGTCTATTCCGATCGTTTGAGCGACATTTTGCCGCCTACCAGCGGTGCGCTTCAATGCGTATTAAGCAACAGTGCTAAAAAGCTGTTTACTTATGCCGCCGATGGCTCACTCGGTACCGAAGCCAAGATTGGCGTAGGCCGCAATGACCGTGAGTTCCTTATCACCGTTACCAAAGATGGTTACGTGAAAAAAACGGCGGCTGCGGATGTGAACTTTGATCGCGCAGGTAAGCTTTTAAAGGTTCGTGAGGGTGATGAGCTGCTCATGGCCGATACTGCGGATAGCTCCGACTTTGTACTATTGCTCGGCAAGAGTGGTAAGTTGCTGAAGCTGGCGGTTGACGAGCTTAACACGGCGTCGAAAATGACGCAAGGCTTGGCTACGGCGCTTGACGGAATTGTTGCAGCCGTCGTGGCGAGCGCGAACGACTCAATCTTATTCGTCGATAAAGACGGCAAAGGCAAATTAGTGGCTACGGGCGACTTTACGGTTGGAAGCCGCACCTCAAAAGGCCAAACGATTAATGAAGGTAACAAGTTCATGCTCAATGTGACTGGGCGTGATACGGTATATTACCTTTCTAAAGGCAAGATTGCCTCCATCGACCTCGCTAAAAAGGTTAGTATGAAATCAAAAACCGCTGGAGGCGCCGCATTGACCGCCAAGGCTATCGAAAAAATCATCTAATCAAAATTAAAAAATAGCTAAACTATTTTGAAAAAACTCAACCATTCAGATAAATTAAACTATCAGAAATGAAAAAGGAAAGAAATAATCTAGCCGATTTCGGAACTCGAAGATTTCTGATGTTTATAAATAACATTTTGTCAATAAAGGAGAAATTTTAACATGGCAGAAAAGAAATCCATCATGGATACCCCTCTTACCGATAACGCGAAGAAAGCTCTTGCTTTCCTTCAGGAGAACGACCAGGAATGGGTCGGTGCTGACCTTGGCGAAGCCGCCGATGTCCGTGGCATCCACCCCGTTATGAACTCTCTTGTTCGTCGTGGCTACGTCGAGAAGGGTTCCCAGGTCCGTCCGTTCACCAACAAGAAAGGTGAAACCGCTGATAAGCCGTATGTTACCTATATGCTTACCGACGCGGGCCGCGCTGTTAAGATCGACTAATTCAAGCAATTTAATGGGGAGCTTCGGCTCCCCGCTAAACGGCTAGAAAAAACATTTTAAAGGAAGAAACATGGAAAATATTATTAACGAAATCAACATTACTGGTACTCTTGTCGATGCCAGCAAAGTTAAAACTGGTATCTTCAAAAAAGGTCAGTCTATCGGCAAACAGTATGTCAGCGGCGAAGTTCTTGTCAAATGCATCCTCGACGGCGCTGAAAACATCATCCCCATCTCTCTTTTCTCTAGCGAAGTAACCCAGAAGGGCGAGCAGTCCAAGCTTTTCGAAGCTTATTCCAAACTCCCTTCACAGGTCGGTCAGCGCTTCACCTTCACCGGCGCGGCTCTCGAAGAGCACCGCTATGTTGGTCAGAAGGGCGAAGTCGTCCGCACTCAGCGTATCCGTGGCCGCTTTGTTAACGAAGCGAAACCTGGTGAGCAAGATGCCGCGACCTTCCGTTTGAACGGCTATGTCGCTCGTGGCTTGGAAGAGAAAAAGAACAAGAGCGGTGAAACCTACTTATTTGAGATTATTCTCGGGCAATCCAATTATCGTGGTGACTCCGCTCAAATGTTCTATCTCAACCTCCCTCTCGACGCAGTTGAACATCAGCGTGCCTTGGCGAAAGCCTATGTGCCGGGCGTTACTGTAAGTGTTGATGGTGATATTCGTTACATCACCGAACAGCGTGAAATCGTTGCCGATTCGAGCGATGATTTGTTTGGCACTCCGTTGAAGAAAACGGTTGTCAACACCTATCGTTACTACTATATTAAGCATGCCACTCAGCCGCTTCCTGCTGGCGATCCAAATGCATATACCATGCCGGATATGCAGGCTTTCAAAGAGGCGCGTAGCGCTGAAGATGCCGAGCTTATCAGCTCTGCCAAGTCTTCTGGTGCCGTTGCCGACAACGAAGCTCCTCTCACCAGCAAAGCTGCTAGTTTGCTTTAATCGGTAAACCCAACAATACCTGTCAAGAAATATGACAGGTATTTTTTATTTGATTAAAGGCGTTATATTTCGTATAATAAACTAAGCAATCGAAAGGAAACATTTATGAATAATGAATCACATCAAACTATAAATATCGAACGCCCAGGACCGACATTAGAGGTATTAGGTCAAATGTTCGACGAACTTAATAAAATTGATTTGAAAGGTAAGACCGATGATAAGATGGGTCTTACTTATTTGAACTGGGCATGGGCCTGGACGATTTTAAAGCAGCGCTTCCCCGATGCGCAACAGAAGATTTATACACATACTGTACATTTAACTGAAACCGTTAAAACAACGATGGAGGGTATGGAGCGTACTGTCACGAGCGAACATGATGAAGAAGTTAACTACTTCACCGATGGTAAGACTTGTTATGTTAAAGTCGGTTTGATTTTGAATGGTCATGAAGAGATTGTTACTCTTCCGATTATGAATATGAAGAATCAGTCGATTCGCGCAGACGCTGTAACTTCAGTTGATATTAATAGGGCGCAACAGCGTGCTTTCGTAAAGGCGGCGGCTATGCATGGTCTTGGCTTGTATATTTATGCGGGCGAAAAGGAGCCGGAAGCTGAGCCGATTGTCATTGATTGGGATGCATTAACGAAAAAGTGCAATGCCATTAAATCGGTGCCGGCGGAAGAGATGAGCCGTTTTGACGCTCACATGGCGGCAGTTACTGGACTGATTCAGCAGTATGCCAGTGAATATAGTGACCAGATTGTTAAGTATGTACAGTCGCAGGTCAGCACCAAGATCAGCGCCATCACACTAGATAAGTTCGTAGAACTTTATCGTATTGAACAGTTCTTACTCGGCATTGAAGAAGCATGTCAACGATAAAAGAAGATAATTACGGATTACCAGAACTTAAAGCATTTATACGCGATGAACTCAAAATAAACTCTGACGATCCATTCCCAACCATGGTGGATCGTCAGATTGCTAAATATGTGTTAAACGAAGGCTTCTCCTATAAAGAGATTGGCCGCGGTATATATTATTATATCGAGATTAAAAAGGGTAATTATAACGACCTGTACGGTATTTGGTTTGTAGGCAAGTATCGCAAGGAGTCGGCTCGGTATTGGGCGGAGTTAGAACGCAGGCAAGAAGAGCGGCGTCAAGATGCGAAAAAGTTCGAGACCAAAGGCGACACGGTCGTTTTTAATGTACGCCAGATTTTGAAAGGCCGTAAAAAGCCTTATAGATTGGAGCCGCTTAAATTCGACGATATAGATGAAGGAGGTGAGGGCGACAATGGACATAAATAAAGAGTTGTCAGACACCTCTTCTGCATTATACGTTTTATCGACTTTGATGCGTAAACCGCAGATGTTAGAGGAAGATTATACGTTGTTGCCGGATGACTTCACTTCTCCGTTGCAGCGTATCACTTTCACGTCGATTTATAATATGGAGAAAAATGGCGCCGAACATTTAACTCCACAAGATATTGACTTATATATTAAAACGCAGCCGCAAGTTTATGATTACTACTTGCAGAATAAAGGATATGAGTGGTTACAGACTACATACAACTTGACTGAAAATGGCGACAGTAATCAGTTTAAGTATTATTACACTAGGTTAAAGAAATTTAGTATTCTTCGTGAATTGGTTCGAGCAGGTATTGATATTGCCGATTTTTACGACGTTTCAAAGGACTTGTTAAATCGCGACGAAGAAGATGAAAAGTTAGACCAGATTAGCGGCGACGAGATTATTAATCGTATCCGTGAAAAGTTGGTCGGCATCGAAGATAAGAACGTCGGTAAGCGCGCAAGTAGCTATCAAACGGTTGACGCCGGAGTAGATGAGTGGTGGAGTAACCGAGTAAATGCATCTACTATTGGTTTGCCAATGGATGGTGAATATCTTAATACCATTACGAAAGGCGCGCCATTGGGTAAGTTATTCTTATTTAGCGCAAGCACTGGTGTCGGTAAAACTCGACAAATTATTGATACTTTGTGTACGTTATCAATGCCGTATATTGTAAATCATAAGATTGTAAGCCGCGAAGGGTATGTCAAGACAATGTACTTTGGGCAGGAGCAACAATTAAATGAATTATATCCGTTAATCTTAGCGCATATCACCGGTATTAACGCTGAAAAGTTTATTAACGTTGACCCATTATCTCCTGAAGAACAGGCGGATGTTGAACTGGGCTTAAAGATTATGCGGCGTTATGGTAAGAACTTGGGCGTCGAAATTGTGCCAGACCCAACTATCGAGGCAACTGGCGTTGTATTAGCGCGGCACATTTTGCGCGACGGTATTCAATATATCGGTTATGACTATATCAATAGTAGCAGTGGTGTATTGAGCGAAGCGAATAAGGCCGGCGTTCGTGAAGATGTTATCTTGAGATTGTTGGCTACGAAGTTGAAAGAGGTTTGCACCACTTATAATGTATTTATTATTAGTGCAACGCAGGTCAACCGATCAGCAACAGAAAAAGCATATCGTGATGAAACTTGTATCGAAGGATCGAAGGCTGTAGCAAATAAAGTCGACTATGGTTGTGTTATTACGAGACTGTTGCCCGGCAGCGAGGAGATGGAAGCGATTAGCGAAATCTTAGCGCAAAATGTGTATCCAAAAACGCCGAACCAGGTAGTCGATATTTATAAGAACCGTAACGGCAGTGTTACGGCAGTAAAGTTGTTCCGTTACTTCGATCACGGCACTTGCCGAACGACCGACTTATTTGTAACCGACACAAACTATAAACCATACTTATATATAGATGACAAGCCATTGCCAAGGGCGGCGAAAGTTGAATACGAAAAGATTTATCCCGATTATGAAACATTAGTAAAGGAGGTGGAAGTCAATGAGTAGAACGCTACGCGATCTTCGTGAAGACATGAGCGAAGAAACAGTTAAAGGTATTCTCGAACAGTTTAACGTCGTACCGTTCGACGAGACTGAAGCCTTTATTATCTTCCCAACCTGCTGCCACAACTTAGAGGGCGGTAGTCCGAAACTTTACTATTACAAGAACACCCATCTCTTCCACTGTTACACCGAATGTTCCGAAACCTTCGACATCTTCCACTTATTGTTGAAGATGATGAAATTGCGTGGCAAGGACATTACCTTGCATGACGCGGTCGTTCTTTGTGATCTCGATACAGAGAACGAAATTGATTATAACCAAAGTGAGTTGGAAGACTATCGGTATATGTTACGACTGGAACGCGCGGTCTCCGCGGACCAGTTGCCGCCAGTGCCGACGTATGATAAGTCGGTGTTGGAGAAGTACACCTTCAACCGCGCAGGGTTAAGTCCATGGTATAATGAGGGCATTAGTTATGAGGCCATGCGTAAGTTTGGTATTTTGTACTCACCTACAGATAACGCAATAGTTATTCCCAACTATGACGTGGATGGTAACCTAATTGGCGTGCGCGGTCGCTTCCTCGACGAAGAAGTGGCGAATAAGTACGGCAAGTATCGACCGCTTTATGATGGTGATACCTGTTTGCGGCACCCGAGCGGCCGAGCGTTGTACGGCTTGTATCAGAATCGCCAGTCGATTATGAAAAAGCATATGGCGATTATCGTTGAAGGCGAAAAGAGTGTCCTTCACTATAACGATTATTATAAAGACAATATCTGTGTGGCTACGCTAGGTAAAAATATCACGCCATCGCAGATCTTACTGCTCCAGCAATGCGGCGTTCGTCGAGTTGTGCTGGCCTATGACGCCGACTACGAAACTGAAGATGAGTTGCGGCAGAAGCGTGAGGAGTATGTCAAATTAGCAAACATACTTACGAAGTACTTTCAAGTTAGCGTTTTACTTGATTGGGACCTTAAACTAGAGTATAAGAGTAGTCCATTAGAGGGCGGCAAAGAGTATTTTGAGAAGCTATTATCAGAAAGGTTAGTGCTATGAAAGAGATCAAAGTAAAAGACAACAGTATTAAAATTGGCAGCACGAATTACTTACGTGATTATTTAATGACATTAGGTATCACAGAAGATCACGTTGCCAGCTTCCTGACTGAAGAGCCGCCAATTAAAGACTTGGACAATCCATGGCAGCTCCGTAATATGGAAGCTGCGGTAGACAAAGTGCATGATGCCATTGCGGCGAAAAAGAAGTTCTATGTGCAAGTGGACTGCGACACCGACGGTTTCACCTCTGCCTCTATCTTTTGCCACTTTTTGCGCGAAACCGCCCCTGATATTGAGTTAGTCTGGGGCGTACATGCTGGAAAAGAGCATGGTATCGAAATGGATAAAGTTGGCGATGCGGGCATTGTCATTATTCCCGACGCCGGTTCTATGCAGCTAACCGAACAGGAAGAGTTAGCCAAACAAGGCAAGTGGGTTGTCATTTTAGACCACCACGAAGTTAGCGGCGAGTTTAATCATCCGGATGTAATTGTAGTTAACAACCAAGCTAGTCCGGATTTCAACAATAAAGCCATGTCTGGTGCCGGTATTGTATTAATGTTTGTTAAGGCATATGAAGAGAAATATGGCATCATCAGTGTGTTAGACTCTTATGTTCCACATATGTGGGAAAAATATTTGGACCTGGCTGCTGTCGGTATTATTGCTGACGTTATGGATACGCGTACTCTGGGCAACAACTATATTATTCGACGCGGTTTGGGCCGCATCCGCAACAAAATTTTGCAAGAGATTCTCAAAAGCCGCGCTTATTCTATTGCGAATATCGCGCACCCAACGAAAACTGACGTGGCGTTTTACGTAGCGCCGCTTATTAACGGTTTGATTCGCAGTGGCTCGCAAGAGGAAAAAGAACTCTTCTTCCGTGCCATGGTTGAAGATAACTGCACGGAGCTATTTACGTCAGATAACCGCGGCACGCCACGCACCGAAACCATTTATGAGTATGCAGTTCGTTTGGCGGCTAACGCTAAAGGTCGCCAAGACAGCGCCAAAAAACGTGGCAGTGCCTTACTTAAACAAAAAATAGTTAAGCATCACTTAGATGAACACCAAGTTATTGCAATTCCTGTCACCGCGGACGAGCAAAACTTAGTATTGCCGACTCTCACCGGCTTGACTGCCATGGAGTTGAGCAAAGAGTATCATAAACCGGTTATGGTTTTGCGTGAGTCGTGCAGCGATGAAGGCAAGGTTACTTATAGCGGCTCACTTCGCGCCGATCAATATTATGAAACGGTCGATGGACAGATTCGCCCCGTTCCATCTTTGATGGAAATGATTAACACATCGGGCGACGGCTGGGCCGAGGGTCACCCATTCGCCGCAGGTTGCGGTTTTACTACAGAGGGGCTCAAAGCCTTCGTTGAATATGCCGACAATGCCATGAAAAATGTTGACTTTACTACCGAATATATTGAAGTTGACTATTGGTTTAAAGACGCGGTCGCCGGCAACCTCTTATCAGATTTTGCAAGAGGTATGTATGTATATGGTAACGGTATCCCGCAGCCGCGCTTTGCGTTCTCATTCAGTATGAACGCAAGTGAATTTAGTTTCATCGGTAAAGAACATGATACAATTAAGTTCTCTCGTGGTGGCGTCGAGTTCGTTATGTTTAAGCAACCCGGCTTGGCGCGGCAACTCAAGAACTCGGTCAAAACTCGCATCACGTGCGTAGGTAAAGCGCAAGTTAATAGTTATAGCAACTCTGTGCAAATTGTTGTAGATAGCCTCGATATTGCCGCTCCAATCGAGGAAATTAGCGCATTGGATTTGATATAATGAATTTTGAAACTATGCGCGAAATCGCGGCAAAATATAATATAGAGATTGTGCAAACTGAGATGGATTTGTTATTAGCGATCGCACGGCTACCAACTTCTGATATTATTAAACTGTTTAATGATATTGCCATCGAGGATGTATTTAATCCGAAAATAGAAAGGCTTTTCTAATGCATCTTACTAAAGAACTTCTTACTAATCTTGTTAAAACGGTGGTCGACCATCAAAAGGAAACTCCTGATGTTTTATGGTGCGTCACCTCATTACGTACCGACATTTTCTGCATGTTCCGTGAACTTCATTTAAGTTACCCCAGTGAATGTCCAGAGACGTTGAATTACGATCGTACTCTAGCGATCGACATATTGTACGATTATGCTTCTGTGCTTTCTACATTCCCCGCGGAAATCAAATATACGGACGATAACGTCGAAACGCCACGCATCAATGCTTTGAATCGCACATTTGAAGTAGCACAAGGTTTACAAAGTGACGACAATGTGTGGAATAGCGCGCAAGAGTTGGTTCGATTAGTAGCCACCAACGCCGATAGCGAACATCAGCGTCTTGATTATGCGGTGTTAATGGGCATCATGCTTAAAATATTTGAGCTTTTAAATATTGATGTGGCAGCGATTTGTACCGATGCTATTGAACAGATGGAAGTGTAAACTTCCATCTTTTTTATTTGCTAAGAACGACTTTTTAGCTTAAAATATAGTAAAGATAAATTCTATGGTATAAACCTTCGCTATGCGAGAAAGGCCATCAGAAAGGAGTTATATGTCTACTTACGTTTCATTACATAACCACACGATGTACAGCAACCTGCGATTGATCGACAGTATTAATAAACCAAATGATTTAATTGATTATGCCTATGAAATTGGGCTTAAAGGCGTAGCCATTACCGACCATGAAAGTTTGTCTGGTCACGTTAAGGCGATGGCGTATTGGGCTGATAAATATAAAGATACTGATTTTAAACTTATTCTCGGCAACGAGATTTATATAGCTAGAAATGATTTGACGGCCGAAAACTATCAAAAGGGCGAGCCATTTTTTCACTTTATCTTATTAGCAAAAGATATGGAAGGCTATCACCAGATGCGGCAATTAAGCAGCCGTGCCTGGGAACGTGGTTTCGGCACGTTTATGACACGTGTTTGGACGACTCCGAACGATTTATATGAATTGGTAAAGGGCGGTCACTTGGTGGCAAGCTCGGCTTGTATCGGTGGTTATTTGGGCCGTAAGTTTAAAGATGGCGACTTCGCGTCGATCGAACGTTTCGCCGGAGCTATGCAAGAGTTGTTTGGTAAAGGCAATTGGTATATTGAATTGCAGCCGTCGTTCCAAGAGGACCAAATTGCATATAATAAATATTTGATTAAGACGTTTTGGGGTAAGATGCCATTTATCTTCACCACCGACTCGCACTATTTGAAGAAGGAAGATCGTCCGATTCATCGCGCGTTTTTGAACTCGAAGAATGGTGATCGTGAGGTCGACTCGTTTTATGCATCGGCGTATATGATGAGTTATGAAGAAGTCTGGGACTACTTCAAAGACTATGTAACTGCTGAGCAGATGGAAGAAATGGCGCAGAATACGTTGCGTATCTATGATATGATTAAGCCGTTCGATCTTCGTAAGCCGCAACAGATTCCGTATATTGTAAGAAATGAAATATTTGAGAACTGCAAAGTTTTTGAACCTTACCTTGCAGACCATGAACATTTGAGATACTTTGCAACCACCACCGACGAAATCGACTCATATTTTATGAAGTTGGTGACGAGGGGCTGGATTAAAGAGCAGATTCCCGAAGCACGTTTGCCGGAGTACATCGAGGAGTTGGAAACCGAGCTTCGCACCATTCACCTTATCTCTGAAAATAAGGGCGTTCATATGGCTGACTACTTCACCACAATGGCGAAGTTAATGGATATTATTTGGCATGAGGCTGACTCGTTAGTCGGTCCGAGTCGTGGTTCGGCAGGTGCGTTCCTTATCAACTATTTGTTGGGCATTACGCAAATGAACCCGTTGGAGCAGCCGGCGCACATGGCGGCTTGGCGTTTCTTGGACCCGGAGCGTCCCGACTATCCTGATATTGACTTCGACACGGAGTCTTTTAAGCGTGTCAAGGTTTTTAATAAGATTCGTGATTACTTTAGAAGTATCGGCGGCGACGTCTACGCGGTTTGCACATTTGGTACGTGCGGTACGAAAAATGCATTGAAGACGGCTGCTCGTGGTCTCGGCATTGATGAAGAAATCGTCTCATATTTGGGCTCAATGGTCCCGAATGAGCGTGGTTTCGACTGGACTCTGGACCAGTGTTATTATGGCGATGAGGAACACAATGCCATTACCGCTTTTAAAGAAGAGATAGACCAGTATCCTGATCTTTGGGCGGTTGCTCATAAAATTGAAGGTTTGGTGGTTAGCTTGGGTCAGCACGCGTCTGGTATTGTTTGCGTTAATGGCGATATTAATGACTACAACAGTATCATGCAGACGAGAAGCGGTACGTTAGTAACGGCACTCGAACTCCACGACTCTGAAGCGTGCGGCTTAATTAAGTATGATATGTTAACGGTTTCGGCGTTGGATCGTATTCGTCAGTGCTTCAACTATTTGTTAGAAAACCATGAGATCGACTGGCAAGGTGACTTGAAGTCGACTTATGATAAATATTTGAACCCGAAAGTTTTGGATTATACCAGCGAGAAGATGTGGGATATGGTCGATAATGGTGAGATTACGGCATTGTTCCAGTTCGATACCGCAGTAGGTAGTCAAGCCGTTAAGGCCATTCAGCCGCGCAACTTAATGGAGTTAGCGGTAGGAAACGCGGTTATGAGACTTATGTGTGAGGGTGAATTGCCTCTTGATACATATGTTAGATTTAAGCGCGATATTAGCCAGTGGTATTCAGAAATGGCGATGTATGGGTTGAACGAAGATGAAGTCAAGACGTTGGAGAAGTACTTGTTGCAGTACTATGGCGTCGCAGCGACCCAAGAAATCGTTATGGAGTTGTCGATGGACCCGAAAATTGCGGGCTTCACAATGGTAGAGGCGAATAAACTCCGTAAGACTATTGCTAAGAAGCAATTTGACCAGATCGAAAAGGTTCATCAGTTGTTCTTGGAAAAGGGTCGTGCGTTGGGTAATAGTGACCAGATCTTAAACTACGTTTGGGACGTCCAGGTTAAAAAGAGCTTGGGCTACTCTTTTTCAATCGTTCACACGACAGGTTACTCGATCTTGGCGGTTCAGGAAATGAACTTGGCATATAGATGGCCGATTATTTATTGGAACTGCGCCTGTTTGTCGGTCGATAGTTCCGCTATTGATGAAAGTGACTTCGACAACTTGTTGGACGAAGGCATCATCGACTTGGCAGAAACGGATGAAGCCGATAAGCGCGACCAGAGTAAGACGGACGTCAGCAAGATTATTTTGGCGGTTAACCGTTTCAAAGATATTTGTACGATTACCTCACCGGATATTAATAAGTCGAAGTTGGGCTTTATGCCGAACGTTGAACGTAACGAAATTATGTACGGCTTGAAGGGCATCACAATGATTACGTCACCGGTTATTCAAGAGATTATGGAACATCGTCCATATGCGAGTTTGGCAGACTTCGTGCAAAAGGTGAACAAGCGAATTGTAAACCGTGCGAAAGTCGTTAACTTGATTAAGGCGGGCTGTTTTAACGCAATTGAAGGCAAGAGCGTAAGAGAAATCTTACAAGCATATATTTTGTCGACCGCGGACCAAAAGGGCCGATTAACTATGCAGAATGCGAATATGTTAATTGACTTTGGTTTGTTGCCGCCGGAATTGGCAGAGGAGCAGAAGTGCTTCAAGGTGACGAAAGAGTTGCGCAAGTATAGAGATGATAGTGAATCATATTATATGATGGGCGATACAGTCGATCGTGATTACGTATTGAGTAAGGCTGAAATTGAAGCAATCCAATTGCCGAACGGTCGAGTGGTTGAAGCGATTGACAGCGCAAGATGGGATGCTTACGTTTATAATGGATGTAAAGTACGGACCACGGCGTATATTAAGGCGCATGAAGCCGAGTTACTGAAGAAGTTAAATAATCATCTCTTTATGGATGATTGGAATAAATACGGCGCGGGTGATGAGAAGAGTTGGGAGTTGGACGCGCTCAACTATTATAAGTCGAAGAGTCCATTGTGGGACATCTTGCCGCAGATCCCGGTCGAGACCGATTTGGTCGGCGACATTCAAGAAGGGGCGATTGATGGCTTCTTCAATATTAAAGGTAAACGCGTGCCGAAGATGCATTTGTACACGTTGGTTGGCACGGTGTTAAATAAGAACACAACAAAAGGATTAGTTACGGTACAGGCGCCAGACGGCATAATTGTGTTAAAGTTATATAAAGACTTGTTCGCGTTCTACGCGAATGAAACGAATGGTCCGAGCTTCTTTGAAAAAGGAACTCACCTGTTGATCACCGGCATTAGCCGCGGCTCAGTATTCATTCCGAAAGTGTACAAGAATATGAACCGCAAGAGTCTGGTAAAGATTAATATTGCGAAAAACGGCACAATTTCATTTGAGAACAAGGTCGAGGAGGAAGCCTGATGCAAGTATATATTTATGACGTCGACTTCCTCAACGACGGCAGCCCAAACTTTTTGGCGATGCGCATTAGTTCGTATCACAAGCAGCTAGGCGACTCGGTTACGCTGTTGCGGCCGAAGGACAAGTTGCCGAAGAAATTCGATAAAGTGTACGTATTCCAAAGCGACGCGACACTGCCGAAGCCGCCCACATCGTTATTAATGAATAAGGCGGCCTCGGTATACGGCGTCCGCTACTTTACCAACTGGACCCCGTCGGATGCCCAACTCGCTTGTCGCCCCGATTATCTACTCTATCCACGTGGCCGCAATAAGTTCGAACGCTCTGATGCCGTGCAACTCGGCAACGAACGCGGCGGCTTGCTGAAGTGGCGGCAGGACGATACCAACATCGAAACGAACAAGGATACTGTGGTCACGGATGAGCAGCTCTGGTTAATTCCGTCTGCCCAACTCGTAAATGCGTTTCAGAGCCTAAAGAAACGCAAAAATATATATTTTTTAAGGCCGATTTCGCTTGCTAGGCTTATCTCTGATCAAACGCTCAGAGAAGCATTTATGGACTTAAATTTTGCAAATGGGAAGATGTTACAGTGGACGAATGCACTACCGTTTGTAGAGGAGAAGGTAGATCAAGTGTTTGCGTTCTTTGATGAGTTTAAGGCGCGGCATAGCAAGACGGCAGTCGGCGCGGTAGAATTTTATCCGCAGACCGTAAGTAGGCCGGATGTGGAAAACTTGAAACTTTGTGTTAAAACGATTCTCGGCATGAAAGAGCGTTGCTGGAAAGTAACGATTAGTAAACTAGATTCACGGCTCGATTCGGTTTATGTACATTATTATGAGTTGTTGCATAACTGGAGTATGCAGCCACATGTATCATTCTTCGAGTTTATCGCGCAGACGCCCGCGAAGCGGCTTGGTATGACAGTAGAAGAGTTCTATTGTCATCCAGAATTGTGGGGCGATGAAATGTTCAGAGCAGGAATTGAGCTATATCATCATTTGGAAGAGTGGGGTTTTGAAGAGCCGCAGACTTTGGCACGATGGCGATATGGAGATAAATATTGGGATGTCAGTAATGTAAACTGGCAAGCATTATTAAGGAGCGAATTATGGTATTAGCATTTTATGATATAGAAACCACCGGCTTTAGCCGCGAACATAATGATATTATTGAAATTGCGGCAGTAGCGTGGGACAGTGGCACGGAGACGGAGTTGGGTACATTTTCCACCTATATTAAGCCGATGGGACCGATTCCAGCGCAGATTACGGACTTGACCGGCATTAGCGACAGGACAGTTGCCAACTCACCACGATACTGGGAAGTTGTGCCGCAATTTTTTATGTGGCTCAAAGAAATGGGTGTTGAAAAGATGTGCGGCTACAATAGTGATGTGTTTGACTGGCCGTTTATTAATGCGCAAATTGATCGCTATAGGCTGCGCGATCAGTTCCAGTTTGATGATGTGCCACAGCTCGACTTGATGAAAGTTGTGCGCGCTATGGAAAAGAAAGGGCAGCTACATTTAAAGGAGTTCTGCTTGAGTAAAGGATTGATGAAGTTAAGCGTTAAGCAAACAATCGTCGGCGAATACTTCGGCATTGAATATGTGGCGCATGATGCAATTAACGACTGCCGCGCGCTAAAAGACATATATTTAAGGCTGCGTAACATCGACTTTAATTTAATGTGAGTTTGCCCAAAGACACTTTCTCCGCTACAATAAAACGAAGGAAGTAAATTATGGACAAAAAAGATTTATATTTACGTTTCGCCGGTTTAAACACCGAGGAATTAGAGAAGCGTTTGGCAGAATATAACGAAGCCGTCGCGCAAATGATTTTAGTTGAAAACCTTGATATAGTTTTAGAGTCGAAAGAGGTTGTCGAAGAAATCTTAAAGGAGCGCGCAGGTGGCGCTAAGTAAAGAGCAGATTCTAGCAGAAGTGGAGGCTAAGGGCTTTGCCTTAGTGGACGCTTCGGCTTATAAGAATATGCAGTCCGATATTACGGTAAAATGTAGTAAAGGACATACGTTTATTACGAATATTGCCGCTGTGCGGCATCCGAGCTTTCAGTGTCCAGAGTGCGCTAAAGCGCATTTTGCGATGGAAAAGCCAAAAGCGGTGCCGACGAAACAGCCCGGCACATTTAGAATAATTGCCTTTGACCAAGCGACCTATAAGATGGGTATGAGTGTTTGGGACAATGGGCAACTAGCGTACTATGATTTGTTTCAGTTTAATGACGCGCTAACGGAAAGCAGGCTAGCAAAAATCGAACGGCTATTGAGTGAAGTAGTCGTGCCTATTTGGAAACCGGATGTAGTTGTGTTTGAAGATATACAGGAACAGGGCGGAGTTAAGGGCATGAAAACCTTTAAGATTTTAGCCATGTTACTGGGCGTTTGCGTGACCACGATGGAGCGGCTAGGCGTCAAACATGTCGAATATGCGCCAGTGGTTTGGCGTAAAGAGTTCGGTGCGGTAAGTGGCGGACGCGGTGCTGAAAAAGCGTGGGCCGTTAATAAGGTACACGAACTGACTGGGCAATGGGTTAATGAGGACACGAGCGAAGCCATTTTGATCGGCTATAGCGCGTGCCGAAAAATACAAAGACCAAGTTTATGGTAAAAGAAAACCTCCCTTACGGGAGGTTTTTATTTACTCGTCGACTGACTTAAAACCAATAACACCGCCATAAAAATGACTTAGAGAGTTTATTGATTGCCAGCCGCCATGGCCAATCTCCTGACCGCCAAGAATCATAGCATAATTACAATAGTAAGGTTCAGATTGCATGGTTTGACACATATTGGCAAATAAATCAGGGGTCGAACAATTGACGACATACCAATGTTCCTTATCGCTTTGGTATAAAACGGTACGTAACCATGCAGCAGGTCCCGTAGGAGAACCATAAGTTACATATTTATCATTTGCTCCGGTAAGATCGTTCGCTCTGACTTTTTCATTAATGTCATTACCGCCACTCGCGTCAGTTATTTCACTATTGAGACTATATTTAATTCGTACATATCCATTTTCTTTAGCAAAAGAATCATAATTATCGTCAGTAAATTCCAAAATTCTTCGAGAAGTACCTGGTTGTAATGGCGTTGTGATATGTCCAGTGACGATGTTACCATTTACTCTATATGGATTCTGAAACTGCGCATCTAAATATAATTCAACAAATAAATAAATTGGACTAGTAGATAAATTTTCTACGCTCACCCAATCTTGATTCTTGCCAAAATGACCATCAACATATAATAAATTAACTTGTCGTGGACCTGGAAGCAGTTTAGACCCACCAATAATAGTATTACTTGGTAATGATGCCGCTCCAGTTACTACTAACGATTTGGAAACAGTCGCTGAAGCGGCACTGATAGTTGTTGATATGACAGCTTCATTAGCAGTAAGTCTACTTGTTATAGCGGCATTAGATACGGTTAACTGATTAGATGATAAAGTGCCACTAATTCCCGAACCAGACGGCAAAGTTACCGAACCTGCGAACGCAGACCCTGCTGGTAAAGTTACAGAACCGCCAAAAGTGGTTCCGCTCGGTAAAGTCATACCATGCGGTAAAATTAAATTATCAGCCATTAATACCGCGTCACCTAAATCTAAAGCAGACTTTGTAGCGGAACCAACCGTTGTAGTGGTTGCTCTAACAGTTATGGTCGCACTGGTGTTTTGTACTTTAAAATTATCCCAAAAAATCATATTTATATCCTCTTTTTATTATCTACCAAAGCTTAACAATTGTGCAAATCGTTGCACCATCGTGTCGGTAGCCGTACGAGTGGTAACGGTGAATTGATAATCGCCATCGTTACGTAATGCGTGACTGATACCAGTAATATAAAGCGGTTCACGTAATGCGGCATTGAGGGTATCAGTTAATTGATCGGGATCTTGATAGTCAATACGAATCTGTTCACCTAATTTCAAGCGAGTAGGAATGTAGTCACTATCATGCATGTAAATATCCATGCCAGTTAATGTGTACTCAAAAGACGGACGTGATAGATTGTCTAATTGAGCTTTCGCGGCGACGTATAGGTCTTGTGAGTTGGTAGCGGTTGTATTGTTATAGGTGGATTCTCGAAAGATGCCTGGATAGGTTTGATATAAGGTCTGCCAACACTGATTGTGTTGTTGTAGATATGTATAATAACGCTCTCGATCGTACAACGCGGTCTGAGCTAATGAATAAATATTATATAACAATGGATTGGCTATAGTAGATGTTCCATTATACTGCTTTGTATGAAGTAGTGGTAAAGCTAAAATTTGTGCCGGAATGAGAGCGCTGGTAATATCTGGAGACGTTTGTTCAATCATGTAATTATGTTGTGTTTTATATAATTGCAAATGTTGTGGGTCTACAGCATGCGCATAACACCAATAATAACTATTATTAAGATCTTGTGTTGTTTGTTGACTAACTAATTCTGGTCGCAATTGAGTGTTATCTGTTACAGACTGTAAATTATTATATGTAACTTCGGCGATGTCACGATACTGATAAGTTTCATATATTCGTTTTTGTGGTTTTAAGGATGTGGGTAAGGCCATAATTTGTAGCGTACTTGTAGACCAAACTTTTTCATTATTGGCCATTCTCGTCCAGCGCAATTGACCATCCTGATATTGAAATGTAAATTTAACCCAATATTGAAAAATGCCAAGAGTTAGTGTTTGTTCAATATCATACCTTGACTCCGCCGCTGTAAGGTTAAAAGTATAAATATTGGTCCCGTAGAGTCGTCGACCATGTACCCACGGCGCTGATATCGTAGTGTTAAAGATGATATGTAAATCCGCTCGTTCTAAATTAGTGTATATAAGTTTTTCAGTTGTCCATTGTTCAGAGCAATCAGTTAAGCTTACTGTTTGTCTTTGTTGATTATAAGGCATAAATCGTACATTTAATGTTAAGTCTGACACAGTAAAATTTTCAGACCATATGTCAGGCACAAGAGGTGAGATAGCTTCTATTAAATCTGCTTGTTCAAAAGCTAATCGAGCATTGCGTATTAATTGTTCACTATTGTTCCACTCGGGTGGCCAATATACCCCTAATCCCATTGCTGCTGTATAACAAATATTCCATTTTTCAGTAATAGAAGCATGTATATTTGCGATGTATTGAATAACAGCGGTGCGATATAAATATTCGTCATCACGTAAATGTAAGGCGGCTCGTAAATAATTGACTTCGATTGTTGAGAATATGGGACTGTCATCCAAATTATTATGAGGACTTTCGTCTGCCGTGATAATTAAAGCACTATCATCAGTGCCTGGTAACATTCCAACATCTTCTAGTTGTAATGCGGCAACGCCTGTACACAATTCATTCGAATACTGATCATCGATCCATAGTTTATACAATTCCCAAGACCGTTGAGCTAATATTTGTGCATAATTGTCTCGCGCACCACACAATTGATTTAATTGGTCGACTACAATAGTAGGAACGTTTATTGGAGTTTTACTGGTAAATTGACTTGCATTATAAACACTGTGTAAAAAAAGTGAGCTATTTAATTGACCATCTGTTTTTCGTACCACTAAGTCATTAGTCCGTAACAAAACATTGTTATCCAAGTTTAATTGACCATAAATAGTAATTGGTCCATTTTTTATAGATAGGTGTGTATATGATGTAGCAGACGTACTCGATTTTTCATAAGAAAGCGCAATATTGATTGATGAATTTAATGCTACTGGCAAAGCCGCCTGTGAAGTGGCGGACGTAGTTGTAGAACCAATATGTAAATATTGTCCATGATAATCACTGTCTTCAATAGTGGTAGTTAATATTAATTGCGACGATGTTTGATTAAAATCTAATCTAGAAGTGCTTACAAGATTAGCATTAGATTTCCATTTTATATCAAATGGGAAGGTGCATACATAAATATTACAATCATTAATCCACGACTTTAGGGAATAAACAAAGAGTCCATTATCAAGCCAACACGAACCCCAAGTTCCTAAATCGAGCTTTTGTGTAGTGACTGTTTGAGGCGAACTCCAACCATCGCCTGCAGTCCATGAAACTGTAATTACATTATTATTTTTACGAACACGTATTGGAGAAGATGGTCCTTGAGCAGAAAAACTTAACACAACATCATCCCAATGGTTTAAACTTAACGTGCCTTGTCGATGCAGGGCGGCGCCCTGTTTGGTTGTCACTATTTGCCAAACACTTAAGCCATTATATTTAGATACAGAGCCTTGATAAACTACTGTGTCTCCAGACAGTGCTCCAAAGTTCCCATAGATACTGCCTGAATCAGTATTGATATGAATACTAAGGTCTGGGAGCTGAGCCTCGGTTGTAAAATTAAAAGATGGCTGTAAATATACTGTTTCTGTATATTCAGTAGCGACTTCAGGGCTAGATAAATATCCATAAAATTCATTTAATAATGAATCAGCGGTAATTTCATAGGATGCGTTATTAACAGTGCCATATAGCGCAAAACCTGAAGGCCAATATACCCATGGAGTGCCAGTCGGATCTACAGTAGCAAAACATGCCGCATTATTAGAATTAAGAAGCTCTTGTATAGTAGCCACATCACTATATAAATTTGCTTCTAACCCTTCAGCGTCAATAATTTTTTGTGTAAATTTTTGATAATCCTCACCAAATTGAGTTAAATAATTATTTTGTTCAACAAGCAATCGCCCATTAATACGTCGAAGTTGATTGTATAATGTATCTTGAATTTGTTGCACTTCAGAATCTAATAATAAATGATTGTCTTGAAAGAAGGAAATATCAATTAACTTATTTTCTAACCATGGTGCATAAGTAGCTTCTCTTAAAAATGTAATGTCTGAAACATATGATGTATACAAACTAGGGTAGTAAACACTATGGTCCCACCCTTTTGATTCAATCAACTGCACTATTTGTGTAGGTAATTGTGGTACTAAAGTGATTTCTTGATTATTAACATCTTTAGGCCCGGTAATATTTAAGACAGTAACTAAATTTTGGACAGACCCTTTAATAGAAAATTGTTGTAAATTATTGTTAGGATTAAAGTAATAACCATTAAATATAATATTTTGTTTAGGCACAAACCAGAAGCTACGATTTGTATAATCAACAACAATCATCAAACCATTATCTGAACCTAATTGTTTTAAAGCGTTATAAGCCGTACTATTTGAGCACTCAAAGGAAACCCATTGATTCAAAGTATATTCTGCTTTAGTGCCCGATTGGTTGGCTTCGGTTAATGCATTTTCCCAATAATACTGCCCTGTATTATCAGTAGTAAAAGTAGCTTGTTTTTGCGCAATGGTAAGAGCGACATTAATCCATTCACGATTGGCTTGATTAATAGGGACATATCCCCAACGTAAATTATTGTCTTTAATTATTTTATAAGCCCATGCATCAATTGGTTGCGCACCAAAATACGACGGATCTGTGGTATCGCCACTAATAGTATAGTCAATACCTAATTTGCTGGTTTCAAATTGAAAATAGTCCTGCGCTGAAAAAGTCAACTGTAAATTTTCAGCTAAGAATTGATAATTAATATCAGTAACTGCAAAGTCATAAACTTGGCCATTATATACACAACGAATAATTGATCCATATGTAATGGCAACGGCAGGCGTGTTCACTGCTTTCTGTGAGCCTTCATATAAATATTTAAGCATAGAAAAATCTAATGTAGAACCGTCTACATTGAGATTTAGATGTTCATCGAACGTGAGACCTGCCGTTTTGCCAGTCATTGTATCATAGTCGGTTAAAACAGTGGTGCCATGTTTATTAATTAAACTTAAATTAAACTGTGCCATTACCAAAACTCCACGATTGCTGTTATTGGAAAATTGAAATCAGGAAAATCAAGAGCAAATTCGTATTTACTTATTGATTTATTCCATTGACGGGTGATGGTGACGGGAACGTTAGCCAGTAATTCTGCACTAGAGATTGTATCGGGTCGCCAATATATACGACCACGTACAACGTCAGAAGAATAGGCTAAAGGAATAGGCTCTGAATTGTTGCCTCTAAAAATAATATCTGAAGCACTACAAGAATATCTCCAATGATTGTCTACATGTGTCATATGTTCATCAGACAACGCCACAGTTTTTTTGTCTTTAACCCCCCAAACACTATGACGTATAATACACGGTACGCCAGGAGTGCTGTTTAATTCTAAACTTTTCGTTTTATCATTATAAATATAATAGTAAGCCGAACGAGTTAATACTAAACAGTCATCCAATACATTTTCGGAAACATTGCGTACACGACCAACCCAGTCTCCAACATGAATATGGTAGTCTGAATCATTCTGGGTCGCACTATAATATTGATGTAAGCGTAGTGGTGTAGTATTAGGATTAACCTCTTTCCACGGTCTTAAAAATAAATGATATTTTTCAGAGCCATTAACTAATTGGTCAATATAAAAACAATTAGCGTTTAAAATAGGCGCCGCGGCAGCCCAATTCAATTTAAAATCATTTGAATTGGGTTGACTAATAATCTTATTTTGTACTAATTGTTGTGGAAGCATATTTATTATTGTATATATGAAGCCTTAGATCCGCTCGGCACGCCGGCAGGAACCGTAAATGAAGAACCGGCTTTATAATTAGTAAAAACAATTTCTTCACCTTCGCTTGTATAAAAACGGCAATCTTTAGCTGTTGAAGGAATAACCGTAGAACCTCCTACTAAATTCGTGCCATAATAACCATAAGCTGTGTGCGGAACATTGTCAATATTGGATAAAGGAATTACTTTTTGCGTCGGTGCCGTAGTGGAAGGTTTAAAAGTAATAGCATAGGTACTGGTATCATATCCAGTTGGAATCATATAATGTGGTTCAGCGCCAGGTAAATAAAGACTTTGATTATTAGGCAATTTTACAATAAAGTCTCCATTTTTTACACTATACTGATTCATCCAAGTAAACAGTGTGGTATCAGCACTATCATTAGTCTGAATATAAACACCGGCATAATTAGATAAAGTATTCCAGCAAGTAGACACAAATTGTTGTAAATTAACATTGGGGTCGGCAGAGCTGTCAGCAGTAAAAATTGTACTAATTTTAAGTAAATCTAAATAAGATAAAGAGATATTGAGCTCTTTAATTCTTTCAGTTAATACCTGAAAATTATGATTTAAAGTCTCAATAATTTTACTGTCGTCATCATAGGTCATGATGGCATGTATTGTACGATCATTGCTAATCATGTTTCCTCCTTAAATCATGTATTCATAAGTATCATATTCAACACCTACTTGTGGCAAGACGTCAGTTAACATACGACGATCAATAGTCACCTCAATCATTATAGTGCTGGGATGATCTGAATCGGCAGCCCCTGGCAAATAAACGTTAGCTACTGCGTCTTTATGCGTACAAGGAATATTGGAATCACCAGTCCGTAATTGTTCAACTAACTGGTTGGCGCATAAAACTGTACCATCTTCACTATTATAGTGTAAATCAAGCCAAATATCATCGTCTAAATTTAATGAGACCGCGCAAATACACATGGAGTTTTCATAAGCATCAATGTCTAATTCATTCTTGTTCACCCAGCCGTCGGTATCAACGGGCCCCAAACTCGCTCCATCACCATTATTAAACCAATCATTGTTCCAATATTGATACACAGAAACATTAGATGCGACATTGTAAAAATGAAGCTTAAAATAAGTTGGATATGCAGAAGGATTTTTGAGTGCAAAACGCCAATAACCCCGAGAATCAGTAGTAGGAGTCGGGTCTTGATTCAGAATAATCATTGGACGCCATGCTTTTGGAAGCTGAACATCAATAGGTACAATACCGGGTATTGTCATTTTTGCGTCTTTCCATTCATGGAATGGCATATAATTAGAGCCGGTGGTGCGAGAGTACTCGTGGAAATCATCAGCACTATCGTAAGCGTCATTTGTATATTTATAGGCACAATATGCTGAAATAGCTTCGGGGTGATATACCGTTTCGAACTGTACCGCAACGCGGCATAAATATAAGTCACAAGGGCGACCACGATACATAGTACGACCACTAACATATTTTTCCATTGTGCCAATGGAAGAAAGCTTGCAACTATATTTCCAATAAGGTTCATAGTCAAAGAAAAGATCGCTAATAATAGTACGATCCAACCATTTGAAAGCGGCGTTCAACTCTTGTAGGGTAAGTTGATAAAACACCAAATTCAAAGAAAACTTCTTTGAACTATTTTGCATACCAGTATAATAGGTGCGCGTTTGAAAGGCCGGCGAAACAAAATTGTTACTGAAGTCTGGGGCACCTACAAATTCGAGGTGCCCCGTATTTTCGATAAAACAGTTATGCGAGGAAGAGTGAACATTGTTCCACGTAAAGCCGACATAATCATCGACATATGGATTGGCGCCATTAACAGGCGTTGGCCCTTTAATGACGGGCTGCCCATTAGGTCCCGTTAGTTGAAGTCGTTGATAGTTCATATCTACCTCCTTTATTTAGCTTTATAGCTGGTACCGGTCCAGCGATTTACGGTGTCAAGTAATTGTGATACCAATTGACGCATTTGTTGTTCGGTTAATTGAATACGTTGTTCTTCGCCAGAAGTATTCATAATGGTAAATGTATTAGATGACGTATCAACTTGAGTTTCAGACACTGTAGGAGTGGTAGTCTCGGCAGCTACATTAGCGGCTACTGCGCTAAACAATTGATTGCCTTTTGTACCCCACTTACCTTTAAGCAAGTCGCCCATTTCTCGAATAGCTAAGTCTTGAGCTTCTTTAGTTTGACCACTTTGAGCGAGATAAGCAAGATACTGGAAATACGTATTTTGATCCATAGAATCAAGAAGTGCTTGATCGCTCTTTAACAATTCATCGAATTTGTCTTGAATCCGTTGAATTTCAGAATCAATATTTTCTAATACTGCTTGACGAGCTTCTTCTTTTTGACGTTGCGCTTCTTGTTTGTCTAACTCGCGTAACTGTCGTTGTAAGTCAGCCACTTTGCGGCGTGAATTTGCATCAGTGCCGGCGCCAACTCGGGCAATAGCATTAACTAAATCTTCACGATTTTGATTATACTCGGCAAGAGACTCGGCTTTGGCGAGGCCATCGAAATATTTTTGATAAGCTTCTTTACGTTTTTGTAATGATTTAGTTAGCGCTTCTTCTTCTGCTTGATACATTTCTTTAAGTTTAGAAATTTGTTCTTGTTGTTTATCAACAATATCTTTTAGAGACAAATCGAACATATGGTCAACAGATTCTATGCGATCTTCAATCATAGCTAAATACGCTTCGGCTTGTGCTTGCCAGGCCGCATCGCCGCTCTCACGAGCTTTAGCTAATTCTAGTAAAGCCGCTTGTCGCTGTTCTTCATATAACTTACGACTCTCTTCTTGAATTTTAGCCTGATACTCTTGAAGTTCTTTTGTAATGTCTTCTCCATTGAAGAACTTGCGGCGCGCTTCCGGATTGGAGAAGAACTCGATATTTTCATCAATAAATCGTTGTTGATCGCTTTCCGTCATGTTGCTCCAGTTTGCCTGTGTTTCGCGGAAACTTGCAACACGACTACGGTTACGAGTATTGGTGTCGGCCACATCTTGTAAGCTGCGGCCACCAGTAACCATATCTTTAATTGCTTGCAGTTCTTCTTTGGTTAAATCTTTGACGGTCTCAGCCAATAAGGCGGTATCAGTCGCACCTTCTTTTATCCATTCAGTTAAATTAGCGATAGTAGTTTGGAATCCTTCGGTGTCGGTACCAAATGCATTAATAACTTCAGATAAGTGTGAAATACTCCAATCGGTTTTGTCTGAAATATATTCTAAAACGTCTGCAATGCCTTCAAAACTCTGATTAATTTCTAAATATCGTGAATTAATCTTTTTAAATGCAGCGTTGATTTCAGCATCGCTTTGAGTGAGACGATCAATAAGAACGGCTGCATCAACACGTTGTTTAATAGTGGCGTCTTCTGATGACAAGATCTTAACTGCATCAGAGTTACCGCTCAACAATTCATTAAAATGTTGAGCAAATGCAGCCATATTATAATCGTATTTTTCCAAAATCTTTTTCAAGTCATCAGCATCAAATAGTTCAACAATACTGCTGAACATAGTACTGAGGGCCTGCGACATTTCTTTGGTACCATTATTAGTGGCTTCTGTGATAGTACGATAGTTGAGTTTTAAAGCATATTTAAATTGTTCAACACCTTCATCGGTTTCTAACAAAGCATTAATTTTATTCTTGGCATCATTTGCAATGCCTGCACGGATGCCTTCTTCAACTACGCCCGTAATTAAACCGGCAACACCACCAACAAGCGCACCTACCCAGTTGCCGACCATCCCGCCTGCAGCGGCGCCAGCACCAGTTTTACCAATAATATTACCAGCAATCTCCCATCCGGAACGGTTATAACTTGCTTTGGTTAATGTATCATTTAATTCTTCGGCCAACTTTTGGTTTTTCTCATCTAAAGCCTGTTGTTTAGCTTGAGCCAAATCATCAATTTGCTGGCTGCTCATACTTGCAACTTCTTCTTTAGACAACCCCAAAGCTTCAGCAAATTCTGTTTGTGCCTCATCTAATGCCTGCATATCTTCAGTAGTTTTAACTACTTGCGAAGACAGTTTTTTAATAGTGGCAGAGCTAGAGGCAATAGTAGATTTTAATTGTGTATTTTGGTACATCTCTGCTTGAACACGCTTACTACTTTCCAAAGCCTCCGCCCCTAGTTGCTTGCCATAATTTTGGATAATATCCATGATTTCTTGGCCCCAAGCAATTGCAGTACTAACAGCAGCGACGGCTCCGCTTACCTTTTGCATGAGACCACTCATTTTGGTGCCGAGCTTTTTCGAATTGCCGCCCTGTTTAGCGTCCTCTTCAGTTTGTTGACGTTCTAACTTTAATTGTTTATTAGCTTCTTCAGTGGCCTTGACGTCTGTGTCAAGTTGTTTATTAACCTCTTCGGTAGCTTTAATTTCGGCTTCAAGCTGCTTTTTCTCTTCATCAGACTTACTGGTTTCATTCATTTGTTGCAATTTAGCTTCAATTGTTTGTTTGTTGGCTTCAATCGTATTTTGTTTAGTTTGAATTGCTTCTTCATTTTTATTAATTAATTCTCCTTTGGCTAAATATGCGATTTTGTCTTCAATAGCCAAACGCTTATTAGCTAAAACATTTAATTGTTTTTCTGTTTCAGGAGTTTGTTGCTGTGTTTGTAGTTTTGCTATTCCAGCATTAATGGTCGCTTTATCAGCTTTGCGACTACGCCATTTAGCAAGAAAAGAGTTATTGCGATACCAACTTTTAATTGTGTCATGAGTGCTGCCCCAATCATTTTTTACAGATTGACGCCCTGCGCCGGTGATTAAAGTAGGCAATTTTATTAAAGTTTTTAATACGGAAGAAACCAAACTGGCGCTAACATCTGTTGCCGTAGATTGTGCAGCCACATTACTTAACCAGCCATTGGGGCGGCTTGCGCTAGAAATAGTCGCACCTTTTTGTTTTATAGCCAATTCGTTTTGAGCTTGTTGCAACGCCGTTTCTTGTTGGCGTAAAATTTGTTCATTCTCTTTACGTAAATTGCTAAGACTACGTATTAATTGATCAACGGTATTTTTAATACGATCCATTAATTCTTTAGAACGTGTCAATACACTTACAACACCTGCCAACAATGCCCAACGACCAGCGGGTTGTTTCAAGAAGTTGCCTACCCATTTTAAAACATTACGAATGGTTGTAACTAAATTAATTGCTTCTTGTGAACTTATTAATGATTTAATTAAAGATTGATATGTACTTTGCAAATTATTTACCGCAGCTTCCATACCTTCTAAATATGTAACTTGTTGTGCGGTTGTTGCTCCAATGGAAGTCATTGCAGTATTTTGATACTCTATAACTTTGTTATAGTTTTCCATGATAGCAACTAAACGAGATTGCTGACGAGTACCGGCTAAGGCTTTAGCAACTGCAGCTTGTTGGTTAGCAGTTAATGTATTCCATTTTTTGCCTAACTCATCTAAAACTTCTTCAGTAGAGCGTAATTCGCCAACACCATCTTTTAATTCAATGCCAACGGCGTGCAAACCAGCCTCAACTTGGTTGATGTCTACATCGTCTTCCAAAGTTTTGCCGTAGTCCGAAATTTCACGCATACGTGCAATAACGGTTTTTAATGCAGTACCGATTGACTCCGGAGCTTCTTGAGTAACGTCCAAACCCGTAGTTAACAATGCAAGAGTGTAGTCCATGCTCATACCAGCAAGAGCGGCCTGAGAAGCAACCTTAGACAAAGCAACGGCTAAGTCTTCATAGTTCGTAGCGGCGCTGGCAGCTAAAGCAGCAAACTTATCAGAAACGGCAAGAGCGTCTTCCGCTTCAAGTTTAAAACCATGAATAGCAGTTGTTAAGTATTGAACAGAATCAGATGCTGAAATACCCGCAACAGTAGCAGCCGCAGCGGCAGCTTTAGTAAGTGTCAAAGCATTTTCTAACGACTCACCTTGACGTAAATATTCGGTCGTAACACCAGCAATAGTAGTTTGAGCCAAACCAGTAGCCTGTGCAATCTTCTGATATGATTCAGCTAACTGCCATGTTTGCTCTCGGGTCATACCCGTAACCATGGCCTGCGTTGTAAGCTGTTTATCTAATTCAGTAATAGTATGAATAGCTTCGCGCCATAAACGACGAAGTTGACGAATAATCATTTGATAGCCAAAAAAGGTGGTAATAGCTTTGCTAACAGCGTTTGTTTGTTTTTGTTGCGCTACCGTTCCCTTGTCGGTTTCATGGGCTAATTCAGCTTGACGTTCAGCAGCCTCTTCTTGTGCATCGTTATGTTGTTTGCGGGCCTCATTAGCTTCTTTTGTTGCCCGAGCTTCTTCTGCTAAAGCGTCATTAATATTTTTTTGGTTATAAATTGTAGTCTGTTGCATCTGAGCAGTAGTAAAACTGCCTTCTTCAGAAGAAACAACCGGCGCGCCACTATTCTGTGCCTCTTCATGCACGCGTGCCTGTAATTCTTCAACGACTTTTGCTAGTCGTTGACTTTCGTCTTCATAAGCCTTTTCAGCCTCTGCCAACTTGGCAGCAACAGCGGGATCAATTACAATTTTATCATTTTTTAACTGAAATCCAATCGCCGTTAAAGCATCGGTGAGCGCTTTAATATAACTATCATCGCGTTCTGCCCCAGTCTTTTGTAAGGCAACACGCAATTCATCGCCAATGGCATATGCGGCATTAGGAACACTCCATTTGGCACCAAAATCAATAGCATGACCATTAATACGGGCTAAACCGTTTTGGCCCGGTTGACCAATAGCTTTTAGTTGAGTGGTGGACAATCCTTCTTTTGTATATACAACTTCGCCGCTCTTCGGACGACGACGAAAACGATCCTTATCATGGAACTCTTTTTCAAATTTACTTAATTGTTTTTGTGCATCATTAAGTTGCTGTACTAATTCGCTTACTTCATTTGATGCATCTCCAGCAGCCACGTTAATGTTGTTATACATTTTTAGCATATCAACATTAAGGCTCTGTGCAGCTTTACGAGCATCATTAACCAAGCCATTATTTAATAGCTCGAATGCTTGCGAAATGCGATTAGCCAACTTATCTAATGTTTTTAAATCTATATCTGCTAAGCTTTTTTCAACAGCTTCTTTAATCTGTCGAGTAATTTCTTGCGCATTTTTAAGCGAAGCTTCAACTGCAATTTTTACTGTATCTGCCATATTTTTCCTCACAAAAGAAAAAGCTACTCTATATTTCAGAGTAGCATAGAATTCGTTACAAGGTCAAAGTCGTAGTAGATAGGGCTGTAGGGCTTATGCCTTTTTAAAAGTTTTGATTAAATCCTCTAAGCCGCTATCAGATAAAGATGTTAGTCCTTCTGTAATAGTGGCGGCGGTTTGGGCATTCACTTGATCCATCAATTCTTGAAAATGCGCTAAGTCAAGGTTATTGATAAAAGTCTGAACATTTTCCAGCAAACCATCAAGAGTAAGTAACCGCTCAAGCGAAGCTTCATAGTAAAGAAGGCTTAATTTTTTATGTGTATAATGATAAAAAGAAGATTTCTTATATTCTTTCTCAAAACGTTTAAGTGCCATAGTACGGTCGCATACATTAGATAGCTGGCGAATTTCTAAAAGTTTATTGACAATATCAGTATTAGTAAGTTTATTCATAAATATCCTTTCACTAAATTAGTATATTAATAATATTTAAGTAATTCAATTTTAGTTCGCAATGTACGAGATTGCGACTGTTGTATAATATCACGATATGGATTCCAAGTTGGCTGTAAAAAAGTTTCCATAATATTGTCGGCAGAATCTCCGCCCGTAACGCCAGATTTACCATTAAAGCTTAAATAAGCAGGCATAGGGTTAACCTTTGGTCGGTGACGTAATACAGTATAAATGGCATCACTACTCTGTGTCAGCCATGCAGCCTTAGTCGCATATAATTCGCGCAACGCAGCTTGTCCAGTTCTACTATCGGAGAATAAACTATTTGTTAAATTATTATCCCATAATAGCGTGCCGCCTAAAATTGTATCTTGTATATTTTGAAATACTCGCCAAGATTCAAAAAACTGATTCTGATTAACAAAAAATACTGGAGCGGGAGTTTTCCCAATATTATTAAAATAGTCCTTGTTAAATGGTTGTACTGAGCCGGCGTCTTTAGCGTTACCCCATAAGAATGTATTAATTAAATATAAATTATAATATTTTAACATTTTTGAAAAAACTTTACCAACACGGTTGTGTCCAGACATTAAATTACCTCTGACAGCCCCTCGGGTACGATCAGAGGAGTTATATAAACTTAAAGCTACAATATTATTATACAAATATGCCAAAGCATCTACTTGTTGGTCGGCCATATTTTCTGTAAACTCTGATAATGTTTCATTAGTATGGATTGTTGGCTTTGCATCAAAACTATTGTTATTAGTAAATTTAATAGACAAACCATTAAGAAAACGCGAAGTAGAATCATGGATAACGACGGTCTTAGTATTTTTTCCTTTAATAATAGCGTCTGTTATAAAATTCTGATCAGCAATTGTCTCATCAGCGACAAAGTGTGCCGCGCCCTGTTTAGTATTATTTAACAGAAAAGTTACAATAGGCTCAAATGCTTTACCTAAACGTGAAGGAATATTAAGTTTCCGACTAAAACTAATAGATTTTGCACCAGTATCTATTTGTTGCCTTAATCTTGTTTCCATATCTTGCAATACATCAAGCAGTTTTGTAAAAGATGCGGGACTACCATATTGATTTATAAAGTCATAAAGTTGCTGAATTTGCGTAGAAACAGTTTTAGCATATCTATCATAAAATTGGCGAGCAAAATCATCATGTTGTTGTTTTAATGTTGGATTATTTGGATCTTGTTTCAATCGTCTACGTAGTGTGTCTAAAAATGCAGCATCTTTTTTCCAGTTCACATCGTGAAATCTATATGTAGCAAAACTGCGTAATTCTTCTAATGTTTTAAAAAATGCCGCATTTTTTCCATAAAATTCTTGAATTGCTGGCGTAGTGTTTACATCTTGATCACGTGTTCCTCCAAACATCTCGACTTTTATGTTTTCGCACCCTTCGCGCAATTGTCGGATACGTTGTTGGTTTTGCAGACATATGTCATTGACGCGAGCCGTAAAGAAGGCATCAAGCTTATAATCTCGTTCAATTTGAGCGGCCTCGTCAATAAAACCTTTAATACTAGAGTGTAAATAATGAAGTCCAGTAGTAGCTTCAGCAAGGCCGTAATCACCCTCCCAAGTATATGGTAGTGGACCTAAATCATACTGTCGTGTAGATGCGGCTTTTAAGCGCATGTGTGATCGCATGATTGTCTGGTTAAGTTTAAATCCACCACGCAAACGTGCGCGACGGTCTGTGTAACTCATTAAATTTTCAACCTCACTGTTTTTTCAGCGTCAATAATACCAAAATTAAGTGTTACAAAATTTTGCGCATTCGGTAAAAAGTTCAACGCCGTTTGTGGAATTAAAGACACTTTTTCCAATATAATAACCTGATCTGAGGTTTTGTTCGCAACATTGCCTTTAATATACAAAACTAATTTAAAATATGGATAATTTTTAGATTGAAATGCAACTAATCGGTCGTCTACGTAAGAATAACCAACATTATATTGAGCGGTTTCATCAAACTCATTTACAGTAAGCCAGACCGATTCCGCCGGTTGAGTAATAGTATATTCACTGGCATCAAGTAACTGACCGTTTTTGTATACGAAAATTTTGGTTGGCATAGAACGTAATTTGGTTTGTGCCATAGTTAGCGATGACCATTCAAAATTTTCGTATTGCGCGGCTTCATGTTTATTAAAGAAAAGACTTTGCACTTTCTTTGTATACGGCACATTGTTCAAAACAATTTGGTCTAAATATTGAATACTGTCCAAAACTTTTAAACCACGATTGGTCGGCGTCGCAACGCTGGTTTGTGCAGTAATAGTTTGCGAGTCGATTGAAGCGGTGATACCTTTTAAAAAAGTAAATGGTTCGCCGGCTACATATGATTTGCCGTCGATTTCCATATCGACCGCGCAAAGCATTAAAACATTTATATCAGAACCTAAAGTAGACAAGTAATTCGCCATAATTTTACCTCACTTTATTATGCGGCAATCCTGTTTTCCAAGGCAAAAGAAAACCCCTTCCGTAGAAGGGGCGTAGGACGGTTCCGCTTACTGGCCAAGAGCGCAGTCAACAGGAATAATGGAGAAGAAGACGCCGGTAGCGCCAACGCAGTCTGCCCATTGTTCAGTGCCGCTGCTACTGCCACTACCAAGAGTGATTCCTTCAACAGCAAGTAAGTCACCATTGAGGTCAAAGGTGGCAGCGTTGCCAGAATCAAAGGCAAAGGATGGAGTGGAATCTGGTAAGAACTTGTAAAGAACAACTTTAACAGGAATATGTTTACCAGTCTTCTGGTCAACGACAAAGGAAGAGCCGACCATGGTAACAGGAGCGCCAAATTTGTCGGTGATAGAAATGTTGCCATCGCTGTCAATTTCGGCGCCGCCAAGAGCGACAAGAGCGTCGGCCTGACCAAGAGCATCGGTCATTTCGCAACGAGCAGTTTTGCCGTACTTAATCAAGGGGTTATTGAATTTACCACCATTAATCGTGATGGAAGGACCATCAGTAGAAAGGGTGGCAACTTGCATATGGTCGATAGTAGCAATCTCAGTGCCACCAGCAGTCGCGCCTTCAAGACGAGCAAGGTAAGCTTTAGCAGTTTCGCCGCCTTCAACCGGAGCGAACTCTTCATAAACCTTGACGTCCATAACGGTAACAATACCAAATGCATTATTTGCACCAAAATAGGTATCTGTAAGAGCCATTTAATTTACCTCTATTTTATTTTAAGAAGAAGTTAGGGGCCTTCTTCAAATTGCCCGCAGTATATGCCATCATATTATGCTCATAACTCATAATCTGCGACGACATGCGTTGCAAATAATGTAGTTGAGCTAATGTCATGTCATACATCTGTTCAAATGTATATGGGAAATTGATACTAATCATGACGAACATATCCATTAAGCCATCATGATCTGAAGATGAATGCTCAGCTCGTAATTTAGCAGCTTTAGCCTGTGCGGCCTTGGCTCGTTCATAGAACTTACGTGCCTCTTCTTCATCAGGGCCAAAATGTTGTGGACGTTCGGCCTTTTTACCCATTCCCGTAGAAAGAACAAACAATACTTCATCAATCGCATCACCAGTTAATAGTGTTTGTCCACTATATAACCGACGTTCACGAATTTCAAAATGCGGCAGTAATGTCGGCATCTTTTCGTGAAGCAATCGAGAAAGAGCAGAAAATTCTTGTAAATTGGTTAATCGCGGATCAGTCATAAGAGCTTGTAAAATTTGCCCTTTATCAAGATCTGGCAATAGTTTCGTCCATAATGTCATACTTTCATCATCAAAAAGTTGAAGAAAGCGAATATAGAAGGATTCATCTAATTGCTCGCGCAGACTCGGTATATGAACAACAACTTGCTCACCTGCCGGGCCAAGCACTACGATGTCGTGCGTGTAAAAGAGATGACTAATACTTAATGTGTTAGACCAATCCATTAGAACTCCGTTTCCGTTGCGTCATCAGAAACGAGTACTTTAACGGCAACACCATAATAGTGTTTATTGATGAAGCGATCACCACCAGTGACAGTAAACTTGCCACTAGCAGATCCCTTAAATTCATCAACATCGTTAATAATTAAACGCGCAACTTCCCAATGTCGGAATTTATTATTATCTAACAGAAGGACTTTGTCCGTGCAAAGTACTGAAATGACGATGGTAGCAAGTATTGCACTGTCGCCTTCTTCAAAGTCAGTATCCACGGAAGTTAGATCCAAAGCAATGGCGGTATTTCGGTCCGTAGTAATAATGCCTTCTTCGATAACCGGATACAAAGAAATGTAATTCTTCGCCGTTTCAATCGTAGGCACCTCGGTTTGTGTAAGAGCGTCTGAAGTATCGTACACAAGGAGTTTACGGAGTTGTTCGTTCTGCAACAAGAGATTGCGAAGCTCGGTCACAGACCGCATAATTCGCGTTATATCTTTATGCATACTACATCACCACCTTATAAGTCTTGCTTTGAATCTCGCCATCTGTTTTATAAACAACGTTAATTTCAGCCACATCGTAAGGAACGGTGAAAGTGACTGAGGTCATAGAGATGGTCGGATTGAGTTCGTAATCGGACTCGAAGTAACCATCTTCGGTAGAGAGCGTAACAAGCTCTCCGGGGCGCCACTGATTTTCTTCAGGAATTGGGTCGTCAATGAAAGAGTCAACGGCAGTTTCAGTGTCTTTTTGCGCCACATATTGCTCAAGGTAGTAATAAACTAAACCAGGGGCAGAATAGTTGTCCTTCTCAATAATACGCCAATTGCGATCACCAATTAAAAGAATGTCGGCGATTTGGTGTTCGTCAGCGCCGGTAATTAATACAGGCTTGGCGAGTGAAACTTCATATAAAGATTGACGTAATTGAGTATTAACATAAGTAGACCGCGGGCCGGACAAATATGCCCAAATATCATCGAGAAGTACATTGCACTCAAAGACGAGATATTTGTTGTAGTCTACTTTTTTTACCGACTTCTCTTCATCATAAATGATGTAATAGTGTTCTTGTTGGTTATGGTCGATCCATAAAAAGGTTTGACCAATAGCAAGAGCGGTCGGTTTTAATACATATACATAAGCTTTATCTTCCTCTTCGCGGTTGTCATAAACAAAACCGACGTCTAACTCGTCTCCTTGATAAAAGATATGAGTAGCCATGCTGCCACGGAAGATAAACTTAGCAGCATTACGATTTGTCGCCTTGCGCTCGATCCGCTGTTGATAACGGAATCCATCAAACATGTTATCAGTTGTCATCAATGGTGCCTCCGATACCGGAAGCCGCATCTGAACGATAATAGCGCGATTCTAGACGACGAGCTTCGTCACGATAATGATACATCATCGTTCGATAATTGTGTAACATATTGCCGGGAGAGAATGCTTTGATATTAGAGTCAAAGTATACATTGTTGAAGTTATCGGCGTTAGAAACAATAAGTTTGCACCAGAAATAGTTCATCCAAGCAATGATTACGGCAAATTCGCGATCAGTAGGATCGTCAACGAAATAATAACGACGAGGGAAGATCATGTTTGTTTCATCTTCCTCGTAAGCGTACTCTAGAGAGACGTTTGGGAAGAGGAAATTATTAATTGCCTGTTTAGCCAGCGTTATTAATTCATCAGCAATCTGATGGTCGCTCATGACCAGATACCGTTCGCCTCGAATGAGACGAAGCACATCTGGAAATAAAACCTCATCCCAATACTTCATACTCTAGCTCCAATTACTCACCTTCGACGGTGAGACCAACGCCGACTTTTTCTTCGACGTACTTGATGGTGCTTTGTTTAAGTTCACCAACAATCGAACGGGCAACACGCGCCACGTCTTCGAGTCCTTTTTCTTTGGTGCAGAACTTATCAATTTCAAGACGGTTGCCGGCGATAAGAGCCCTCTTAATATCATCAAGAAGCGTCGACTTGGAATCTTGTTTAATTAGTTCTGGGTCACCAAGGATAAGACCCTGAGAGAAAGCGTAATCATATACCTTCTGCGGATCGTCGAAAGAGAAATAGCCTGCTTTATACATACGATACGCGCCACCAAAGGTGTCGGTATAAATCAAAGCGGCGGTGGCAACCGGAATCATACGTTTCGGCTGATCGGCACGCAAGACAATACGTTGAATAGCGCCGGTGGTGGGGTTGGTAACAGTAATAGTTAGACTTCCAACACACGTTTTAGTAATAACGACGTATTGATTTTCCATTAATATTTAATCCTTTCTATAGCTCACGGGAGCTAGTTTTAGGGTGGGGCCCGAAGGCCCCACCACTCGATTTACACTAAATTAATACTGACCGTTAGTCGGATTTTCAGCATCTTTGACGATGCAGACATTGTCGGCAAGAAGCAAGCCAATGCCCATCATCTTGGAGTAATCCCAACGCATACCGCCAGCGGGTTCCTTATCTTCGACAAGGACGCCTTCGCCACGGAAAGCGATTTTGACCGGCTTAGCATCAGCAGGAAGAACGAAGATATCGCCTTCTTTGAACGCCCAGGTGATCTGATCGCCGTCGGCAAGGATGGCGTTCGGAAGTTCAACAACAGGGGTGCCTTTGTAAACGCGGACGTGACCGATTTCACGAATATCGGCACGGTCATCAGCTACCTTCCAGTCTTGGATGTTCTGAACTTTTGCAAGTTCGGAAGCAAAGCCGAAGATGGTAACATTCGGACCATAGGCGCGAGCAATACGGACAGCTTCGTCAAGAGCGGCGTTGATGTCGAGAGACGCGGAGATGTTCTGAATGTGGGAGCCAGGAGCAAGAGTGCTGGCAGAGCGGAGAGCTTTGACAGACTCGGCGTAGATGATTTCCTCGAAACCAGCGAGGATGTTCTGATAGTATTCAGCGAGGCTGACACGGCCAAGGATAATGTCCTCAAGAGTGACATACATACCAACAGTGAAGGTCTCAGTGTCGAGTTCCATTAAGCTGGAATCCCATTGAGCAGCACGATAGATGCCGGAACGGGCGCCACGTTTGATGGAAAGGCGGGCACGCTTTTTGGACTTGGCCTGACCAAGTTTGAAGACGACCTGCTCGTCACGATCAAAGGAGATAACTTCAGCCCACTGACCAGCGATGTTCTGCATATCCTTTGGAAGGATTTCATCGAGGGCTTCGATAATGATAGCAAACATTTCGTTTTTGTGAGCAGCAAGCTGACGGCCAGTAGGACGATCCTCAATACCGAAATCCTTAAGAAGATCGGCAAGAGCGGCAGTGTTAACATCGGCAGCGGAGAAGTTCTCTACTGCATTGCCACGAAGGGCATTAAGAAGTAATTTCTTTTCCATTAGTTGCTACCTCAATTAACCAAGATAGACGAAGTGATAACCCTTTTCGCCGTTAGGGAGAGTGTTCTCAAAGGCGCCACCCTCTTCGTAGAGGAATTTGGCACTGGCACCAGTGGTAACGCTGGAGCTGATAACACCATTGGCGACACCATAGACAGTACCGTCTACGAAAGTGCCGTTAACATTGTCGGTAACGAACTCGTCACCAACCTGAAGCTCGACAAGACGGATGTAGGTTTCTGCACCCTTGCATTCGACAGCAAACATGTTCTTTGCGTCGTAGTCAGCATTGAGTTCTTCATCAAAGTGAATGAACATTTTGCCGCTACCAGCATAGTTCACAATTTGGCCTTTAGAGTCGAGTCCGCAAATGATACCATTTTCGATATACTTGTAATCGTTGAACGCAACGGTTGCAACACCATAGGACTCAGCGGCTTGTTCGGTGGCAGCGGTGTACTTGACGGGACGCTGAGAGATAACAAGACCGGCGGTGAGGCCACGGAGAAGCTGAGGTTCAACCTGTTTAAAAGTTTTAACGAACTTTAAGTGAAACATTTATAATACCTCAATTATTTATGAAGGAGGTCGCCGATATAAGCGGCCAACTCATTATTCGTACCAGATTTTGGAGTGGATGGATACCACTTGAAGCTTGCAGCAGGAGCTGCCGGGGCTTCTTCCCGTTTCTTGCGAGCATTGGCCACAAAGCGAGCGTTTAATTCGGCTTCGAGTGCCTCGAAGGAATATTCATCAACTTTAGCAACAAGCTCTTTAACCTCGTCGGCAGAGAGATCGGCGCTATAAGAATTGATTAACTCGATTTTCTTGGCTTTGCGATACGCTTCCAACTCGATTCGCTCAGAGTCAGAAAGTGTGGAAGTGGCTGTCGGCTTTTCTTCTTCATTATCGAGACCTTTCGGATCAGCAACTAATGTAGCTTGGCCAGGCTCTTCCGGTGTTTCAGAGTTAGATTCAGAAGAATCCGAATTAGACTCGGGGTCCGGTGTAGGATCGACGGTCGGCTCTTCAGTCGGCGTAGGATCGGGGTCCGGTTCTGGGTCAGAAGTAGGCTCCGGTTCCGGCTCTGATTTAGGATCGGGCTCAGGTGTCTGTTCCGGCGCAGGTTCAGCATTCTCTTCGGCTTCAATTTGAAGTTGAATGTCCTCGTTGTCCTCCTCGAGACTTTTCTTGGACGCCAAGGTACTTGGATCTTCAACAGAAAGCTTTTCGTAAGAAGGGTGAACCTCTTCCGGTTCGGAAGTGAGCTCCGCTTTTTCGCCGTCAAGTTTATACTTGCAACGGTAGAGACGGATAGAGTTGGACTCTTCGTCATAAACGCTGTAGACAACAGCATTGTCATAAACGTCTCGAATGCACCAGAAGTTATCGCCATACTTCGCGTAAAGCGCGTTGGCAATGTAATCGGCCTTTTCTCCCCAAGAAAGCTTAGCAAATTCTTGAATAGTAAGTGTCATTTCCTTTCCTCTAGCAAATGCCTCTGCCGGCAAGGCTTCAAAGAAGTGGCTGCCAGTGAAGGCTGGTTCTTGGTCTTTGCCAAGAACGCTCACTCCGACGAATTTGCCGTCGAGGAATTCGAGATTCTTGAAGTTGCCATGCACATCCCGATTAATTCGATACTTCAAGGAGTCGGGGTGCAACTCTAAGGATTGCGCGTGACCGATGATTTTGGACGCGATTTCGCCAACTTTATCAGGGCGCTCGGTGTAGAGAATAGTCTCACAACGTGCCCAAGTGGCGCCATCATGTTCAACATAGGTAGGCGGCACCATAGGGTCTACAAGACCGTATATTTCCTGCTGAGCCGCGTGACCTTCGAAGTCGTCCTTTTCTGCGTCGTAATGACTTACAACAGGAGTATAGGCAATAGACTTGAGAAGGTTGTCACTAAACTCTTTAGTGAAAACACGGTGATCCGCGGTTTCCCCAACGTAAAAGACGTCAAGGATGCCGCGCGTGTAGAGGCTGTCGGAAGTTTGAGGAGCGATTTCTACAAAAGAAGCTGGAATTAAATTAACATTATTAATCTTTACCATTTTCTTTTTCCTCATCAGCTGACACTGTGGTATCGGAATTGGAGCTTTCAGCACCAAATTCAGAGCCCATAGTGTTGGAGCTGCGCAAAGGTACGAGACGCTCCACCAAACCTAGGTTCGTTTCCATGTCGAGGTAAGAGTCAACGTTCTTCTGCTTTATTCCAGACGCAATCATAAAGGGGAGAACGCCAACGCCCAACTTGGCACTTTCACGATAACGTTCAATGTCGGTTGAAGCTTTGTCTCTGGATATAGGTATCATCGTCAATTCAACTTGATACCCCTTAAAATCAATACCGAGACTATTGAGAGCCACATTATAGAAGTTCGCTAACTTCTCGATAAGGGACCACACCAATCCTCGATCGATCGACAAACTGGACTCAACGGAATATTGGTTGTCTCCATAGAAGAGGCCATTGTTGACGCCAGCTGCATCGTATATTGATTTATAAGCATTTTCAAGCGTGTTATCGGCCACGTTGCCGGCGTCTTCGAGCAACTGGTGGACTTTAACGTCACCGATAGTTGTTACAAGACGCGTGTTCTTGGCGCTGCGTGTAATTGTTGAGAGCTTCTTATGAAGCAAGTTCATTTCAGGCGATTCCAAGAGTAATTTGTCTTGGTACGTCGGAATGTGGTGCTCAACAATCGTTTGCAAAGCTTGGGTACTTTTATCCAACTCGTTCTGGGTATAACTCTCATAGTTCTTAACACCGATTGCGGCGTAGAAGAGCGTTGGGATTGCCTTAGAATTGAGTAGAACACAGGAGGAGTGCGCCGGGCTTAGTATGCCCAAGCGCTTAGTGGAATCGGCTTTATACGCACGATAGAGTTCGCTGAACTCTGATGGAAAACCTTTAAGAAGATCATCCACCTCTTCCGCGTTCAAACCTAGCGAATCGAAATAAGAGAAGTCAAATTGAATGACGTCGGTGCCGAGTTCAGTTTCGCCAACTCGGGATGCATATTCACTAGGAAGAACAATGGTATCAACGCACTGGCTTTCTTCGGAGAAGAAGGTCGTGAAGTATACGCCGCCCTCAATGAAGATGGTGCGGAGCAAGTCAATCATTTTAACGTCGAGGTTGAGGCCGTCGGCGTATTCAATCATTGAACTGTAAACTTCGAACCACTTGTCGCCCTCCAACTTCTTCGACATACGCGTCGGCATATATCGAGGGGTGATGTAGTAGCGCGGCAAGAAGGCGGTGGCGTAATAGTTGATAATTTTGAAGTAAGTTGGATTAGTCGCATAGAGAAGTCGAGAAGCTTTAACAATTTGCTTACGACCACTAGCGGAATCACCTTTTTGTAATTGGGCGAGCACGTCTGCCTGTGTAGCAAATGAGGCCGTGTTCGCACCGTAACCGGTGGCGCTTCCAACTTTATTTTTAACGTCAACGGTATCAGTGAATACTTCGGTAGAGTCATCGACAATGGTCGTGACTTTGAAACTGTTCGCGGGAGTTACTGTATTCTTGGCCATGTCTTTAAACTTTCCTTGTACGCTATATTGTAAAATGGAAATAATGCCGGGGCCCAATTTGGAAGCGTTACTGAACGACCTCCCGGCCTAGTCTACAATTATGGCGTTTAATAATGAATTTTTAGTTGTGAGCCGTTTCTTGTAATAGGGCAGCTCAATGTATTGGTTGACTCCGTAGACGAGATATTCGAGAGCGGAGAAGAAGTCTTTTTGGATAGCCTGGTTGCGGCGGCTAATCTTGATGATACGGCTGCCAACACTGGTGTCTTCAAGAATGTCGAGGTTGCGGAACTGTACTTCAGCGAGATCCATTAGCTGGTAGGGGCGTAGAATTTCAATCTTGCGCTTTTCCGAAAGGGCCATGAAGGACTTATTCTTTTGGTAGCGGTCAACCGCATCGCCCTTAGAGATTGGAAATACGATGGAGCCGTTAGAAATACGGCTGAAAAGGAAGTTGTGAATATCAGAACCTTTTTGGCCGCCGGACTTGATTTCGTAGCAGATGGTGCGATCGGGCGGATAAAGAATGAGGTCTTGTTTAGCGCTATCAGGTGGGTTGATAATGCCGTAGCCGGGAAAGGAGAAACCGTCTGCAGATTGGGTTGGCTTATTCATCCAGTCACGGATGCCGGCGCCGACACCGTTAGCATCCCAAATAACGAGTTGCGGCTCGAAGGCAATAATAAGGCGTTTGAGTTCGTTAGCGACATTAGAGAAGTCGGTGGTGTCGATTTGGAAGAGGTTGATGATTTTATAGGTGAAGGCGTACTGCTTTGGACGCACGCGCGCAATCATGCCGTCAGTCTTCGCGTCACCGTCTTTAGCAACGTCGAGTGCGATAACGTAGAAGTCGTTAACTTGTTCGGGGTCGTCTTTATTGATTTTGTTTTCAAGCTCGATACGCTTGATTTTGCGAAGGGCGGTAATAGTGGAACTACGGAAAGCGGCGCCGGTTGGAGCGTCAGACCAAATCGACATATACTCGCGGTCAAAGGAGGCTTTGTTGAAGGTAGGGTCGTTAAGTTTGTCGGTAATTTCGGATTGCTGGATAAGACCGTGGTAGAGCGGGATTTTATAGTCACCGGTAAGAACTGCGTAGCGCTCTGGTTGAATAACTGACATGATGAGGGTCTGAATAAGTTTGTCGTAAGCGTAGGTTCCTTGATAACCGGCAGTGGTTACGAAGATTTTCTGGGCCTGCGGTTCATTAGGATTGATGCGGCCCAATGAAGTAGAGCGCGGCTTGTTGGTCCAAGGAATAGCGATTTCATTGACGAAGGTTGGGTCTTGTTCGATAATTTCCTCGAACAGGACAGACTCACGACGAAGACCACGATCAGAAGCAACGTCCAACCAGGACCCGTTCTTAAAGCCGAAACGCGCGTAGTCCGCACCGGCGGTATAGGCATCTAAGTATTTACCAGCAACATGACGCTTCTGCATTTCGTTGCCGAGGAACGGGAACTTATTCCAAAGGTCGTCGATAATTTTTTCTTTAGCAATGGAGGTTGCTTGCTTGCGAGTGCCGGCGATGATACCGGCGCGGTGGCGCGGCGTCAAAGTGGCTTGAATATAACGCTCAAGGAAGCCACAGAATGATTTAGAAGTACCACGGCTGAAGACGCAATAGGTCTGCACTTTGCGCGCCATGCAACGCATGATGATGCGTTGAAAGGGGTAGAGTGTGAACTCAGAACGAGGCGGCGTAATAAGATCGACGAAAAGATCGGGGTAACAAAGCCACTGGTTAATTACCATGCCCCACTTATCGCGGTTTTTGAGAATGCGCTTTTTGGTAATAAAGCCGCTAGCTTCCTGCTCGTCTTCATGGAGAAAGTCGATGAGTTCGCCTATTTCGGAGTCAATACCAAAGTCTTCATAGGTCGAGGCGATTTTAACGGCATCCTTATGCTTGAGTTCTTTTAGTGCAACGGCCATTACTCAAACTCCTTATTAGTAATAAGGGCGTCGTCTTCTTCCTCCACCTGTTGCTCATCGGAATAAGCGGAAAGAAGCGAAGAAATGTCGAGGTCGTTTTGGGCGGCTTCAGTAGCGTTCTTCTCCTGTTCCTCGCGGTGCTTGGCCATCATCTGCTCAATTTGCGGACCAAGGCCCGTAGCGGTCTTAACGAGTCTGGCATTCGACTCTTCGATGTCGTGGATTGCAATGTCGATAGCGTCACGGTCGGCACCATCATAGTACGGCATATCGAAGCCGCTGTCTTCGACGATTTGCGCGATTTCGGCCAGAGTTGAAAGCTCGTCAGTATGCGTGGTTTCAATCATGTTATCGAGTTGGGCCGTTTTGGCCATGGTGGAGAACGCGGCGGTGAGAGACTTTAATTCGGCCGTATCCTTGGTGACGATGGCTCGGTTAATATCAATCATAATTTTGAGAAGTGTACGAAGAGACTCCTTCTGAATCGGATTGGTAATAGAGTTGGCCTTGAGAGACTGAATATAAAGGTCGGACAATTTGATGAGATCGTTAAAGTCATATTGTTCGCCCCAATTGATGCGCTCGCGGGCGACAAAGTCGTCTTGAAGCGGTTTAAGGCGCAATAAAATATCACGCTGTTTCATCGTCTTAGCCCAAAGGTTGTTGACAGTTTCAAACGTAAGTTGCGCGCGATCGACGTATTCGCCAGTCTGACCATCGAGCGCGTTGTTATGCTCATCGAACATGGCGGCGGCATACTCTTCAATCATTTTGGCCGGCAAAGGAATGGCGTCCGCCATTTTAATCCATACATCCGGCATAAAGGCAATGTTATAAGTGCGGCAGAAAAACTCCGCGCTATGTATATCGCGTACATTGATAATGGTGGCTATATAATCGAACGACACTTCCTCGGCGAGCGGGTTGTTGCGGTTCGACATAAGTTTAGATAGGGTTTTAGTGCGTGGGCATGCGGCAAAACGAAAATTCATAAGCAATTTTCCTTTCTTCGGCTTAGTGTAAAATGAAAATGGTTAGAGGGGCAATTTCGCGGCATAATAAAGTAGATTGTAAGTAGTCTGCCAAACTCGATTTTGCTTTCAGTTCTAAAGTGTAATATATTATTACTTTGCAAATGGAGGTGAATCGAATGAAAAAACGCAAAGACGAAAAATCGGAAGGAAGGAAACTGCGTAAAGAGCGTTACGTACCGGTGGATTTGGAAACATTGGTATTAGCGGATGCGCTTAAGATGTGGTAAGGGGTTATGACTTGGCCATTTATTGTTTTTCTTAGTTGCGGCGTAGGTATTTGTATTGCCGCGACGGTTTGGTTTATAATTTGGTTATTTAAATCGGATGTTTATTTTGATGATTATAGATAGAAAGGAATAAATGTATGGAAAGTTGGGTAGGAGTGATTGTAGTGATGGGAGTGGCCTTGGCGGTCGCGGTCGGAGCTACAATTTTTTTGTTGATAAAGTGGAGAGGGCGCGCGAAGACAGTCGTGAAGTTGAGCGAGGAGCTTAATGAGGTGCGGCGGCAACAAGCAGCGCTGAAAGCGAAGCTGGAATCAGATCTGGGGTACAAGGCGCTGGAGGCGCAGGTTGCGGATTTGCGAGCGCTACGAGATAATTTGAATGGGCAAGTGGAGCTGGCGAAAGTTGAGTTGGGCGCGGCCGAGGCGCAGATAAATTCGTCTAAAACCCAATTTATGGATTGGACGGCGGCGGCCCGAAAAGTTAAAGAGGATATGGAGCGGCAAGAGAACAAGTTGGCGGAACTTAAAGCCGTGGGGGAGGAAACGGTAAAAGCGGAAATAGAAAAGAAGCGAGTTGAGGCGGCGCAGTTAGTTGAAACGGAAGCCGCGCAAAAGCGAGCGGAGGCCGAAACGGAGTTGGTTAAGGCCGTGGCGGCGCTCAAGGAGGAGTTGGAGGTCGGCCGCCAAGCTCGGGATGAGATGCAGTCCGCACAAGCCGCCGCGCTAAAGCGGTTGGAAGAGATCGCCGTTGAACGCGATGCACTGGCCGCCAGTCACGCTGAGGCGCTAAGACGGGCGGCCTTGGTGGAAGGAGAAGGCGGAAGCATTAGGTTCGGTGGCGTGGATAAAGAGGACGCCGATACGTTGAGGAGGTTGTGCCGCGGCATGCGGTGCGAGAACGCTGTTTTAAAAGCGACCTATGATGTGTATGTGAAGCCGGAGGTGGAACGGTTAGTTAGAGAACAAGGCGTTAGCGGAATCAGTGGTATTTATCGAATTTGGCGAAAAGATGGCGACCGAGAACTTAGCTATATCGGTCAGGCAGTTGACGTAGGTGAGCGGTGGAAAACGCACGCGAAACGAGCCTGGGGCGTTGATAATACGGGTAGGATTAAATTGTACCAAGCCATGATGGAAAGCGGTATTGAGGAATGGCATTGGGAGCTTGTTGAAGCGGTTCCTGCGACAGTTAGCGGTAGCGGCGCCATAGGCGCATTTCTCTCGGAACGAGAGAAATACTGGGGCGGGTACTATGCGGTTAAAGAGATTGGGCTGAATAGTAAACTGGGGTAGTACTAAGGTAAAAGAAAACCTCCCGAAGGGGAGGTTTTAATTTGGTTTATAATACTGGTTCTTGCCAAGACATAGAGTCGATACTTTTTATCTACCTCACTATATAATATAGTATGGCAGAGAACGGAAATTTGGTGCAAAACGACAGAAATGCGGGAAAGGAAGCGAAATATAAATATAAATCAAAAATCGCAAACGCATGATCCCTAGGCCACTCCCCTTTCTTCGCGCGCAAAAATTTAGGATTTTTTGCCGATATACCCCCCCCTATATACCGCGCG